GATATGAATCTTACGCGGATTAAAAATATGTCATATAGAACATTATTAAATTTTCAACCAACCGCTTCTGGCTCTACTAGAAATTCTGAATTAGTTACCTTGGTTGGTAATATTAACGCACCAGCTTCACAAACAGAATATACTGTATCATCAATAAGAACTTCTCTTCACTTTGGAAGATTTGTTATTACAGATGTAAGATATAGACTTGTATCACAAGTTGGATGGTCAGGGAGTAATAGAAATTTTCGCATGAGGGGATCTTCTACAAATAATACAATCCATGTCGATACCAGTGCCGTAACTTGGTTAAGCCCAGGAAATGGAACTGTAGGTAGTTGGTGGATTCCAACATTATCTGCTAATCCTTATCTTTTGCCCGGTGATAACCCACTTATTCGTGATGGTCTTTCATCGATATCTGCAACAAGTTTTATTATATCTGTTATGATAACAGGATTTTATTTAGGAAGATAGCTAATTATAAAAAAATAGAGGTTAAAATGAATAAAGAAGAAAAAAAGCAAATGAAATCAATAATTAAGCCACTAATTAAAGAGTGTTTGCATGAAATAATGCTTCAAGAAGGCTTAATACGTATGTTAAAAGAGCATAATTTGAATGAAAGTTCTCAACAGACACAAAATTCTATACAAAAAAGACCAATGCCAGAAACAAAATCTGTTATTAAATCTCTACAAAAAGAATCTGTAGAGGAAAAAAAGCAAGCAATACAGGAAGTTAAAAAAGCAGCATCATTTTCAGGATTTGATCCTTTTGCTGGGACGGAGGATATAGATTCGGTGGAAGCAAAAGGACAAGAAGGTGTAAATGTTGATAAATTATTTGACAAAAACATGATAAACTCATGGAATCAACAACTCGAATTACTCGAGGGAAAGAGAAATAGGTAAAAAATGTCTAGAGCAGTATTATTAGAGGTAAGATTACCTCAAGGTGTAAGCCCTTCTCAGGAATCTACGGATATATTAATTAAAAAGTTTCTTAAGGAGTGTAGCAAGGAATCTTTAGTACAATATCTTTATGAAGAATGTTCATATACAAGAAGATTTGTTAAAAAAAGTGTAAAAGAACGACTAAAAAGAAGTAAATATAAAAGAAATGCAAAAAATTATAATTTAGAGTTAAATTCAGAGATTGAATCGGATTCTAAGAAGAAAAAAAGCCGATAAATGATTTAAATAATATTTAAATTATAATATTTTGTCATTTCGTTCTGTATTACACTAATTAATTAAAAAGTATAAAGTATTCCTGTATTGGGAGAATAGTTAATGTCAACAATGTTAGAACAAGCAATTATAGATGCAGCTGCTCTCCGAGAAACAGCAATGAAAAGTGCTGAAGCTTCACTAATTGAGAAGTACTCGAAAGAATTTAAAGAAAAAGTTGAAAAATTGCTAGAACAAGAGGAAGAAACCCCTCCACCAGCAGAAGTTGATCAAGAAACTGCGTCTGCTAATGCTGCGGATCCAACAGGTCCAACAGTAACTCCTCCTGCACCAGTTACTCCGATGGCAACAGGAACAGGTATTGGTATGGATAAAAAAGATCCATTTAAAAATGTTAAAACAGCCTTTTTTAATTTAGATGGAGATGATGACGAATTAATAACAATTAATTTTGATCAGCTAAAAGCACAACCATCGACTTCACAAGTAACAATGCTTTCCTCTCCTCCTGCGGTTACTGCACCAGCACCAGCAGCAGAACCACAACCAATGGCTGAGGCTTTAAGAATTAAATTTAAAGAAAGTTATGATAATCCTGGTACTTCTTATCATAGATCTCAAGCAGAAGAGGAAGAGTTAGAACTTGAACTTGAATTAGATGAAGATGTTGAAACATCTAATAAAGCAGCAGATGATTTATCAATGCAAGCATCTAAAAAAAGAGAAGAGGCAGCAAGAATTCAACAACAGAGTGATAAAGCAAGAGCAGCTGCAAAAGCAGAAGCTGAAAAAATTGCAAAAGAGAAAGGTGAAAAATCACCAGCAGAATCTGCACCTGTTGCTTCCGATGTAAACGAAGAAGTAGAGTTAACAGAAGAAGAGCTTCTAGAACTAGAAGAGTCTTTAATGGTTGACATGGAAAATGTTCCAGATGGATATATGGGAACAAATAAAAGAGAAGAAAGAGAATCCAAAAAAGTAGCTTATGCAAAAGCTAGAGGCGATAAAGAAGTTTCTAGAAGGGAATATGCTAAAAAGAATCTTTCCGACTTAGAAGAATCTTTAAAAATTATGGATAAAAAGCTTCTTAAAGAAAAAGAAAAAACTGATTCATTAAACTCTACAAACGAAAAATTATTAGAAGCAGTTAATAGTTTAAAGGATCAATTAGATAAGATCAATATTTCAAATGCTAAATTGTTGTACACGAATAAAGTTCTAAGTAATGTCTCCTTGAATGAGCGACAAAAATCTCAAATTGTCGAAAACATTACTAAGGCTGAAAGTGTTATAGAGGCAAAAACAATCTACGAAACTCTTCAAAGCACAGTGCAGAGTGTTAAAGAAAAAACACCAAAATCACTAAGCGAAGCAATCAATCGTGGATCAACGCCTTTCTTAACAAGATCTAAACAACCAGCGAGTTTAGATTCTTTAATGGCAGATCGCATGAAAGCGTTAGCTGGTATTAGATAAATATCATTCACAGGAGACTCAAATGGGTAATAATGTATTAGAAAAATTAACAGAAGGTATGGTAGAAAGAAACCTACTAAAAGAAACTGAAACTCTAGTTTCTAAATGGGAAAAAAGTGGTCTATTAGAAGGACTATCATCTGCTCGTCAAAAGAGCACAATGGCACGCTTGTTAGAAAACCAAGCTGCTGAATTACTAAAAGAAGCAACCACAATGGCTGCAGGTGACGTACAAGGCTTTGCCGCTGTTGCGTTCCCAATCGTCCGTCGTGTATTTGCTGGCTTGATCGCAAATGATCTAGTTTCAGTACAACCAATGAGCTTACCATCAGGTCTAGTATTCTTTATGGACTTCCGTAGAGGAACTAACGTAGGTAGCACAGGTGACGTTGTATTCCCAGCATCTAGCTCTTTCTTCGGTGATCGTCTAGGTGTTGAAATCACTGGTGGTGTACGTGTAGATGGTGTAGATTATGCTGAAAAAGGTTTCTACAACTTAGCTAACGGTTACAACACATCACGTTGGTCAAAATCAGTTGCAACTGCTAGCGTAACAGTAGCAACTCCATTCAATCTAGAAAGCAAGGGAGCAAATGCAACTGCCGCTCAATTATCTGCAATTCGTTATGATGCAGATCTATTAGCTGGTGGAGATGCAACTCCATATGTTTCAGCATCTGTTGTAACATTTAATCTTTCTGATCTAGGATTTAGCGGTGGAGCCGCTGCTTTGATTGCAGAACAAGACGTATTTGCTGCATCATTGGTAACTGGTTCATCTGCAGTTGATTCAGCTGGAGATTACACAGGTGGTGGTGCTCTAGGTGGAAGTGCAAAAGTAATTCGCCGTCTAACAACAGTAAACAAGGCAGCTGGTACAGTATCATTCGTAGTAGCTACTACCTCTACCTCTCCAACAAAAGCAAACCTATTCTCTGGTGCTTCACAAGCTGTTGTAACCTTCCCAATTAAAGATAATCTAGCTAACGTAGGAGCAAGTGCTCTAGGTGCATTAGCTGGTACATCTCCATGGACATTTGAAGGCTCTTCAGCAATCCCAGAAGTAGAGCTAAAAGTAGATTCATTCAGCATTACAGCTCGTACTCGTAAGCTAAAGGCTGCATGGACTCCAGAATTAGGTCAAGATCTAAATGCTTACCACAACCTAGATGCTGAAGTTGAATTAACTTCTATGTTATCAGAACAAATTGGTCTAGAAATTGATCAAGAAATTCTAAACGATCTAGTTAAGGGACAAACTGCCGGTGTCAAATACTGGTCACGCCGTCCAGGTAAATTCTTAGATCGTTCTTCTGGTGCCGAAGTTGGTACTGCTAATTCATATGCAGGACCACCAGACTTCACCGGTAACGTTTCAATGTGGTATGAAACCCTAGTTGAAACAATCAACGACGTATCAGCAGCTATCCACCGTAAAACTCTACGTGGTGGTGCTAACTTCTTAGTCTGCGGACCAGAAGTTGCAAACATCCTAGAATTTACTTCTGGATTCCGCGCTTCAGTAACTGCAACTGATGAAAAAGGTTCAGTAGGTGCTGTTAAAGTAGGTGATCTAAACAAGAAATGGGATATCATTGTTCATCCATACTTCCTACGTAACGTAATCTTAGTAGGACGTAAAGGTGGAAGCTTCCTAGAAAGTGGTTATGTTTATGCTCCATATGTACCACTACAAAGCACCCCAACCATCTTCGATCCAAACACTTTTGCACCACGCAAAGCTGTTATGACTCGTTATGGTAAAGCAATGGTTCGTCCAGACATGTACGGCCTAGTTGTTGTACAAGATCTACAAGGCTAATTAACCTATAAGTTAATTGGAACCCCGCTAGTCGAAAGATTAGCGGGGTTTTTTTTGATTATTCGTTTAAATAAAACTACTTAATAAGAAAGGATTTAACGCATCTGAGGAAATAATATGTCATTACCAACTTTAACACCAGTATCAATGATGAGTAAAGTAATTTTACCATCTACTGGTAGTATTTCAAATGTAACTTCACAAACACTTCCTTTTGGCATTTATGTAAATTCTGATTATTGGAATTCTTCTCAGATTAGTTTATATAAAAGTGGATCTGCCGAACAGGTATCGTATGTATATAAAAAACTAGGTGGAGACATATTAGATATTGAGTTAGTGGAAACACAAGTACATGCTGCGTATGAAGAAGCATGTTTAGAATACTCTTATTTAATAAACTTACATCAATCTAAAAATGCATTACCATTTTTGATAGGTCAAGCTACGGGTACATTTGATAACAATGGTCAATTAACTGGTTCAGATTTACCCGATAATATCAGCCTAAAATTACCAAAATTTAGTTTAGGATATGCAAAAAATGTTGGATTATTTACAGCAACAGAGGCATTACTAAACAGCGGTCAGCCAATATATTCTGCTTCTTTTGATATAAATCCTGGGCAGCAAGACTATGATCTAATAAATGCAGTAAGTTCTTCTGCTGATGAATATGGATGGGATATTGAGGGAAAAAGTATAAATATACGAAAAGTGTATTATAAAACAGCTGGAGCATCTTGGAATTTTTATGGATATTTCGGAGGATTAAACGTAGTAGGAAATCTTTCAACTTATGGACAATATGCAGATGACAGTACATTTGAGATAATTCCAGTGTGGCAAAATAAATTACAGGCCATGGCTTATAAAGATGCAATAAAAACTAGAGTTAGCGACTGGTCATATCAACTAAGAAATAACGTCCTTAGATTATTTCCAGTACCACAGGCATCCAGTGCAAATCGTTTTTGGTTTGAATTTACTATAGAGCAAAATGGTTGGGATTCTGGAGAGAGTAATTCTACTACTAATGTAGATGGAATCAATAATATGAATACTTTACCATTTGAAAACTTACCATATGATAAAATTAATTCGATTGGAAAACAATGGATCCGTAGATTTGCCTTAGCTATCTCCAAAGAAATGCTAGGACAAGTTAGAAGTAAATTTGGTACTATACCAATTCCAGGAGAAAGCGTAACTTTAAATGGCGATAAATTAATTGCAGAAGGTAAAGAGGAACAAAAAGATTTAAGAGAAGAATTAAAAACTCAACTAGCGGAGATGACTTATGCTAAACTCGGTGAAGACAACGCTAAGATAGCAGAAGACGCTCAGAAAGTTAACACTTTTATTCCAAACTTAATATTTGTAGGTTAAAAAATGACTAAAGAAAAACAAGTTTATGATTTATTTTCTAATTGGAGAAATTTTCTTACAGAAAAGAAAAAGAGGCCAGAGAATGTAAATATCCCTATTTTAAAGAGGCTAGAAAGATTTTCTGATGATGATAATTATTTTGTCAGTTTTACAGATTTAGAAAAAATAGGTGTTAACCCAAATAATAGATTTTCAACTCCAATTGGCGTTTATGCTTATAATTTAAAAGATTTATGGCAAGATTGGGTATCTGGAGATCGTTTTTTTGGAGATGATAGAAAATATGTTAATCTAATAAGATTAAATACAGATAGAGTGTTAAATTTATCGTCTTATGCAAATTATTCAAAAGATATAAACTTCTTAAAAGATGTATATGAAAAGAGTATAAAGAAGAAGGTGGGAAAAAATTTTGAAGAGTTTGTAGAAGATGTTAAACAAAATGCAGATCTTTATAAATATGACAATCAAGCATCAGAAATTTGGGGGGTATCTCAAGCGATAGCAGAAACAGATCAATCTAGAGTTGGTCAATATACAAAAAGATCTACTATTATATGGAATAAAATTTTAAGAGATATGGGATACGATGCTGTAGTTGATAAAGGTTCAAATATTCATATTTTACAGTCTTCACAGGCAGTATTTTTAGTCCCTTCTTCCTACGAATTAATTGGAAGGTATATGAATAGATCATATGGTCAAATATCTAAACCTGTAGAATATTGGGGAAGTGATGAACAGCCATTCTGGAGACCAGGTGCTAATCCAACTGTCGATATAGCTGTATTTAAAAAATTTGACGATACTCTAAAGATATTACTAATAAAAAGAAATACCTCAAGTAAAGCGTATCCAGGATTTTATGCATTACCTGGTGGTTTTCATGACACAAATCAGCCCAAAGGAAAACAATGGAAAGATGATAGAGAGTCTGCTAGACAAGCAGCTTTTAGAGAATTAACAGAAGAAACTGGTTTATATATTCCTTCTTTAAATAGATCGATGATCCAAGTTGGAAAATACGAAGGAAATAATAGGGATCCTAGAGATAACGAAGAATCTTGGTCAAGAACTACTGCATTTGCAGTTTTATTACCGGAAGATATTAATCAAAAAGTAGCGGGAAGAGATGACGCAGAAGAAGCGGGATGGGTTTCAGTAGAAAAAGCCTTATCAACCAAATTAGCTTTTGATCATAATCAAATTATTCAAGATGCTATAGATAAATTGGGAGTATAAAGATGGCTAGAAAAAAGAAAGAAGAAAATTTAGTAGAAATACCACCAGATTCACCTCCCCCACCTTTATTTCTTGGGCAGAAAGAAAGAAATTTAGTAAAACAGGTAAATGATGAACTTCTGGAAAGAGTTATAGGTCAAGAAATTATATATTATCCAATTAGCAGAGAAAATACATATTACCACCCAGTATATGGTGAAGCAATGCAAAAAACATTTCTTTCGCCTGTTAGGGTATTTGTATTAGTAACTTGGGAAGGTTCAGGAACAAATTTAGATTCATTTGGTATCGATAGAAGAATATCATTAACTGTTAAATTTCATAAACGTAGATTAGTAGAAGATCAAGATTTATATGTAAGAGAAGGAGATTTTCTTCTATATGATGGTTTATACTACGAAATAGTAACACTAAATGAGTCTAGAGTTTTATTCGGTCAAGATACCTCTTTTCAAATTGATGCTAAGTGTATTAGAGCAAGAGAGAATGTGTTTAATGCAAAATAAAATGACATTTGCAAACACAGTTAACTATTTATAATAAATTATCACGAATCTCTATCCCTCAAGGAGAAATAAAGTATGTCCATCTCAAGATTTAAATTTGTATCACCTGGTGTATATGTAAAAGAAATAGATAAATCTAGAACACCAACCGAAGCACCAGCAATGGGTCCAACTATTATTGGTCGTTCCGTGAAGGGACCAATGATGAGACCTATTAGGGTTGATTCTTACGCAGACTTTGTTGAAGTATTTGGTGAGCCAAATCCAGGTGGTTATAATGGAGATGTTTGGAGAGCCGCAGTAACACAAGCACCAGCATATGGTGCGTATGCTGCAAAAGCATATTTAGCTTTTAATGGGCCTGTAACATTCGTAAGATTGGGTGGATTCCAAAATAAATATGCATCGTCTACTGGTTTTGCTGGATGGCAAATTAACGCTCTACCAACATCAATTACAACTGCTGCTGCAAATGCAGGCGCTTATGGTTTATTTGTAACAAGTATAACATCATCTTCTGCTAATACTTATGCAATGCCACCTACAACTGGTGCTTTAGCAGCTGTATTTTATGTTAACTACGGAACTGTTGGTTTAGTTGGTTCTCCTCTTTCAGGATCATCTGAAAGTATTACAGGTAGCGGTGCAACTTGGGTACGTTCTTCTGTTCATGGCAATATGGAGTTTAAACTAAGAGTTGTTGACAGTGCTGGAGCTACAACAACTACAAACTTTAATTTTGATCCATCAAGTAAGAAATTTATTAGAAACGTATTTAACACAAATCCAGCATCCATAAATTCTGCTATTAACTCTACAAGTAATAAAAAAGATTACTTCCTAGGTGAATCTTTTGAAACATTTGTTACTAGACAAGTAACTGCTTCTGCTGGAACCAATCAAAGCTATGCAGCAACAATTGTAGCATTAAAAGGTACAGATACAGATTCTATCGCAAAAGATGGTGGTAATTTTAGACAAAATGCAGCATCTTCCAACTCAGGATGGGTAATTGGACAACACAAAGGTTTACATACAGACTTTGTTCCTAACTCAAGAGGCGAATATCCAGTACAGAAATTATTTAGATTTGTAAGTCTTTCTGAAGGTGAATGGAATCAAAATAATATCAAAACTTCAATTACAGATATTAAACCATCTCCTACTAGATATGAAAAATATGGTACATTTACTGTAATGATCCGCAAGGTTGATGATGATGATCAAAATATGCAACCATTAGAAGTATTTTCTAATGTAAACCTTAACCCAGTATCTCCAAATTATATCGCTAAAAGAATTGGTGATGTTTATTCTACTTGGGATTATGATAAGAAAATGTTTATTGAATACGGAACTTATCAAAATCTATCAAAATTTGTTCGTGTAGAAGTAGATGGTGCTATTGATGCAGGCGCTGGTGATGATTTAGCGGACTTACTACCATTTGGTTTCTATGGTCCTAAGAAATTTAATACAATCTTAGTATCTGGATCTGGAACCGGAACACACAGTGTTGCTACATCTTCAGCAGGCCCAGTATTTATGAATACTGTGTTCTTTAACTCACTATTAACATCTGCAACATCAATCAGTGGAAACGCTGTTTATACAGCAAGTTTAGCATTCCCAGAATTACCATTTGTTGAAGACTCAACTGTTGACTCTTCTGCAACTTCTATTGACAGAGTATTTTTCGGTCTAAAGACCAAGATTGGTAGCACAAAATTATTTGACCAACAATTTACAGATATCGTTAGAGTTAATCCACAAAATATCAATGAGGATACTTCTGGATTATTAACCTATTCAACATTATTCTCTCTAGATGACGTTAAATTTAAAAATAGTCCTTCTAACACAGGCTCAGATGAAGTTACTGGTTCCAATTTAAATACAGCATATTGGGCAGTAGGAAGCCGCCTAGCTGGTTCTTCTGTAACAGCAAAAAATGGATTCTTAACCGGCTCAGGAGCACAATATGGTCTCGGTGGAACAAACTTCCAAAGAGTTGCAAGATTTACAATGCCTCTATTTGGAGGATTTAATGGATTTGATATTACAGAAAAAGAACCATTTTCTGAAGGAAGCGGAAGACCATTAGGAGCATATTCTGGTACTGATAAAGATGAAACAACAAGCTATGCTGTAAATTCTATAAAAGTAGCAATTGATTCCGTAAGCGACCCAGAAGTTGTAGAAACAAATATTATGACAATTCCTGGAGTACAAAACGTAGTATTAACAAATAAATTAATGGAAGTATGTGAACAAAGAGGTGATGCATTAGCAATTATCGATATCCCAGGAGATTTTAAGTCTTCTTGGGAATCATATAACAGCGCAAATGTTGAAGTAAAACCAGATGTAGACACAGCTGTATTACAGATGAGATCTAGAGGAATTAATAACTCTTATGGTTGTACATTCTTCCCTGCTGTTTTAGCAACAGATACAGCAGCAAATGCACTTGTAGCACTTCCTTCTTCTGTAGTTGCTCTAGGTGTAATGGGAAGTAGTGAAACTGCATCTGAATTATGGTTTGCACCAGCAGGATTTAATCGCGGTGGATTATCAAATGGTGCAGCTGGATTCCCAGTAGTAGGTGTTAAGAGTAAATTAACTTCTAAAGATCGTGATAGACTATATGAAGTTAATATTAACCCTATCGCAAGTTTCCCAGCAGAAGGTATTGTTGTGTTTGGACAAAAGACACTTCAAGCAACACCTACCGCTCTAGATCGTATCAATGTACGTCGTTTGATGATATATGTTAAAAAAGAAGTTAGCAGAATTGCAACCTCAATTTTATTTGATCCTAACCTTTCAACAACTTGGGCAAGATTCTTAAATGAAGTAGTGCCTTTCCTAAATGGAATTCAATCAAGATTTGGTATTACTGAATATAGAGTTACATTAGACGAGACTACAACAACTCCAGAACTAATAGATAGAAATATAGTATACGCAAAAGTATTCTTAAAACCTGCTAGAGCAATTGAATTTATCGCAGTAGACTTTATATTAACAAATACTGGCGCTTCTTTTGACGATTAAAAATTAAATTTCTATCTAATTAAGTTAAACAGAGGAAAAAAAAATGGCATTCTGGGAAGGTCAAGTTGAACCGTTAAGAAAAAATAGATGGAAAATGAATATTCCAAATTTTAAAGACGAAACTAAGAGTGGTGGAACTGGTGATCAATATACTTATGCGCTAAAAAAAGTAGATAAGCCAAGTTTTAAAGTTTCAGACATAACACATAAATTTGGAAACTATAATTTTTATTATCCTGGTAGAGTAGAATGGAATCCAATTAACGTAACTTTTGTTGCGGTTCCAAAATTAGATCATAGACTTTTAAGAATATTAAAGGGAACAGCATCAGGAGATACAGCTGGATATATAGTTCCTTCTACCGAAGCGGGTGCTTTAAGAGGAGTTTCAAAAGCTGGTTTTACATCAAATGTTGGAGCTATAGAAATAATTCAAATTGATGCTGCAGGTGCCACATTAGAAACTTGGACGTTAACTCACCCATTCTTTACAAATATTAAATTTGGTGAATTATCTTATGAAAGCGAAGAAGTTATTGATATTGAAGTAACAATCAGATATGATACTGCAAAACTTGCATCAAATGTTGGTGCTGTTGCAAAAGCAGCAGCGCGCCCAACATAATAATATTGTTACTATAGCTACAACGCGAACAATCTATATTCAAAAGAGGAAAAAAAGATGTTTTGGAATGAAGGAAAAGAACCACTAAGACAATATAGATGGGTTATGGAATTTGACGGAAAGCTAGCTGGAATGAGATATGCTCTTAAGAAAGCCTCCAGACCGACCATGAAAATTTCTGAAGTTACTCATAAATATTTAAATCATTTCTATTACTATCCAGGTAGACTTGAATGGGATCCAATATCAGTTACGTTTGCTTCAACCGTTACAGCAAACGATGCAGCACTTGGAGATTCTACTTTAATTGATGCTCTAATAACTGCTGGATATATTTATCCTACTAAAGATAATGAATGGGGTACAATAAGTAAAGCCAATGCAATCGCTCAATTAACAAGTGGAACAACAAGTACACCAGAGGCTCCCGCGTCAGCCGCTGGTGGAAAATCAATAGGTTTAAAGCTTCTAGATGCTGGAGGTACTGCCATTGAAACTTGGTATTTATGGAATTGTTTATTTACAGAAGTAAAATTTGATTCATTAGACTATTCAGCAGAAGATATATTAAATATAGATGTAACAATTAAATACGACTATGCTACACTAGATGATGCAGCAGGCCAAACTCTTGTTAGCGATGGTAAATAATACAGAAAGTAGAGGAATTGATGAGAAATAATCAAGAAAGACTGGGATCTAAAAAAAGTTTAGAACAAAATGATGAAATTCTAGCTTTAGAAAGTAAAGTTCAAAATAGTTCTGGTGGTTTAAATTTAAATTTTGTTGCTCCAACAGAATTTATAGAACTGCCTTCACAAGGTAAATTTTATCCTGACGGTCATCCTTTAAGAGATGTTTCTAATGTAGAAATAAAACAGATGACGGCAAAAGAAGAAGATATATTAACTAATAGATCTTTTATAAAAAAAGGTGTTGCCTTGGAGAGATTACTTGAATCTCTTATAGTAGATAAACGCGTTAATCCAGGAGATATGTTAATTTCTGATAGAAATGCTATCTTAGTTTCTGCAAGAATTTCGGCATATGGAAAAAGTTATGTAACATCAATAATTTGTCCATCATGCCAGACTAAAACAAAATATACATTTGATCTTTTGGAAAAATTAGAGGAATCTTTAGAAGAAGATCAAGAAGTTGTTTCTGAAATAACTGAACAGGGAACATTTTATTTAAATCTACCTTCTACTGGTTGGAAAATTGAATGTCGCGCTTTATCTGGTCATGATGAAAAAAAGATTGTTGCGTATATAACGGATAAAACAAAAGAAAATATGACATTAATGCAACAATTAAATTTATTAGTTGTTTCAATAAATGGAGTATTTGATAGAGCAATCATTGAAAAAGCATTAGAGGTTATGCCTGCGTCGGATTCAAGATTCCTAAGAAAAGAATATGATAAAAGAATTCCAGGATTAGATTTAAAAAATACTTTCACTTGCAAATCATGTGATCATGAAGAGGTTATGGAGGTGCCTCTAACCGCTGAATTTTTTTGGCCTAAGTGATGAATACCAAGAAAATGTATATGAGCAGTTCTTTTATCTCAAATACTATGGTGGTTGGAGTTTATTTGAATGTTACAATTTACCAGTACCATTGAGAAAATGGTTTGTAGAAAAACTAACAGAACAAATTAAAGCAGAAGCGGATCAAATTAAGAAAGCATCCAGTAGGAGCAAATAATAAAGTGAGTGGAATTTCCACTCACTTTTTTTGTATATACTATTTATTTATAAATTACTAAAATGGTGGAATAAATATGGCTGAAGATTCAAAATTACTCCAAGACCTATTAAAGGCTATAGAAAACTTAGCAGATAAAAGATCTTCCGATTCTGACGACGGCGGGGGATCTACCACACCTCCAGCTGGGGCAACACCTTCTGCGCCTGTCAATTCTAAAGCTATAGAAGCCCAGATAGAAGCTTTAAAAGAAAAAAATGAAGCGTTAAAGAGAACGGCTGTATTAGAAGAAGATATTCAAAAAATAGAAAAAAATAAAGAAAAGATAGCAAAACTACAATTTGATTTAGATAAACAAATTTTAAAGCAACGATTAGAGTCGCATGATTTATCTCTAGAAGAATATGAGCTAGAACTTAAACGACTCAAAGTAAAAGAACAAGAAACAAGAGATAGAAAGAAAGAATTAGAAGATTCAAAACAATTAAACCAGCAAATGGTGGAGTCCATAGGAAATTTTATGGGCATACAAACTGCTATGTCCATGCTTTCACCACAGGGTTTAGGTCAAATTGCTGGTGAATTTATGCAAATGCGTAAAGAGTTGGTTCTTTCTGGGGCTACAATAGATGATACATATGCTCCTTTTAGTGATTTTTTTAGAGAATCCAATAAATCTTTAGGTATATTTGTAGGACAAACAAGAAGTTTAAACGGTGAGGTACGAACTACATTTACAAGATTTGGTATAGGAGCGAAAGAATTAATGGCCGCAAATATCGGCTTAAGAGATTCTATGACTTCTTTCTCAAATGAATCTGAAAGAAATAAACAAATAATGGTTGGTCAAGCCGCACAGCTAGAAAAACTTGGCGCTTCTTATTCAGAACAAGGACCAATATTAAATCACCTAAAGAGTGCTCTTGGATTTACAGGTGCAGAGGCAGCTGCGGTTACAAATAAATTATCTAGAGTGGCATATGCTTCTGGTATATCTACGAAAAAAATGTTAGCAGATTATGCAGCAGTTGGACCCTCTTTGGCAGCACAAGGTAAACAATCTGTAACAGTATTTGAAAATCTAGCAAAACAATCTAAAGCTTTAGGTATGGAAGTTAGTTCATTGATGAACATTGTTGGAAAACAGATGGATACCTTTGAAGGTGCTGCATCTGCTGCTGGTAAGTTTAATGCATTCATGGGTGGAGATTATTTAAATTCAATAGAACTTCTAAATGCAGACGAAAGCCAACGTACAGAAATTATTAAAAGAAGTATGGAAGCTACAGGAAAAAACGTAGCAACAATGAACAAACAAGAAAGACAGGCTCTTGCTAATATTCTCGCTGGTGGTAATGAAGCAGAAATGATGAAAATGTTAGGTCAAGAGACAGATCAAGTTAGAAAGGCTAGAGAAAAAGAAGAGGCATCCCAGAAACAAATGAATCAATTGCAAGAACAAGCAGTTGATGTCATGGGAAAAATTCATGCGATGTTTCAGGTTGTTACTGGTGTTGTTATGCCTTTTGTTAAAGTTATAGATGCGGTTGTAACAAAATTTATGGAATTTAATGATAAAACAGGTGGTCGTGCAGGTATAATTATAGTTGGGTTATTGCTAGCAAAAATGATTTCTTCAAAATTAATACCAGCATTTAATGATATGCGTACAAGTGTTTGGGAAAGTATGAAATCTTCATATTCAGCAATAAGAACAAATATGTCTGCGGCTAGAACTGCATTTTCAACTGCTAGAGCAGCTGGTACGGGATTTTTCTCTTCTGTAAAAGCAGGCGCAAAATCATTATCTAACATATCTATGGGTGGATTTATAGGCACTTTAATTAGTTTAATACCTCTTATAATGATGTTGTGGGAATCTTTCCATGATGTTCATGATGTGTTATCAGTTCCACATTCTCCTATTCTTACCGATACTCTTTCTACTACTTTACCTATGGCTTTTGACGCTATAGGAAAAGCATTAGAGCCATTAATTAAACCTGCTATAGCATTTGGCTTTGCAATGTTAGAAATAGGTGGTGCTGTTTGGTTAGCAGCTACTGGTATGGCTGAATTAGTTAAAGCGTTTAGTGGTTTATCTGGTGAACAAATAATAGGAGCAGTTGTTGCAATAGGATTACTTGTCGGCGTTATGTATTTAATGGCTACAGCTCTTATTGCAGTTGCAACTACAGCTGGCGTTGCAGCGATACCAATGTTGGCATTTGGTGCTGCAGTACTTATGATAGGTATAGGTATTGGAGTAGCTGCTGCTGGTTTATCACTACTGGTAGAAAAATTTGTTGAATTAGTTCAAGTTGATGGTATAGTTCCAACAATATTAGCCCTTTCAGCTGGTGTTTGGATATTAGCTGGTGGAATTGGTGCCTTAGCATTATCTTTTGCTGGATTGGCAATTGCTGCCGGTCCTGCATGGTTAGCGTCAAAAGCAGTAGCTAGTGCGATTGAGAATATTAATGAAGCGTATGACGAATATCCAGCAGAAAAAGCAATAGGATTTAAAGTCTCTAATGATAACTTAAAACAAGTATTAAGTGAGATAAAACAAATATCTTCCGATAATATAGACCCAACAATTAGATTATTAAAAGAAGCAAAGGAATATGTTGTAAGTGTTTCAGAAAATGAAGTGGAAGATGATCCTGTTGTTAAATTATTATCTAAGATAGTTGAAATTGTTGGCGATGCAAGAAGCAAGATGACAAGTGCTGGTGCTAATTCTGGAGGTGGCGGATCATATGTAATTAAAGTTGATGAAAGAATGTTTGCAGAACTAGTTAAAAAAGTAGCTCCAGGTATAGAAATTAAAACAGGAACTTTAATAGCAGGATAGGATAAAAAATGGCACACAACGGAACATCACACGCAGAACCAATTAAATCTCCAGGTCAGCCGGCTGCTAAAACGGAAGCTAAACCAGCTGCTAAGACTGGTGGTGGAAAAGCATCGAGTAAAACAGGTAGTGGATCTGGTAAGGGATCAGGAAAGGGTAGTGGTAAAGAGGGTAAAAAAGGCAGTAAGGACGCAGGTAAAAAGGCAGAAAAAAAAGTTGAAGTGAAAACTGATGCTCCCACTCCACCAGAACTAGATGATGGTTCCGTTGTTATTAATGGAAAAAAAATATCAAGAGAAGATGCTGCAAGAATAAGAGAAGCCGAACAAGCTGCTGAAGCCGCAGAAAAGAGTGGAGATCAATTAGCAGCTGCTCAAGCAAGGAGAGAGGCAGAAAGAGTAGCTACTGAAGTATTAGGTAGTGCTAGTCAAGGTGCTAGAGATGCTACTGAAGATCTAGCCGAAGCACAAGCTGGTAGACGCGCAATAGGAGAAAAAACTGCTAGAACTGAGGCTACAAAGGCAGAAGAAGAAGTAATAAATGCAGAAGCTAAAGCAGCTGGTAAAAAACCAGAAGACGTTCTAAAAGAAGAAGAATCTCAAAAAAGGCTTCGAGCCGCTGGTGAAAAAGCTGCTAGCGATTTTAGAGCAAAAGCGGAAGTTGATGCAGCTAGAAAAGAAGCAGCAGAAGAATTTGTTCTAGAAGAAAAAGCTGCCGGAAGAAACCCCAATTTAGACGATGAGCAAACAAGACTAGCAATAGAAATTAGACAAGCAACTGCTGCTGAAGCAGTATTAGAAGAACAGGCAGCGCGAAAAGCCGCTGCAGAAAAATATGCAGCCGAGCAAAGAGCGTCAGGAAGAGAAGTAAATTTAGATGCTGGAGATGCACAGGCAAAAGCTGATGCTGAAGCAATAAAGGCAGCACAAGATGCAGCCGTAGCAGAAACAAGAGCAAGAAGAGCCGGCACAGCACAAGCTGCTGCTGCTTCTGATCCTTCTAACCCTTCTGTAGCTGGTTTTGACAAGGCTGAAGTTCTTGCTGCGGTAAAAGCTGAACCAACATCTGCAAGATTAACTGATAGACAAGTAAGATTATTAGAGGCAGCTGGATTTGCGTATCAAGGTGAAACAAAAGAAGAAAGAACTAAAAGATTAGATGCAGCAGAAGATCTATTAAAAGCCAGAATAAAAGGAGCTAGTAACCTTGCAGAAAGAGAGGCTCTCGGAAGAGAATTAGCAGCTTTAAGAGAAGCAAGAAGACAACAAAATTTATTAATAGGAGAAGCGCCGGGAGCAGCTTCTAAAACAAGAACAAATGCTGAAGGACCAAATCTTCAAATAGCTTTTACTCACATTGCAACAGGAAAAAAGGTTGCATTTAGAGCATTTATAGAAAGTTTTTCTGATAGCGTTGATGCAGAATGGTCATCGGAAAAAGTTTTTGGTAGGATGGATCCAACTGCACAATATAAGGGAACATCTAGAAAAATTAATGTAAGTTTTAGTGTTCCTGCTGCTAGTCATAATGAGGGTTATATCAATCATCAAAAACTTTCAAAATTGATGACCTACATGTACCCAACATATACACTTTCAGCTGGTTTACAAGTATATAGTATTTCATCTCCACCTCTAATGCAGGTAAGATTTAATAATTTAATAGATAATACAGATCCAAAAAGTGATAGGGACGGACTATTATGTTACATACCATCAGTAAAATATGAGCCAGATATGAATTCTCCTATTTTTCACTTTCATTCAAATACTGGTGTAACCGCTGCTACAATTTCTAGACCAGATATGATAGGTTTTCAATCATTTAAGATATCTTTAGAATTAAATATATTACACACTCACAGGCTTGGTTATCATGTAAGCACAGTTGGTGATAATGACTTAGATTCAAGTGCAGAAGCTGCAGAAGTTAAGGCCGGTGGGGGACATACTTTTAATACAAATGTAATGTTTCCTTATCATTTTAATATATTAAGGAGATAAGGAGAAGCTAATGAGACATTCAGGAAGAAGAATTTTAATAAACGACACAGATGAATATAGTAATATGTTAGAAGAAAGATCAACTAAGCATATAGAATATTATGGGACTAAAACTATTGTTTATCCAACTGAAAAAGAAATAAACCAGATAGCATACAGAGAATATATTTGGGGAGTTGGAGATAGAATTTATAAAATTGCCGAAAAGTATGCAGGTGGCGCTGAAAATTGGTGGATGATATTAACTTTTAATAAAATAGGTTGCGAAACTTTAATAAAAGTTGGAGATATGATAAAAATACCTATAGATTTAGAATTGTTTGTATCGTTCATGGTAAAAGATAGAGGGTAAAAATGGCAGTAGTAGAAATTAATACACCACAGGGTTATGAAGCTTTAGTACAAGATTATCAACATTATCTTATCTATAGATTACCTGCAATATTACAAAAAGCTGCGGCAGCTGGGGATTTGATGTTAGATCGAAGACCTGGTTATGCTGCTCTTGGTAGAAGAGTTAGAAAAACAGGAAACGATGGAAAAGGTAATGCAGGTTTAATCTCTGCCTTAAGTAAAGGCGAAAATATAACTACATTAAGAAAAATTCCACCAAATATTTTAGCTGCACTTCAACCAAGATTAGAGCTTTATAAAGTTGATTATCCAAACGGAATTGCAAATAGAGGCGGACATACATTTGAAGAAATATTTAGAATTCCTTTTGATCATGGAATTCATAGAGTTGGTGGAAATGAAGATGCTGATGATGTATTGAGTGCAAACAGGAAAGGAACAATAGATTTAGCTAACATAGTTTCTTTTGATTATCAATATATAGGACAAAATCAAGCAGAGGCAAATTCAGCAATTACAGCAAAATTAAAATTAAAGTTTCAATCAATAGACTCTTTGTTGGAACCAAGAAGATTAAGAAATAAAGACGGACAAGAAACTGTATTCTACTATTCTGATTTATTTAACAGTGCGCTAAGAAGTGATCCTCACTATTATAGAATTAAAGTAAAAGTTGGCTATATGCCTCTCTCTTATGCTCAAATAATTGATTTACTTGGTAATACAGGACATAACGTCTTTAATGTTGAATCAGGACAGACATCTCTTAAGGTTTTTGCAAAACAACTACAAGATGCCATTGATGATACTACAAATATGTTATTTTTATATCCTGTAAGGCATGATATATCTTTTAATGATAATCAAACTATAGATGTTACTATAGATTATCACGGAGCGGTAGAGAGTACATTAATTTTATCAGAATCTAACATACTAACCAACAGTCCAGAAACAAGAGCAAAAGTTCAATCTTATAAATTAAAAAAGAAAGATAGACAAAAATTAATAGATAAAGCTAAACAAGATGCAAAAGATTCAGGAAAATCCGAACAACAAGTCGAAGAAGCGGGTAAAAAGAAAGCAAAAGAATTAGATGAAGCAGCAGATACAGAAAAAAGAGATTTAGGCTTAAGTATATGGCAAGCATTTACTTTTGGACTTTATAGTGGAAAAATTATAAGATCTATTACATATACGCCCGCAGAGTTAGGCTTAAGTGATTCTAGGAATGAAATAGACGTAGATGGTAGTGAAGCTAGAAAAGCTCAAAGAGCTGATAGTCAACCATCAGAATTTACTTATAATACTCTAGGAACTGAAGAATCACTAGCGGCTTCTATCGGTAAGCTAGTTGGATCTATGGCGTTTCAAAATGCTCGCGAAGCTCAAGTTGCTGCAGAAGCAAAAAAACCGCCTGATGCTCAAAATGATAGAAATTCAGAGGGTACTGGGCCTGCCTCCGTTACTCCAACTGATACAAGAATTCCCACAAACGAAGCACTTGGTGCCGAAGCTGCCCCTACTACAATAAATTTTATGTTTCTACAAGATTTAATTGAGTTATGTTCTAAACAACTTGGTACTGATTTAAAATTTGATGATATATACCTTTTTATAGGTGATGTTATAGTTCCAACTGCCGGTTCTTATCAACAATTTATTGAAAGTATGCATAATTCAGATCAAAGCATGTTAAGATCTGCTACTGCTACAAAAGCTAATACAGATCCAGGTATAAAATTTTATAGTCATAACATTGGATATTTGCCAATTTCTCTGGAGTTTTTTAATAAGTGGTTTTGGGAAAAAATTGTACAGGCTGGTATTTTAGAGTGGACTCTGAAACAGTTCTTGACAGATATTTTAGATCTTGCTAGACTATCTATAATTGGAGTTTTTGGAACTAGATTACACGGAACAGAAAATTCATCACCAAGAATTTTAGCTTCTTCTGTAAGTTCTAAGGTTGGTGATTTTTTAACAAATTACCACCCAGAAGATTTTATTTCTACCACATTATTAAAAAATGCAATTAATGGATCAGATGAGCACGTTAGAGGTGTAGGTACTGAAGGCGTTGGAAAAACTTCTAACATTATATTTATATACATACCTGCTCTTCATAAAGATGATATTGATACTACAGATCTTGCAGGAAATGATGAAAAAGGATTATTTACTTTCACAGTTGGATCTAATGTTGGACTACTTAGAAAAATATCTTATAAAGCAGAAGATATACCAGGTGTTAGAGAGGCTAGAATTGTAAATGAAGGAGGAAATATCCCTGGTATGTTTAGAGGTGTCTATAACAGTGATATAGATATGTACGGTCCTTGTTTTTTTAGGCCGGGAGATTTAGTTATTATAAATCCAATATTTTATTCTAAAACTAATCCATCTCAAGCCGTTAAACAGCTTGCAAGTCAAATAGGATTAGGTGGTGTATATATGATTTTAAAAACAGACACGCATGTTGCTAGAGGTGAAATAACAAGTAAGTTAGATGCAAGATTTGTAAACTATGGAAGATTAATTAATACCCCTGTTCATAGAATGACTATTGAACAATTAAGAGCTAAAAAGTACGGTAAGAAGTAGGAGATAATTATATGGCTTTTTATTCAAGAGGAAATAATTCTCAAAATGCCCTAAAATCATTTAGAAACAGAAAAGCATACGACACTAGAGTTATGCCTATTCCACTGGAAGCTCCTCATAATTATATTTTATCTCCGCATATAGATTTAACAGTAGATAAACCATTCTATGGAAGAATTGATGATAAATCTGATAGTGTATTTACTGGTAAGAAGATAGGAAAATCACCTTCTTCGAGAATAAATGATGTAGATTTTCAAGAAAACTCTTTTATAAAAAAATTTAGTAATACTCCAAAAAATTTATTTGCAATGAATTTTGTTGTTGACGCTTTTGAAGATATGGCAGATTACTTTAATAAAAGCTGCAACATCTTAACAAACCTATCTAGAGAGGGTCCATATAGTAATCTAGCGCCAGTTGTAGGCTGGTCTTCTCCAACTTTTGAGTTTGATCAATTTATTTATAAGTTGTATTATGTCTTTAGAGATAAATTTGTTGAAAATATAGATTCTAATAAGATTAAAAATTTTAATGACTTTACTAAGATATTAACAAAATATATGATAAACTATGATGAAAATTCTTCAATAGTTTTTAGTGATTTTATTCTTTCCAGATATGCATCACCAAATATAAGTGGATTAGTTGTTGAAGTAGCTGTTGATGATTTTACAGATGATTTAGTTAAATGTAGAAAATATCTAAATGATAAAAACTTTGAATTTTTCGTACAATCCGCCCAAAGATATGGATTTTTTATAGATAGAAACGCTCCTTGGAGATTAATAGCAAACATAGGATCCAGTAATATGGTTCCATACATGAAAAAATATAATCTTTCAAACACGGAAGACACCTTTAAGAAGCAGTTTATAAAATCTTATGAATATGATTTGTTCTATCTTAGAGAATCCTATATTAGAATATATAAAAAGTTGGTAAGTGAAAAACCAGAATATGTGGATATATCTCCTACAAGATGCGGCGAAGAAATAAAAACATTTAAAAGAGAAAACCTAACAATAGAAGAATACTATAGAGCAAATCCTTTAGAAAAATGGTTAGAATTATATGTATTTTTAAGAGCATCATCTAACAAATCTAAATTAAATGATGAACAACTATATTTATTACAAAAAAAAATAAAAAATATTTCTAATTCATATGGATTAGAAAAAGCTGTCTTTGAGACAAATAGAATATTTAATGGATACAAAAATATTTTACTAAAAAAAGAGTACTTTACTTCAAAATTTGAAGATGTTATAAATCTTCCACCGGGTGAGCAAGAAGAAAAAATTATCAGATTTGCACCGTGAGGAAAAATGATTTTTCAAACTTTAGACGATAAAAAAGAATGCGTAGGGATATATTGTAATAATGAGTTAAATTTTAAAACCATACCTGACGACTTAACAAAAACATGGTCATATTCACCATATTTAAAAAATAAAAATATAGAATATGCACAAATTTATGCACAGGGACAAAAAATAGAAAATGTAGTACCAGATTACTTAAAAGAAGATTGGCAAAAAATTTCTAATCGTATGAAAGCCTTTATCTCTTCTTTTGTAGAAGCCAAAGTTTCTTTATCAGAAAATTGTTTTTTTGATCTAACTCCTAAAAATTTTTTAATTGAATACTGTGAAGTGAAAAATAAAGTTACAGAACACGTACTAAATACTTACTCTCGTCCCGCAGAATATGAATTTTATAGAAGATTTAATGAGCTTCTTACGGATATTAGATATAGAGATCTAAATTTAGATTATGAACTAATGAAGAAAAATATTGAAAAAGATAAAGATCTTTCCTACTACAGAAGATTTTTAAATATTACAAAATATATTTCTTACAATATGTTTGGTGCTGTAACGGGAAGAATATCTACAAATCGTAAAAGTTTTCCAATACAAAATTTTCCAAAAGCTTATCGTAACGTATTGAAACCACAAAATGATTGGTTTGTATCATTTGATATCAATGCTGCTGAATTAAGAACAGCAATTGGCCTTGTGGGTGGAAAACAACCAGATGAAGATGTTTATGATATGATAAATCGAGATGTTTTTAACACTTCTATATCTAGATCTGAAGCAAAAGATGCCGTAATTTCATGGCTTTATGGTTCAAGCAATCCTTATGCTTTACAATATTCTGATGGATTAGATAGTATCTTCAAAAAAGAAGAATTAAGAAATAATCATTGGGATGGTACTCACGTTAAAACAATTTATGGAAGAAAAATTGAAAGTGATGAACATCATGCTATTCCATATATAAATCAAAGTACTTTTATTGATCTATTCCATAGACAAATTATAAAAACTGATGATTTCTTAGAAAATAAAAAATCTTTTGTAGCATTTTTATTACACGATGAAGCTGTATTTGATGTTAGTGACGACGAAAAAAAATATATTATTGATCTTGTACAAATAGTACAAGATACCCAATTCGGAAAATTTATAGTAAATGTAAAAGCTGGTAAAAATTACGGCGACATGAAAAAATTAAAACTTAAGGTATAATATGACAATTATAGGATTAGGACAAGCTGGGTGTAATATAGCAGAATTATATGAAGATCTAAATGATCCATCTTATCAGATTAAATTAATTGATTCAGAGATAGAAGGACCAAACTGTTTCTCTGTACCCAAATATGACGACCCAGAAAAATGTGAGCAAGATTTTCCAGATGTTTCAAACTTTTTAAAAGATTGTCATTCAAATATAATGATATTTATAGGTGGTGGTGGAAATATAAGTGCTGCATCTTTAAAAGTTCTTTATCATCTAAGAGATAGAAAAAATGTTTTTGTGGTATATGTAAGACCAGAGCCAATGTTGATAAAAAACATCTTACATGAAAAAGTAGTTTTTAATGTATTACAAGAATATGCAAGATCTGGAATGTTTAGATCATTAATATTAATTGATAATTTGTGTATTGAAGAAATAAATGGGGATGTTCCCGTGATAAATCACTTTAAAGAGATAAATAACACTATATTTCGAACCATTTATGGATTAGATATGTCTGGTAGAAGACCAGCTGTAGTAGATAATTTTACTCCACCAAAAGATATATCTTGTATTAGTACGTATGGTGCATATACACTTGAAGATGATAATGAAAAACTTTTTTATAAACTAGAGAATGTAGACTTTAAATGTTATTATTTCTTTATTAATGAAGAACAATTAAAAACAGATGGAAAAATTTATAAAGAAATAAAAAATCACCTAAAAAAGAAAACTGTTGACAGTATTAAAATTTCGTATATAATACACTCTACAAAGTCGGAACAAAATTACTGTATAATCACAGCATCTAGTTCGCAAATACAGAAATAGGAGAATATATGAAAGTTTACAATGCGACTTTTAGAAAAAAAGACGGCACTCTTCGTGAAATTAATTTTGCAGAATTAAAAGACTTGCCAGCGGGATTTTTAGCTGGTAAGATAAAGGGTAACAGTGGCCCACCACCGCTAAAAGATGGATTACGTTTAGTTTGGGATGTTGATCTAAATGAGTTTAGAATTTTTAATATGACCACGGTTATTGGTGAAGTCGTAGAAAAAGAAATTAATTTTGTACTTTAACTCTACATTATGACATGGTAGAGTTCACAACAGTTCGGCGGGAGATTTACCGACCGACAAATAGGAGTAATACAAATGGCTATTGATATTAACAAGATGAAGCAAAAACTGAACGCACTAACTAACAAGGGTGGTAACAAGACCTCTTTTTGGAGTCCTAAAGAGGGTAATAGTTACTCAGTGCGTATTGTTCCTACTCCCGATGGTGATCCATTTAAGGAGTATTGGTTCCATTATGAACTAGGGTCACAAGGTGGCTTCCTATGTCCAAAAAAGAACTTTGCTGATGCCTGTCCTGCTTGCGATTTTGCAAGCAAGTTGTACAAGGAAAAGAACGAAGAATCAGCCAAGATGGCTAAAAAGTTCCTTCCTCGTCAACGATTCTTTTCACCAGTTGTAGTTCGTGGTGAAGAGAAGGAAGGCGTAAAAGTTTGGGGTTATGGTAAGAATGCGTATCAAGATCTGATCAATCTTGTACTAAATCCTGACTACGGTGATATCACCGACCCTGAACAGGGAACAGACCTAACGCTTTCAACAAGCAAAAATCCTGGTCAATCGTTTCCAACTACAAAAATTACACCTGCTCGTAAAACAAGCAAGCTTTGCCAAGGTTCAAGCGAAGATTGTAAAGAGCTATTAGAGTCACTACCTGATTTTGAGAAACTGCATACTCGTAAGTCAAGTGATGAAGTTGGTGTAATTCTTGACGAATACCTTGCTGGTGAAGGTGATGCAGAAGAACACAGCACAGAAACCGCAAAGTTTGGTGCTAAACCAGCTGGTCGTCCTGCTGTTAAGAAGGTTGAAAAGAATGCGGTCGATGCTGCATTTGATGAATTACTAGACTCTTAACACTCAAAATTTAGTGTAGTATAACTGAGGGAGTCGGCAAGTGTCGGCTCCCTCTTTTTTTAACCCGAGGAAAATATGGCAAAAAAACAAACAACAGCAGGAAAAATAAGCATTGCAGATATGCGTGCTATGATTAACAAAAAAGCAGGTCGTGAAGTAGCATTTGATCTTCAAGAGGAAAATCCTACGGAGGTAACTGATTGGATCTCTACGGGTTCACGCTGGTTGGATTCTATTATTTGTAGGGGAAAACTAGCAGGAATTCCAGTAGGAAAAATTAGTGAACTTGCAGGTGAGAGTTCAAGCGGTAAAAGCTATATGGCAGCGCAAATAGCTGCAAATGCTCAGAAGCAAGGAATTTCAGTAGTCTACTTTGACTCAGAAAGTGCCATCGATCCAGAGTTTTTGAGTAAAATTGGATGTAATATGGAAAATCTGCTTTATTTACAAGCAGAATCTGTAGAGTTTGTGTTAGAAACAATTGAAGACTTGTTAAAAACTACAGATGATAAATTTCTATTTGTTTGGGACTCAATGGCTCTTACTCCAAGTAAGACAGATCTTGAAGGAGATTTTGATCCACAGTCATCTATGGCGGTAAAACCACGTATTTTGGCTAAAGGTTTATCAAAATTAATTCAACCTATTGCAAATAAGCAAGCAACATTATTAATCCTGAATCAACTTAAAACAAATCTTAATGTACAAAATCCAAAATATGCTACAGATAGCGAAAAATATACAACTCCTGGTGGAAAAGCCCTTACATATTCATATAGCCTAAGAGTTTGGCTAACTGGTCGTAGAGCCAAGGATAGTTATGTAATTGATTCGCGTGGATACCGTATCGGATCAGAAGTAAAAGCAAGACTGGAAAAAAGTAGATTCGGTACTCAAGGTCGTGAGTGTTTATTCCGTATTATGTGGGCAGACCAGTATGGTATCTTAGATGAAGAGAGTATTTTTGAGGCGGTTAAACCGTTTATTAAACAATCTGGTGCTTGGTATGAAATTGAGGTAAATGGTAAACCTAAAAAATTCCAACAAGCTGGTTGGGAAGAATTAATGAAAACAGATGAGGCTTTCAAAAAAGCAGTTCTTGATCTTATGGAGCAAGAAGTTGTTGTTAAGTTTGATACAAGAGAAGGAGATTCAAAATCTTTTTATAATATTGAAGGAGAGGAACAAGAATTACTGACAGAGTAACTATTTACTCCTAAAAATGGAGAAAATAGAATGACTACTCTAGTAACCATAGTTATATTTTTTTTGATTGTATTCTTATTAGGAAAAAGAATTAAAGCAGAACAACAAAAACAAAAAATTATGGAAGAAAAACTAGAGATGCAGAAGAAGGTAGAAAATATTAAAAAAAAAATAAGAAGGTACAAAAATAAAAAATAAAAAGTTCTTGACCCTGCGGACCCACTGTGGTACTATAGCCACAGTGGGTTTTTTATTGGAGTTTTTATGATTAAAATTCAAAAGATAGGGCCAAATCCATCTACACATGGTGGCAAAGCCTCTCTTTACGTTCTAGACAATATAGAAAATTGGAATGAATTTACTGAATGGTTATACAATCTTGAAGAGGAAGAAATAAGCGTTATGATGGTTGGTAACGTGTATCATTTTCGTTCAGCAGCAGAACGCAGATTTTTTGTGTTAGGTTTTTCAAAAGCATGGGATGTTATTGATGAGACTTACGTAAAGTCTTATAAGGAGCAATAATGAGTTTAGGTTTATGTTGTCAATGGCTAGAACCTCGTAAAAAACGAGATGGCACAATTGTGTACGAAAATAATATTGATGAAAAAAGCTTACAACTTGGAGCGTACAAAAATGGCAAGTACACTAGAGAAAGAATTATTGACACGTATAGAAATAATGTCGATGAACACTTGCGAATTCTACCTAAGATCCTTGAAGGAGGCATCAAGTCTTTCCGCTTGTCAAGCAGCCTCTTCCCGCTTTTTGAGTTCTGTGCAGAACTTGCACGAAATGATCAGCAGCTACTACAAGGACTTGCCAGCCTTGGAAGGCTATTTAAAGAATCTGGAATCCGCGTCACCACCCATCCAGGTCAATTCACGGTGTTGTCTTCCGATAAAAGACAAGTAGTTGAAAACTCAATCAAGGAGCTAGAATATCATGCGTGGATTTTTGACCAAATGGGTTTTGATCGGACACCTTACTATGCAATCAACATTCATGGCGGTAAAGCGAATCGTAAGGAACAGCTAATTAGTGTAATCAAGTCATTACCCGAGTCTGTAAAGAGTCGTCTAACGTTAGAAAACGATGAAAAAAGCTATACCGTTACTGATCTTGTTCAGATTCATAATCATTGCGGTGTGCCTGTTGTATTTGATTCTCACCATCATAATTTCAATACTGGAGGTCTTACACCTATTGATGCATCTAATCTTGCGCTTTCTACATGGGGTAAGATTAAAGGTCTGCAACATCTATCCAACACCGAACCAGGCAAAGAAAATGCTGGCTTTAACGATAGAAGAGCGCACTCGCAAATGATCCATTACGTTCCCGACTTTCAGTTGCAATATATGCGAGATGATACTGTAGATATTGATGTAGAAGCAAAAAGCAAGAACTTGGCAATTTTTAAACTACGAGAGGATTTTAATGTCAAAGTCTAAAGAAATCATGAGAAAGCATCTTAAGCCGTCTTTGTCAGACGACAAAAATTTAGCAGATACAGTATTACTTCTAACAGACGCATTTAACAGAATAGAAGGAAATTACTCAAACATCCCAGACTGTTGTGTGGAAGTTTTTGTTGCTGGTAGAACATATTTTGAGTACAAACAACAGCTATCTGAAAAAGATCAGCGTAAGCTAGATCAATGGGGATATGTTCCATGCGACGACTGTTTTAAGAAAAATAAAAAACAGGAAATATATATGAATGGAACATCTGATATTGGTCAGATGATTCTTGCTATTCAGCAAATGATCATAAGAAAAGCGGAGAAAAAAGATGAAAGAAGAACTAGCAAACGAACTATACGATAAATTTCCTACAGTACTTACTGATACCTGCGAAGTCACAGGAATTGTAACCAAATGTTACCTAGATATTGGTGATGGCTGGTATGATCTTATTACTACTATTTGTGATGGTGTAATTTCAAACCAAAAACGTCACGAAGCGAATACAAAACTTCTGATTAAAATGGGAAAGCAGCAAGAAACAAAAGAGTATTATCCAGTAAAAGCTGTTCAGATTAAAGAAAAGTTTGGTGGACTACGTTTTTATGTATCTGGAGGTGACGAATTTGACCGTGGCGTGATATTTACTGCGGAAGCCATGTCCAGAAAAATTTGTGAAACATGTGGTCAAAAAGGTAAAACAAGAGATGATGGTTGGATGATCACTCTTTGTGATGAACATGCTGAACAGCGCCGTTGGAGAAAAGAAAATGAGTCCAAAACAACCATTCTACCTGATAGTGGACAAATGGGGTAATATAATTGCGTACAGAGATTGTGATTGGAAACCAAGTGATGTTTCACCCTATAAAGTTTTTAAATGGACCGGCTATACATTTATAGAGTGGAGTAAAGATAATGGTTCTTAAATATTTTTATAGAGTACATGAAAGAAAAGAGGATATTAAAATGGTATTAAATCCATGTTATATGGTCATTGATCGCGATGGAGACATTGTAGACGCTTGTAATGCAAGATTACCGCCAAGTACTTTAAATCATGTTCTTGAGCGTGTTAATAGGACACACCCAGAAAATTCACCATTTAGAATTGTTAAATGGGATGGATATGGGTTTATAGAAGTTATGCCAGTTTCATAGGAGAAAGAATAATGTTATATAATGTAGTGCTATATTCAAAAAATACAGGTGAGCATCTTTTAACTCTTAAAAGTTATGATGGTAGACCACTTAGATATACAGAAAAAAGATATGCTGAACTTGAGGTTAGCGAGAGGAACAATAGGATGGCCTCAAACATGGACCCAGATTTAACTTTTATCGTTGTTGAGGAAAATAATGATTAAATATTTGCTTTTATTGACTGTATTTTTTTCATGTGCTACTACAGAAAAACAAGAAAGAAGGGAAGAAATTCCTTCAGTTTGTAGAAATACTTTACAACGTGACATTCATAGAGATGAATGTTTGAGGTATTAGTGGATAAGAAAAAAGTCCTTATAATTGATGGTAATAATAACTATTTTAGAGCATATGTTGTAGATCCAAGTGTTTCCTCCAATGGTCAACCTGTTGGGGGAATTACTGGTTTTGTAAAAATTTTACAAAAATTAATTAGGGAAACAAACCCAAACAGGGTTGTAATTTGTTGGGATGGAAAAGGTGGGTCTTCTAAACGTAAATCCATGAATAAGGGATATAAAGAAGGCAGAAGTCCGATTCGACTAAATAGAAATATTAGAAATCTATCTGAAAATGAAGAAATAGATAATAAAATTTGGCAAATGACTAGATTGGTAGAATATATCAATGCTATGCCTATTGTACAACTTCTGCTTGACGGTGTTGAGGCAGATGATATTATATCAGCCGTAGTTAATCATAAAACATTGACTAACTACAATAAGGTAATTGTATCTAGTGACAAAGATTTTATTCAGTTATGTGATAATTCGACTGTTCTGTACCGTCCTGTCCAGCATGAAGTTCTTAACAAGAAAAAAATAATAGAAGAATATGGAATTCATCCAAATAACTTCTGTTTGGCTAGAGCTTTATCTGGGGATAAATCAGATAATATTGAAGGCATTGGTGGAGTTGGATTGCCAACTGTTGCCAAACGTTTTCCTATTCTTGCTGAAGAAAAAACATATACTGTGGATGAATTAGTAGATTTTTGTGTAAACGCAGAATCTAAAGTAAAAGCATATAGTAGTGTTCTTGAGCAACAAAATAAAATTAGAGACAATTACAAAATTATGCAGTTAGCTATTCCCAATATTTCTATTCAGGATTCACAAAAAATAGATTATGCATTAGAGAATAGTGAATGTACATTTAATAAATTAGATATTGTCCGTATGATGATACAAGATGGATTCCCATCTTTAAATTTGGACGACCTTTTTATTCACCTAAAAAAGATTGTACTTGAGAACTGCTAATTTCCTGTGCTATAGTGTACATGATTTGGGAGAAATATATGTCATTTGTTAATGAAAAAGCTACATTTGAAAAATTTGGAACAAAGTTTCAAGAGAACCTAGTCCAACTTATGTTGGACGATAGACAGTTTTGTGATCAAATTAGTGAAGTTCTAGATATCAACTTTCTAGATGTAAAATATCTACGTCTTTTCGTAGAAAAAGTTTTTGCATATAGAAAAAAATATGGTACGCACCCATCACGCGATACTATGACAACCATACTTAGGTCAGATATTGAGAAAGAGAATGAACTATTACAGAAACAAGTTCGTGATTTCTATGCTCGTATTCAATCTAATGAATTTTCACTTGATGGTGAACAGCACATTAAAGACGTATCTTTGGATTTCTGCAAAAAGCAGAAACTAAAAGAAGCTATGATTAAAAGTGTTGGATTAATTCAAAACTCATCTTATGATGAGATTAGTAAAATTATCAACGATGCTCTAAAACTAGGCACAGACAATGATCATGGTTACGATTTTATTGTTGACTTTGAAAAGCGTTTTGATATTGTAGCTCGTAATCCAATTACAACTGGCTGGGATCTAATTGATAATATTACAAAAGGTGGATTAGGCAGAGGCGAACTAGGTGTAGTTATTGCTCCAACCGGCGCAGGTAAATCTATGGCACTTGTACATTTAGGTGCGATGGCTTTACAGGCAGGTTTAAACGTGGTACATTACACTCTGGAGCTTCAAGATAAAGTTGTAGCTTTACGTTACGATTCATGTATTACTGGTATTCAATTATCTGATGTAAAAGAACAAAAAGATCAGGTATGGGAAGGTGTAAAAGACGTACAGGGTAAGCTTATTATTAAAGAGTATCCTACAAAATCTGCATCGACAAATACAATTAAAAATCACCTTGAGAAATTAAAACGTAAAGATTTTAAAATTGATATGGTCATTGTGGACTACGGCGATCTACTTAAACCTATCTCTGCACAAAAAGAGAAACGAAATGAGTTGGAGAGCATCTATGAAGAACTTAGAGGGTTGGCACAAACATATGGTTGTACATTATGGACCGCCTCGCAAACCAATCGAAGCGGGCTTAACGCAGAAGTCATCACAATGGAGTCAATTAGCGAAGCCTTTAACAAGTGTTTCGTTGCAGACCTCATCTTTACCGTATCCAGAACAATAAAAGATAAGAACACAAACGAGGGACGTATTTTCGTTGCTAAGAATCGAAATGGTCCCGATGGTTTAGTATTCCCTATTTTTATGGATACAAGCAATGTTAAGATTAAAGTCCTATCTCAGAGTACGGAAACAGCAAGTGAAATTATTGAAAGTGCTACAAAAAAGCAAGAAGAGAACTTAAAGCAAAAATACAAGAGCTTTCGTAAGGAACGAAAAGCCGTAGGAGAATAAAATGAAGAAAGTAATTATGTTTTCAGCTAGTTGGTGTGGTCCATGTCGTCAAGCAAAGCCCGTATTTAATCAATTAAAAGAGTCAGTACAGGGAGTTCAATTTGAAGTAGTTGACGTTGACGAAAACCCAGTAATGGCTACTAATTTTGGTGTAGCGGGGGTTCCAACATTTGTTGTATTAGAAAATAACACAGAGGTACAAAGAGTGGTTGGTGGTGCAAATGTCACCAAGTTAAAAGAAATTCTATAATAGGAGAAATAAGTAATGTCAAATTGGTCCAATCTAGCTAAAGTTGTATATAAAAGAACATACGCACGTAAAGATTATGGCGCGTTAGAAAATTGGGAAGACACCGTAGAACGTGTTATACATGGAAATGTAGTTGGTCATAATGTAAGCGAAGAAGAAATTAATCGTCTACGATACTATTTAATGCAACGTAAAGCTGGTCCCGCTGGTCGTGGTTGGTGGTATTCAGGTGCTCCATCTCATAAGCGGCTCGGTGGTGTTGCATTAAATAACTGTTGGTTCGTTGCTGGTGATGATTGGACCAATTTTGTACTTGCTCAAGATCTACTTATGTTAGGTGGCGGTGTTGGTATGTCTGTTGAGCACAGATATGTCAGCAAGTTACCAAAAGTTAAGAAAGAAGTACAAATTGTCAATAAAGACACTCACGATGCTGATTTTATTGTACCAGATAGTCGTGAAGGTCGTCAAACCTCTTGACGCATCTGATATCTTGTGTTCAATTGCTGAGATGGTCGTTGCCGGTAATGTTCGTCGTTCAGCTATTATTATTCTCGGTGATTGTTGGGATAAAGAGTACTTAAAGGCTAAACGCTGGGATCTTGGTAATATTCCAACCCAAAGAGCTATGGCTAACTTCTCAGTTGTTGTAGATGATGCACAAGATTTACATCCACTATTCTGGAAAACCTATGAAGAAGGTGAACCATTTGGTATTGTAAACCGTGAGAATATGCAAAAATTTGCTCGCATGGGTGAACTAAAGCCAGATACAGCTATTGGTGTTAATCCATGTGCAGAGGCAACTCTAGAAGATGGTGAGCCATGTAATCTTCAAGAAATTGCTCTTCCCAATCTAAAAAATGAAGAAGAGTTTATTGAAGCTGCGCGTCTTATGCACCGTTGGGGTAAGCGTGTAACAACAGAAAAATATCATCAGCCTAAATGTGATGCGGTTGTAAAACGTAATCGTAGAATTGGAACTGGTATTACTGGTTGCCTACAAAGCCCATTATTTACGCCAGATGTTCTTGACCGTGCATATGCTGCAATCCAAGACGAGAACGTAAAATATTCACGCGAACTAGGAATTCCAGAAAGTATTCGTACCACAGTTATTAAGCCTTCTGGAACTATTTCTAAGGTATTTGATTGCTATGAAGGAGTACATCCAGGATATTCACGCTATATTATTCAGCGTGTACGATTCTCAGCAAATGATTCATTAATTCCACTCCTAAAAGAAGCTGGACATTACATGGAGCCTGTGGTAAGATTCGACGGTAGCTTAGATCACAACACTCTTGTTGTTGATTTCTATGTTGCAGCACCAGACGATGCGCCTGTTGCAGATGAAGATTGGACAACTTGGAAACAATTAGATGTTGTAAAGATGGCCCAAAAACACTGGGCAGATCAATCCGTGTCAGTTACAGTATATTATAAGCGTGAAGATATTGAACAATTAAAGGTATGGCTAAATGATAATTTGAAATATCTAAAAACTATTTCATTCCTATGTCATAGCGAACACGGTTTCAAACAAGCTCCAAAAGAAACCATTACAAAAGATCAATACGAGAAACTATCAGCAAAAATTAAGCCTATTAACGACCAAAATATTGGTGATGGTGAACTAGAAGATTCTATGGAATGTGCTGGTGGTGCTTGCCCAGTTAAATAAATTTTACTAATACACTCCGATAATACTATTTAAGTATTATCGGAGTTTTATTAGGGGAATTAATATGAGAGATATGCAGCTTATCATGGAAAATTGGAGAAATTTTTCAAATGATGTAGAAAAAAAATCTACTGATTTATTGTTAGAAACAAAATTTGGCTCTTTCAAGTTAGATGTTCTAAATGAAGAATTATCATTAAACAGAATTTCAAGAGAAGAATATATTAAGATATTAGCAGAATCTATAGAAAATGATTTAAAATTTATAAATGAAGGAATCCTAACAAAAGCTGTTGGAGCGTTAAAGGGAATAAAAGATGCAGTCGTTAATAAAATTAACGAAATGGGCATTAAAGTGCTACAATTAGCTATTAAGGGTGCAGGTGCTGTCTTTGGCTTAATACAAAAAGTCTTTAGTTTAGTTGAAAAATTTAAACAAAATTATCCAACTCTTTATAGTATAGTTGCACTGGTTGTTAAAGTGGCTTTTTGGGCAGCTATAGCATATTTAGTATATAATTCTATGGTTGGAACTGCAAAAGCTGATGTTGTTTATAGCGATTATGGAGAAAAGGTTAGATTAACATCGGATTCTCAAGCGATGCTAAACTTACTACATAATAAAGCCGCTATGCATAAAATGGGAGTAGATCTTTCTCCTCAGATGGTAGAAAAACTAGATGCATTTATAAGATCAAAGAAAACATTTGATGTGTCAGATATGACAGAATTTAATAATATGTTTACTGCCATGCATGAACATTTAAAATCAGATGCGGTTCTAAAATCGCCAGAGGTTCTAGACAGAATGGGTAGTTTAATTGATGCCACACAAGCGACCGCAGAGCAAAGTGCTCAATATTTGCAAGAAGCAGCAAAATTTGCTGGCAGAGAAACAGTAGCAGCTATTCATTCTAAAGCAGAATTATTAGCTGCGCTTAAAAAAGCTGGATACACTGGTGAGGTTGATGCTCAACATCTAAAAGATATTGTAACTGCATTACTAAAAAAGAAACATGTAACAGGCGACCCTTCCCAGTATAAAACAGCATTTTTTAGTTTGATGAATAATATAAGGGCTTTTGTTAAATAAATAAAATTTATAATTTTTTATACGCCGCTTAAAAAACGGCGTATATTTTTTTATTTGCACACAATATTTTTGTGTGTTATAGTATGTTCGTTGTACTTGGTACAAGAATGGAGATAAAATGGGTTCAGTAATGTCATTAAACGGTACGAAAGATGAAAAAACTAAAGAGGATCGAGTAAGAGATTTTGTAAAGTCGCTTGTAGCAATTGAACAAGCTATTCAGCCATTCAAAGATCAAAAAACAGATCTTAAGAAAAGTTACGTTAGCAATAATTGGCTATCAAAAGATGATATTAAGATGGCACTAAAGGCATATCGTTTAATGAAAGATGAAACCGATATGACCGAATTAGATTCTATGTACAAAAAGGTTACAGGAAAGAAGGTATAGCATGAATTTCTATTCTAGAAATAGAAATCTAGTAATTGAAGTAGAAGATGAAAAACAACAGCAACAAAACGGTGTTTTTCTACCAGATGATTATGTAAAAGCAGCTTCTAGACTAAAAGTTGCAAAAGTTATAGATGCACAATCTGGTCAATTTCAACATGATGTTGGAAGCTATGTGTTATTTGAAGCACATATGATGCAAACTTTTGACCATGAAGGGAAAAAGTATTCAATCATTCCAGAATCAGCAGTATATGGAGTTTTTAAAAATGGACCAGACTACAAAGAATCAATTGAGTATTAATTTATATCATGACGGAATTGGAAAAGTGGAACTTGTTGATCATGTCGGAAGTGATCTTACAATTGTTAACTCTGCTAGGGTTAGTTTTGGAGTTCACAAAGCCGAACTGGAAGATAAAGACCGTAAGCTCATTAGATATCTTATTAAGCATAGGCATACTTCAACTCTTGAGCACTGTTTTGTTACTTTCCGTGTAAAAGTACCATTATTTATTAGATCACAACATCACAGACACCGAACATGGAGTTACAATGAAATCAGTAGGCGTTATACGCCGGAAAATCTTGAGTTTTACGCCCCTACAGAGTTTAGAACTCAGCATTCTAATAACAGACAAGCAAGTAATAACGACGAGCAAATTAATCCATGGATCGAAGAACCAGATCAATGGATTCAAGGAAGACGAGCATCAGATATTGTCAGAGACTTACACGACGATGCCGTTAGAACATATAACCAGTTAATGGAAGCTGGAGTTTGCCGTGAACAAGCCCGTGGTGTATTGCCACAAAATATGTATACAGAGTATTATGCAAGTGCAAACTTGAATAATATCCTAAAGTTTATTGATTTAAGGAGCCACGATGGCGCACAATGGGAAATTCAGAAAGTTGCCGATGCGATGCTCAAAATCCTTGAGCAGCTTTATCCAGAAACAATTAAAGCGTATTATGAAGTAAGGAATCCATCTCATGAAGAAAAATAAATCTAAAGAAACTAAGGTAAAAAATGCTATTGGGGATTGTAGTTATTGTGGTCACAGTATTGTTTATCATGCACCGATGGTTGGGTGTCTCAAATGCAGTTGCGACGAATATGAATAAACGCATGACAAAAGATCCAATGCTTCTAACTCATCATTATAATTGTTTATCATGGGAAAAAAACATATACCGTTGTAATTGTTATATGCAGTGGGTTCAAGAAGATATGAAAGAATTAGATCGTTTTAGGGAGACTACTTCGGAGTAAATATGAAAATAACAAGAAAATCATCAATACATAAATTAAACTTTAAAGAAGTCACATTAGGACAAGTTTTTGAATGGAATATGAATTGTTATATTAAAATTGAAGAAGTTCTACATCCAGAAGAGGATTTAAAATTTAATTCTGTTTGTATTAGTGACGGATGTGTTTGTCATTTTTCAGATACTAGTTTAGTAATACTTCTTGATGCAGAATTAATTTTGAGGGGATAATGAAATTTATAGGTAGTTGGGAATCTAAATATTTTGGATTTGTATATAAGGATATGGCATATTATGTAGGTTGGAATCATCCAACTTGCCGTGATTGGGGATATACTGAAGACTGGTATGACGGACCCATACATAGATTTTCATTATACTTTATTGCATTCCTTAAACACTACGATAGAGGATAAAAATGGAGCGCACTCTAGATTTACACTATGACACAATTGTTATAGGCGCAGATCTGAGTGCGCTTTCTTTTTCTTATGCCCAAAAAGTTCCGTTTATATATATTCGTAGATTAAAACCATATAAATATGGATTTGATTTTGATTATGAAGAAAAATTAAAAATATACGAACATATGTTTTATATGCTATCAATAAATAGATATTGTCCTTTATCAGACAAAGTTCAATCTATAAGATTAGACGAAGAAAATATGCTAAGAGTAACAACAAATACTAATTGTCTAATTAAGATTAAATATAATAAATTAATAATAAGTGATGATTATAAAGTGGAAGGACTTCCACCGGTAAAAGATAAAACATCTTATAGTAATTGTGTAATTGATTATTTTGGAATAGCAGATACATACGTATTAAAATTTATGGGAGACACAAGCAATGACTGTCCAAGAACAATATATTACCCAGGTACTTATGTTTCTGGAACTAAACAGTTTAAGAATTTAATAATAAATTCGCTATTGTCGGATGAAGAATTAGAAAAAATAGACTTCTCAGAGTCTTACATGCGACTAAGGTTATATCGGATATATCAGAATATGCAAACCTTACAACACATTAGGAGAGAAATATATCCTTTAGGCAAGAATATTTATGAATTTCCAGACAATATTTCTATTTTAACGGATTCCCATGAAAAAATCTTAGGTGGTCCAAAAGTAGAAGATAGATATCTAAACTTTATAGAAAGCAGATTATGGAAAGCCTAATAAAATCAGACAATACAGTATATCATTTAGCGGGTATAGTACCAGTTGCTGGACAACCTCTGGATTTTAATATGCCATGGCCTGATGCAATGATGCCAATAGCACAAGATTATTTAGCTGTTGAAAAATCTATTTGGGAATGTGTATTAGCGGGGTGTTCTACAGTTTGGATTGTGTGCCACATGGGTACTATCCCTCTTCTTAGAAAAAGAATAGGAGATACGGTCGTAAGACCGATAAGTGTAAATATATCTGAGAGAGATGATGCAAAACTGTCGAGCAGAGTTAACATATACTACATACCAGTTCATCCAAAAGATAGAGATAGAAGAGACTCAATAGGTTGGAGTGTACTATACGGCGCTAATAGAGCTTACTGCTTATGTAAAATGATAAGTAAGTGGGTCACTCCAGAAAAATTTTTTTGCTCATTTCCTTATGGAGTAATCGATGACGACACAATAAAAAATAATAGAAAATTGTTATTAAGCCCAAAACAGGTTATATTTTCAAATCTAGGTAAAACAGTAAAAGACGGTATTTATATAAATTTTACATTTGATGCTAATGATTTTAAAAAAGCTAGAGATCTAGTAAAAAGATATGCAATAGATACATGGTCAGGAGATTCTGAGCATATACCTCTTTCTCATAGGAAGAAAACTTTAGCTCTTGGTGTAGAATATATATTTAAAAATCTTGACTTAGAAAATTCTTCTGTGGTAGAATCACCATGGTTTTATGATATTTCTTCTTGGGAAAGATATTCTAATTTTATAGGTAAAAATTTACAATTAGTCAGAAATAAAGATCTTTTTATCGGAGAAAAAAGAGATAAGATATGACAAAAGAGGAAGAAGAGATTTTTCAAAAAGTTGTAAAAATGCATAGAGAGAATGAATTACTTATGGTTCTTTTTGAAGAGCTTGATGATCTTAAAAAAGATGGCTATGGGTGCTATATTTGTGATGAAAAACTATCAGGTTTATTTTTTGCTTATGAAGAATACAAAAAATGGAAACAAAATGGATAAAAAAAAACTAATACTGGATTTTATAAATGGACCCCTTAAAGAGTATTTAGATGGGGGAGAAATTTCTTTTGGAAAATTTAAAGAAAGAATAAACGAAACATGCGGAACAGATTTCAGTTATAGTGATCTTTACCCAAGTTATCTTTTTAATGCTAAACTTACATATGAATATTTAGAGTTGTTTGAAGTAGATTCACAATACCAATGTAAAGAAATAATTCCTGGTACATTTATTGCCTGTGGTGAAGGTGTAGGAGAACAAAAGCAATATTGCTCAAACTCATGCTATCAAAAATCAAAGGAAAATAGATGAAATACGTTATTATCAGATATTGTGATGCCGGTAGCTGGATAGAAACAGACGGCAGTTTAAAACCTATTTTATTTGAAAACAGAGATGACGCGCAAAAAAATGCTGATATGAGAAATGATAATTGTTGGTGGTCTACTCTTAGATTTAAAGTAGGAGAGTATAAGGAGGAAGAAATAAATGATTAAATTTTTTAAAAAGTTATATTATGATTGGAAATTTAGAAATAGTACAGCGCCAGAGACAGTTTATATTGTTGCAAGACAACCAGATGAGTTAACAGGTCTGATAAAAATTTTATCAATCCATAAAACACTAGAAGGTGCTTCAGAAGCTCGAAAAGAATATGTCCAGCAACATATGGATGGTCAAGTGGATGTTCGAAGATACGGTCTTTGGGAATAGGAGAAAATTATGAATTTTATCGGACCAACATTGAAAGATCTCTTCAATAAAGAAGAAGTTGTTGTAGTAAAAAGAGAATACAGAAGAATGTATAGGATAAATTGGGCAATCTTTTTTTCAAACCTTTATAAATTTATTGCGTTTTGGAAGCCAAAAAATAAAAGGTATTTATATAATACGATAGTATCTAGTCAAACAGAAGATGAAGTAGCATTACTAAAAAACAGCAATATTGAGGCAGCAGTCGTGGGCAAAAATAATATGGAAGAGTAAAAACTTCTTGACTCTGAGAATTTACAGTGCTACAATAGCCACTGATAGTTGAACCTATCGGTGGCTTTCTTATTGGAGAATAAATGTCTGATCGTAAAAATTCAAACCTAAAGTTCGCAAATCTACACAATCACGATACATTTAGTATTTTCGATGGTCTAGGCTTTCCCGACGAGCATATTGATTATGCTTACGGTAATGGTTTGGATGGTATTGCATTTACTAATCATGGTAATATGAACTCTTTTTCTTATGCCTTTATGAAGTCAAAGAAAATGAAGGACGAAGGTAAAACTGATTTTAAGGTTATGTATGGAATTGAAGCCTATGTCCATCCTTCAATTCCAGACTGGAAAAAAGAAAAGGAAAGATATGAAGATGATGCAAAACTTGCAAAACAGGTTGATGATGAAATTGGTTTGGTTGTCGAAGATGAATCTGAAACAAAAAAAGGAATTAAAAGCGCCCTCAATCAAAGAAGCCACCTTGTTCTTGTTGCCCAAAACCAAACAGGTCTTAACAATCTTTTTAAGCTGGTTTCTACCAGTTATAGTGGTGACAACTTTTACCGTTTCCCCCGTATTGACTACGATATGCTTCGTCAACATGGCGAAGGAATCATCGCTTCCTCTGCCTGTTTGGGTGGGGTTCTTGCTAATGATTATTGGCGTAACCGAGATGCTGGTGAGACCGCTGTTTATAGTGCTATGGAAAAAACTGTTCAACAGATGATGAACATCTTTGGAGATCGTTTTTATGGCGAACTTCAATGGGCTATGGCACCAGAACAGCATATCCTAAATCAATATATTATCAAGCTTTCCCAACAATATGGGTTTAAGCTTGTAACAACTTGTGATGCCCACTATCCTTCACCAGACCTTTGGAAGGATCGTGAAATTTACAAAATGCTTGGATGGCTTGGAAAAAACAAAGAAGAGCTATCTATGGGCAACCTCCCTGTTTCTCTAGAAGAAATGGCTTATCAACTATATCCAAAAAACGGTGATCAACTATTTCAATTTTATAAAGAGACTTCTAAGAAACTAGGATTTAAATACGATGATGATCTTATCGCTGAAAGTATCGAGAGAACTAGCGATATTGTAAAAAATCGTATCGAGAATTATGTACCAGATACAGAAGTAAAATTGCCATCATTCGTAATTCCAGAAGGCGAAAGTGCCGACTCTGCTCTAGCTAAAATTGCAATTGAAAAGCTAAAAGCAGCTGGACTACACAAAGATAATGTATATGTTGATCGTCTAAAGGAAGAACTTCACACGATCAAGGATCGTGGTTTTTCTCGTTACTTCCTAACAATGAAAAATATTGCTAATGACGCTAAAGATGTACAACTTTGTGGTGGTGGTCGTGGATCTGGTGCTGGCTCTCTAGTATCGTACCTTCTTGATATTACAGAAGTCGATCCAATCAAGTATAAACTTCAGTTCTCACGTTTTATTCGTAAGAACGCAAAGGATTATCCTGATATTGACTTCGACGTAAGTGATCCAATGGCAATCAAAGAATTGATGATTGCAAAGTATGGTGAAAATACTGTAGTTCCAATCTCCAACTACAACACCCTACAAATTCGTTCACTGATTAAGGATATCTCTAAGCTTTACGATATTCCATTTCAAGAGGTAAATGAAGTAACCAGCAAGATGCAAGCAGAGGCAATTCCTGTATGTAAACGTATTCACGGAATTACCGCTGGTGTTTATATTCCGACTTGGGAAGAACTGAAAGAGCACTCTCCGTCGCTCCGTGGATATTTGGAGAGATATCCAGATGTAGCTACGCATGTAGAGAACCTACAGGGTCAGATTCGCAGTATTTCCCGTCATGCTGGTGGTGTACTATTTGCAGAAAATATCAACGAAAAAATGCCGTTGATTAATAGTGGTGGAGTAACACAAACTCCTTGGACTGAGGGCCAAACTGTACGTCATTTGGAACCTCTTGGATTCATTAAATTTGATATTCTTGGTCTAGCATCGCTAAGGATGATCGAAACTTGTATTGAGCACATCTTAAAGCGTAAACATGGGATTAAAAATCCAACGTTTGAAGATGTGAAGAAGTATTATCGTGATAATCTACATCCAGACAAGATTGATCTAAATGATCAAAAAGTCTATGATTATGTATTTGGAGAGGGAAACTTCTGTGGTACATTTCAGTTTACTAACATGGGTGCTCAAAAGTTTTGTATGCAGGCAAAACCAAAAAGCATTGTAGATATTGCCGCCATTACTTCTATCTATCGTCCCGGTCCACTTTCTGCAAACGTACATACAAAATACATCGAAGCAAAAAATAATCCAAGCGATATTTTCTATATGCATGATGTAGTAAAAGAAGTAACAGAAGAGACATATGGATTTATCGTGTTCCAAGAACAATTGAGCCTGCTTGCTCATAAACTTGGAAAAGATATTTCGCTTGATGAAGGTAATGAACTTCGTAAGGTATTAACTAAAAAAGGTACTGGTAAGGAAGCCCAAGTAAAGGAGAAACTATATGGAAAATTTGTGGACGGCTGCATGGAAAAAAACATTAGAAAAGTCGATGCAGAAAATCTATGGAAAACTATGGAATTTTTCTCTGGTTACGGGTTCAATTTGTCTCACGCTGTTTGTTATTCCATTCTATCTTACCAGTGTGCCTATCTTTTTCATTATCACCCAGCGGAATGGCTCGCTGCATTCCTAGATAAAGAACCGGAAGATAGAAAAGAGCAGGCTATTGCTACAGCTAAAGGCTATGGATATAATATTCGTCGATTAGATATTAACTCGTCTGGAGTTAAATGGGAAGTTGGCGATGATGGCAAAACTCTTATCCAGCCCTTGACTTCGGTTAAAGGTCTCGGTGAAGTAGCCATTGATCAGATTATGAAATATCGTCCATTTAAGACAGTTGAAGAAATATTATTTCACGATGAAATTATCTATAGTAAGGTAAATAAAAAAGCTCTTGATGCTCTAGTTAGAACCGAAGCAATGAATTCATTAGTGGATAATCGTTTTAGTGGATTAAAACATTTCTGGTCAGCAGTTGTAGTGGACAGACCAAAAACTAAGAAAAAATTGGATGAAAATATCCAAAAATATAAACCAGAAGGAGATTTTTCTGTTGAAGAAAAAATTGAAAACTTGGTATCATTATCCGGTATTTATCCGATAAGTCTTGTTATGGATGCACCCACTTTAAAACGACTGGAGGAGAAGTATATTCCACCCATCAGCATGTTTGAGGAAAATGAAGACTTAAACCAGGTTGTATGGTTTATTCCACGTAAATATACCGAAAAGAAAACCAAAAACGGTAAAATCTATTGGATACTTGAAGTTACGGATAATACAAATCAGCTGACCAGTATTAAATGCTGGGGTGTTGATCCTAAAAAAGATAAGGTCTGGTTAAATAGACCATACCTCGGAAAACTTCAACATGATGATTGGGGATTTAGCACTAGAAGCATTAAGCATAATTTTAAACTATTAGGATAATTGGAGGCAAAATGAATGTCGTTAGAAAACGAAGAAATATGGGAATTTTTACAGATTGAATCTAATGTATATGTGGTCGGAGAACCATATCCAGAAGAAAAATTTGATTTTTATATTGAAGGAGTCTCAGAAAAAAATCTGTACTGCTCCAATGAGGGTATAAAAACTCAAATACAAGAATCTTTAAAACTAAATTCAAATAGGGAGAAAGTAGTATACTTTTTCTATAAAAGGATAGAAACATGAAAATCGTAGCAGCAAGTGGTTACTTCAATCCTCTACATAAAGGACATGTAGAGTATCTTGAGAGAGCTAAAACTCTCGGTGATAAGCTTATTGTTATCGTCAATAATGACTTTCAAGTAAAACTTAAAGGCTCTAAAGAGTTTATGGATGAGCAAGAGAGATTACAAATTGTTAGATCTTTAAGTTGTGTTGACATGGCAATTCTATCAGCAGATGTAGATCCTACGGTGTGTAAAACGCTATGGCTTGTTAGACCTGATATTTTTGCCAAAGGCGGAGATAGATACACCTATGAAATACCCGAATCAAAAATTTGTAGAGAATTAGGTATTGCAATTATTGATGGTTTAGGTGCAAAAATTCAAAGTTCATCTTGGCTATTGAGCCGAAAGGATTAAAATGGGAAGCATTAAAATTGATGGAGTAGATGTTCTAATGGATCAATCAGTTCGTCTACAGTGGAAGAAATTAACACAAACAGCTAAAGGCCCGCAAAAAGCACATCACGAAGATGCAGCATGGGATTTATATGCCGATTGCCCAGGAGGCATGTTAATCATCTCAGGAGCAACGACTATTGTTCCAACTAATATTGCTATTATGCCACCTGAAGGCTGGGCTTGTGATATCCGTGGTCGTAGCGGTATGAACAGTAAAGGCAAGTTCGTTATTCTTGGACTAGTTGATTCATATTATACTGGCCCTTGGGGTATTGTTGTCCATAATGGAACAAAAGATGAAATTAGGATTGGGCATCATGATAAGATTGCTCAATTTACAGTTCAACGAGTTTACAACTCACAATTGGTGGAAGTCGAGGAATTTGATGTAAGTGGTGATAAGCGTGGCTCGGGAGGTTTTGGTAGCACAGGAACCCGATAAAATTAACCCGTGGTGCCAAAACACCACGGGTTTTTTATGTGCTTTTTTGAGGAACATATGAATAGAAAACAAAAAAGAAGTCTAGAAAAGCAAATGGGCAAAGAAAATGTAGAAAAAATAAATTTAATGTTAAATATACCCACAGAGTGCTTGACTTGTAAAAAAAGTTATGATAAACTTAACAAAGAAATGGTGATGACATGGTTCGTAGAGGTATATAACGAACAAAAACGAGTGGACTTATATTGTCCCGAGTGTTATGAAAAGAGGAAACATGAGTTGCAGCAAAAACAATCTAGCACTAACATATGATGATATTTTATTAATTCCGAATTATTCTGATATTCAATCAAGGTCAGAAGTATCAATAGCCAATAAACTTTCTGATGAAATTGAGTTGGAAGTTCCCATTTTTTCTGCTCCGATGGATACTGTATCTGGTTTAGATATGGCAGAGTCAATTAGTAGACTTGGTGGTTGTGCTATTATACACAGGTATAACACAATACCAGAACAAGTTACACTGGTTAGAGAAGCAAAACGTAATGGAACAAAATTTGTTGGTGCCGCAGTAGGTGCAACTGGGGATTTTGATGAAAGAGCATTTGCGCTAACCGCCGCTGGTGCTGATTTTATTTGTATTGATATTGCTCATGGTCATCATATGCATATGAAAAATGCAATTGATAAATTGAAACAAAATTCAAATATTAAACACGTTATGGCTGGTAATGTTGCAACATCAGATGCATATGAAGATTTGGCTGGTTGGGGAGCTGATTCAGTTAAAGTTGGTATTGGAAACGGATCTATTTGTAGCACTAGGTTAAACACTGGTCATGGGGTTCCAAGTGTTACAGCTTTGCAGGATTGCGCTAGGAGTAAGAAAAGTTACTTTTATGCATGTGGACAAAAAGCTCCTGCGATTATTGCTGACGGGGGAATTAAAAATAGCGGAGACATTGTAAAAGCTTTAGCCGTTGGTGCTGATTTTGTAATGCTTGGATCGATGCTAGCCGGAACTAAAGAAGCGCCAGGAGAATTGCTTTCAACCGCAAACGGTATGCGTAAAGTTTATCGTGGTATGGCTAGTCGTGAAGCTCAGAATGATTGGAGAGGTAAATCATCCGCACCAGAAGGAATTTCTACAACTATTCCATACAAAGGAGAACTTGAGCCACTATTTATGGATATCGTAGGAGGAATTAAAAGTGGGTTCTCATATACTGGAGCAAGAAGCATTGATGAATTTAAAAGACTCGCAAAATACGTCCAGCAAACAACGGCAGGACAACATGAAAGCTGGACACACATTCTCTCGAAAGCATAAACCCGGAGAGAAAAAGGTAGTATTTTTTGCTGATGAAAATTTTCATGCTAGATTTAGAATACAGTTAAGATATGATGATTTAGCGCAAGCTAAATTTTTTAGAATGTGTATGGAAGCTTATGAAAATAAAGATGAAGAGTTTATGTCTTTCATATATAAAAAAATTGAAAAAGAAAAAAGTGCTAGAAGTAAAAAAAATATAAAAAAAGATCTTAAGCAATTAAGACAAAATGAAGAAAATTTTGGATTAAATGAAGAGGAGATTAAAGATATTTTTGATATTATAGCGATGGAGAATCCAGACCTATGAGTGAATATAAATTTAAAACATGTACAGAAGCCTGCATTAAATTAGATGAATCATGCCCGAATAAAGATTGCAGAAATTGGATGAATTATGAAGATGATCTAAATTGCGCTGTTATTGCGGCGGATAAATATGGTGAGTTGACACTGAGAGAGGTATCGGAGCGTATAGGCTTATCTTTTGTTAGGGTAAAACAAATAGAAGACACAGCTAAAGAAAAAATAAAAGCCTCTTTGAAGGATTCTTACTATTTATAGTATAAATAAAATCCTTTCTAGGATTTACACACTATTTATTTGTTAAGAACATCAATCTTTTTAGGAGATACCTTATATGAGTAAAAAACAATTGCTAGAAGAATCAACAATTCGCAAGTTTATGAGACTTGCAAATCTTGAGCCACTAACCGACAGATTCTTAAGTGAATCAGGACCGGGATATAACGAAGAAGAAGAAATGAAAGAAAGCGAAGTGGCTAAAAAATATGGCCGTCCAGATATGGATACACAAGAAGAAGCCGAAGAATTAGATTTAGGCGGAGATGAAGAAGATTCTGAAGACGGTGAGGATATGGATTTTGGAGATGATGAAGGAGCAGATTTTTCTGATGAAGAATCTGGTGCCGTATCTCCAGAGGTCGCAAAAAGAGTTGTTCAAGCTGTTCTAGACGCTTTAGGCGTTGAAGGAACAGTCGAAGACGACGAAGAAGGTGGAGAGTTTGACGTAGACATGGATGACGACGACATGGGCGATGTAGACATGGGCGACGACGAAATGGATATGGGCGATGAGGAAGATGGCGAAGGCGACGAAGAAGATGAAATGAATGAAGAAGATATGTATCAAGAAGAAGATGAAATGAATGAAGAAGAAGAGATGGATGAAGAAGAACTAAAAGAATCTCGATTCATGAATAAATCTGAGTTAGTAGAAAATGTATTACGCAGAGTAACTGCTAGATTATTAGCAGAAGCCAAGAAAAAACCAGAAGATAAAAAAGCTAAAGACGTTAAGAAGAAAATGCAGGCAAAGAAAAAAGAAGCCGAAGCTAAGAAAAAGAAACTAGAAGAAGAAAAAAGCCACAAAGTAACACATGGAAAATCTTCAGGTTCTGGTTTGGCTTCAAAGGGAAAGAATAAAGATAAACTATATTCTAAACACAAGAATATGAAGTGGTCTAAAAAAGGTGAAGGTGGTCATGAAATGACACCTCTAAAATCTTCTGGTGGGCATACAACAACTCACAAGAAAACCAGCGGTTTGACTGGAAAAGGTAGCAACAAACACAAATAAGGAATCACTATGCAAATTACAAGAGGCGAATTAAAGCAAATTATTGCAGAAGAAGTCCAACGTGTTGAAAAAGAAAAAGATCACACAGAGACTTTGGTAGAAAGCTATGCCTATGGATATGCAGAAGATGCTGATGCAGAGTTCGTTTCTAAAGATGCGATTATAGATTTTCTAGAAGTTTTAGAGGAATCTCAAATTCCAAGAGAAGCATTAGAAGCGTTTATGGAAAATCTGCCAGAAGGTATGGTACAGAATGTTCTAAAAGATGTTTTAGAAGATTAAAAAAGGTTCTAAGTAAAGATTGATAAAAAAACCCACCTATTTTAGGTGGGTTTTTTCTTTATTAAGTGTGGTATAATTATGTCAGGAGTTAGGAATGACTAATCAATTTATTATCTGGTGTTTAGGATTTTTTATAGGTTTTTTTATTAGATCTCTATTTTCATATCTATTTATGATAGGTACATATGTAAAATATATGCAAGAGTTAGAAATGAGATTTTTACTATTAAGCTCTCTTTTTATTCAATGGAGATCTCAAGCTATAAAAATTCTAGAACTATCTTATGAAGATGCGGCATATAGAGATCTGAAGTATCAAGAAGAATTTAAACTTGTAAAAATAAAAATTGAACAGAAATATCAAGAGTTGGGGGAACAATACGTTAAAAGAATTACTGACATGCTACCGTATAAACCAGCATATAAAAATTGGGATGAAGCAGTAAAATTCCTAGAAAGGAATTATAAGAAATTATGACGGAAAATATCGACATGAAAATAAAACCTCCAGAAGATATAATAAAAGGATTAAAAATCAAATACTGCTCTTCTGAGGATAATGTTTATTATCTAGAAAAATTATTTGTTGCTGCGTCTGTTGTAAAATGGATCTTTAGTAATACAAAAGATACAAATGAAATCTTACAATATCTCAGTCAAGTTGAAAGACATATGACTGGGCAAATTAATTTATATTGGGATAATGGGATAATCAAAGTTGGTTCCATAAAAAGAGGTAAAGAATGAAAATGTATGCATGTGCTTGGAAAAGTTATGCCAATGTTTATAGCTTGCAAGTTAATGAAGTTAAGCAGTCCGATAAGAGTGAATTAAAGAAATTATTTAAGGAATGGAAACAGTCTGCTACCGGATGGAATATGAAAAACGGTGATCAATTCCTCGTATATAACAAGGAGTTTGAAGATCAAAAAGAATGGTTAAAGTGGGCCAAAACTTGTCCAATAAAACTTTTTGAAATAAAAGTTAAACGGGATAAAGAAGAAAAGGTACAATTAACCTGTAAGAATAAAAAGAAAAGAGGAAAATAATGAGTCTTACAAGCCGCAGAAATAACAAGAAGAAGGAAGTAGAATCCGAAGAGACATCAGAAGATGTCTCAACAGAAAAGACTGTACAGAATTTAATAATGTTACCAGGACTAGATGATGCTCAGGGAGGTATCAAGAGTATTGGATTATTTGGTGATATAAACGAAGAAAAGGGTAGTGAAATCGTATACGCTCTTTTAACAATTTGGAATGAAAATAGAAATAAAGCAAAAATCGAAGAACAGGATAAAAAATCTAAAAAAGAGAAACCAGATCCAATTGAATTATACATTAGCACACACGGTGGATCAGCTAGTGATATGTTTGCAATTTATGATATCATGCGTCAAGTCAAAAAGGATATTGATATTTCTACAATCGGAGTAGGAAAGGTGATGAGTGCTGGTGTTCTTTTATTAGCAGCAGGCAGCAAAGGTAAGAGAAAAATCGGTAAAAATTGTAGAGTGATGCTACATTCTGTTTTGGGAGGGAGTGAAGGACCAATTCATAGTCTGGAAAATGAGATGAATGAAATTAGATGGACACAGGATCGCTATATCAATGCCCTAATTGCAGAAACTAAATTAACACAAACTACAATGAAAAAATTGCTTGAAAAGCATGTTAACATCTATTTATCAGCAGAAGAGGCGGTGAAATACGGAATAGCTGATGAGGTAATCTAAAAATGAAAAAAGATATGAATCAAATTGTTGAATCCTTTTTTGCTAAAAAGGAAAATGTCATTACTACAGGACTTCTTGAATATTTAGTTAGAGAAGAGTTTAATAAACTATTAAACGAAGAAGCAGTTGCGCCTATTCCAAAAAATTTTGGAATTAAATTTAGTTCGATCCCGGAAATCTCAGTTTCTGAACTTGGTTGGTCATCGCTTGTTGAATCAGAGGCTGGTTCAACCATTAAAGTTTCTTCTGAGCAGAGAAAACAGCTAGAACAGTACTTAAACAATATCAAAGGCGCAGATCTTGCAGAAAAGTTTAAAAATATAAGTGAGTTTTATAATGCTGATCTAGATGCCCTGATGGAAAAAGGAATCCTAGATAAATCTTCCAGAACTACTAGAATTCAACAAATTATGTCTTATCTAGTGTTTATTAAAACATTAACCACTATTATAACAAACTTTAATGCTGCTGCAGCCGGTTTCGCTTTTGAATCATTTTTAGGTGTTTTATTGGGCGGTGAGCAGGTTCCTACAAACAGTGGTACGATTGCAGACTTAAAAACAAGCGATGGAATAGGAATAAGCTTAAAACTATATTCGGATAAAAAAGTACACGTAGGCGGAAGTTTTTCGGATTTAGTTAATGATATGATTAGTCCAAAAAATCCATCTAAGCCTTTTATTAGATATGTTGTAGCTGTGAAGAGTCTAAGCGGTGAAGCATTAAAAATGACAGGTACTATAGATGTACACCAATTTGATATAGATTTAAAAAACATAGAAAATGTTATGTCTCTAGGAGGTAAAAGCTCCAGATTGTGTATAAGACTACCAGTGTCATTTATAAAAAATGGAACTGACTATTCACACCTTAAGAAGACTTATAAATCTCAAGAAGAAATAGAAGATTGGTTCGATGCACAAGTTCGAAAATCAGAGTATGCAAAAGATGAAAATTTTGAACAGTGGTATAAAATCCTAAAACAAAGCGAGATGTCAGAACCTAAATTTTTTGAAGGCGGCAAAGAAGATAAGCTAGGTGTCCTTGGAAAGAGTAGCCCAGGAAAGACATTTGTAAATAATTTATTTACTGGTTTTGCCGAACAAGGTCTATTAGATAATCCAGACATGGCATCGTCCGCTAGAAAAGTGTTTAAAAGTGATATAACTGGTGAAAAAAGAGCATGGCCTTCTTATGCAAATTTCTTTATTGACTTGTATGAAAAAGCAAAAGATTTTGCTATAGTAAAAGGCGAAGCTACTCCTCAAGCTTTAGAAGAAGCTAGAAAGAGAAATTTATTTACAGCATCCAATCTTCTAACTGAAAAAAAGACAACAAAATCAAAAGCACCAGCTAGTGAAGAGCTAATGCCTGGTATTCTTTTTGCTTCAACAGAAGAATCTGTAGCATATTTAAATTCTGTAGACGCAAATCAAGAATTAAAAAAGAAAGCTTTAAAGAATACTTATGGATATTTAGATATCATGCAGTTTGGTTTTACTAAACTAGAAGTGTTTGATCTTATTGCTGCAGCAGGACAAGAGCAAAAAGTTGCTACCCTTACTGTCGGTAGAACGTCAATAGAAGGCTTATTGAATAAGCTAAAAGATGCTATTAATACAGAAGTATATGAAATTTTTGAAAGTTTAAATGTGCTAACTACTAATATTAATGCATATTTTGCAAATGGTATGGTTGAAGATGCTAACGCAACAGCAGCCCAACAAGCTGCAAAAAATATTGATGTTAAAACTGCGCTTGTTCAACAGCAAGTAAAAAAATAAAATAATGAATAAGATCAGTAGATATCTATTAAGTGAAATAAGGGCTTCTCTTGATGAAGAATTATATAATCAAGAGAAGCTTATAAACTATCTTTATCAAAAGATAGGTTCCGTAAAAGATGCCGGAATAGTCTCCGTTACAGCATCAAATAAAACGGATTTGGGAGTGGTCGTTAGGTTTGAAGATAAGGACAGTCTTACCAAAGGGGTGAAAAAAATCAAGACTGCCATCAAAAACTCTGATTTGAGTTTGTCTGACGACCATATCCCAAAGTTTTATTCTTCTGCCGATGTTACTACTGTTGAATATAAAGATGGTAGTGGAAAGGCGTATATTGTCTATAAAACAGAATTAGGTATAAGGGATGGTCTTGCTCTTGAGCAGATCATCCGTTTTTTATTATCTGGTCAAATAGACGACCAGTTAAAAAATCGCATTGATTTATCTCCTAATTCATCAAAAGATGATGTTATAAGTAAATTAAAAAATGAATTCTTAGAAGTTTTTAAAGTTGCTCTAGTAGGTAAAAAAAAGATAATAAAATCAGTTGGAAAAATAAAAAAGGTAGAATCCGTAGGAAGTCAAAATTCAAAAGCGGATCTAGTTCTTTATTCGGAAGACGGAAAAAAAATAGGCTTGTCTATTAAGTTAGTAACAGAGGAAGGTCGTGGTGTAAGATTTACATATAATAAAAATCTTGGATATGGTGATGAAAAAGATGACAATCTAGTTCGTAATCCATCTGGGGAACCGTGGTGGGTTGTAGGAAGACAAATCTTCGCTAAAAAAGTTGGTAAGCGTAAATATGTGCCAAAAGGAGAAGGCGTTGAATGTCCAGCTTGGATGACAAAAGCGAAGGAGGATCATCCAGACTTATACAAGGAGGCGATGGAGGAAGTCTACGCCAAGATAAGAGAAGTGTTAATACATAATTTAAAACGCCTACGTTTAAAAGATCTAGTTGACATGGTTAACGAAGCCCATCTAGGAGTTGCTGACGAGCGTAAAGAATATGATAAATTTTTGAAGTTAACATCGACATCAGAAGGTGTTAAATTGATCTCTCAAGAGGAAGCGAAGCCTAATATTAATAAATTAAAAATGATGAATAAAAATGATATTATTAGAAGTGAAGGAGCTAATATTATTATAGATATTCCTGGATTAGAACCATTAACAATACATTCTGTTAAGTTTCATTCTAACATGTTAAGTGATAAAAGAGATGATCTAAAGATAAAGACGAGGTAAAGTGAATGAGTTTAGATAAATTAATGGAAGGTTGGAGAAATTTCTTAAAAGAAGATGCTAAAGTAGCGTTATATACAGGTGCTGTTGTACAAGATGTAGAAAATTTAAATTCTAAGCTAGATGAATTAGGACTTAGGGTAGAAGGATGGAAAGACTCCTCTGTAGGTTCTCATGGGAATGAACAATTAAATCATCACATGACTATAGTACCTTCCCCAGCAAATAAATCTAAAACTCCTATAGAGTTAAATGTACCAACTAAACTAAAGATAGTTGCCTTTGGAGTAGATGAAAAGCTTGGAATAGCCGCTTGGAAAGTTGATACGGATATGTACGTACAAAGTGGAGTGCCTCATATAACAGCCATGTTAAGAGATGAAACAGTAAAGCCGTTTTTAGCGGCAAAAATTAAAGATTGGAAATCAATTGAACCTTTTACTGTAGATGCTACAGTAGAAGAAGTTTTTTCAAAATAGAAAGGTAAAGGGTAATACTTTGAAAGTATATGATAATGGAACTTCTTTAAATAAAGCAATATTAGATGGAGTCAACAAACTGGCAGATGCTGTCAGTTCAACTCTCGGCCCTAAAGGAAGAAACGTAGTAATACATCTTAAGGGTAGAAACCCTATAATTACAAAAGATGGAGTTACCGTAGCTAAAAATATTGAATATGAAAATCCTTTTGAGAATGTTGGAGCGCAAGTGCTAAAACAAGCTTCTGAGGTTACTGCTATAGAAGCTGGAGATGGAACTACAACTGCTACTGTCCTAGCTAGAGCAGTTATGCAAAACGCTCAAAAATACATTACAGCCGGAGCAAGCCCAGTAGAACTTAAACGTGGGATGGATAAAGCAGTAACTGCGATTGTATCTAGATTGCATCGCATGTCAAAAGAAGTATCTAGTATAGAAGACATAGAACATATCGCAACAATATCTGCCAATGGTGATAAACAGATTGGTAAACTTATTGCTATGGCTGTTGATAAAGTAGGAAAAGATGGCGCTATTTCAATTGAGGAAGGCAAATCTGTAGATACAACTTTAGATGTTGTTGAGGGGTTTCAAATTCCATCCGGCTTTGTATCAGCAGAGTTTGTAACTGATCCACGTCGAGGGGCAATGAGATATGAAAATGCTATACTATTAGTAACTGATTACTCAATTGACAACCTTGACGATATAATGCCAGCACTGGAAATTGCTGCAAGAGAGAATAAACCTTTTATTATTTTTGCAGAAAATGTAGAGGGACAATCTTTAGCTGCTATGGTTCTAAACCTTAAAAGAGGCAGCATGAAAGTCGCTGCCATCAAAGCGCCTAAATACGGTGAAGAAAGAAGAAACCTGCTAAAAGATTTAGCGTTGGCAACAGGTGCGACATTTATTTCTAGAGAAAGTGGTATGTCATTAAAAGAAGTAAAAAGAAGTCATATGGGAAGCTGTAAGACTATTGAATCTTTGAAAAACTGGACAACGGTAGTCGGCGGCGGCGGAAACTATGAGGAAGTACAAAAAAAGATAGACTCTCTTAAAGCAGAAATTGAACAAAGTAGTGATGTAAAAGAGTGTGAATCTATTCAAGATAGAATTACGCGTTTAGTTGCGGGTATTGCAATTATAAGAGTTGGTGGTTCTACGGAAGTAGATATGACTGAAAGAAAGCATCGCATAGAAGATGCTTTAGAAGCTGTACGCAGCGCACAACAAGAGGGTATTTTACCTGGAGGTGGATTGGCACTATTGAGATGTTCATTTGAACTAGAAAAAGAAGTAGAACTGGATAATGAAGATCAAAAATTTGGTGTAGAAATAATTAAAAAAGCCTGTTACGAGCCAATAAAAACACTTTCTAAGAACTGCGATGAAAGCCCAGACGTTATAGTTCATCAGGTATTATATATTTCCGATCTCCCTTTGGTTGGTTATGATTTTGTTAGTAGGTCTTATGTTGATTTAATTGAAGAAGGTATTGTAGATCCAACAAAAGTTACAAGATGTGCATTACAAAATGCTGTATCTGCTGCCTCAACTTTATTAACAACTTCTCATGCTATTATTGAAGTATAAAACTATTTACTATCATCTAACGAGGAAATAAGATGTCTGAACAAGATAATAAAAAAGACTTAGAGATGATGGTTATAGAAATAAAATTAGGAACGGAAAGACTAATATCAAAATTAGATCAATTAAATAGCGGAGTCTCCAGACTCGAAACCTCATTATGCAAAATGGATAAAACGGTAGAAGAATTAGAGAAAAAAGTTCTTGTATTAGAGCAGACAACCCCGCCAGAATTACATAAAGAATTAGCTCTTATCAAAAATTCACAAGAAACTCATGCTAAATTTATGTGGTTACTAGGAGGCGGAATTATTTCAGTTATGGTTAAAATTTTTACAGATTTAATATCTAAATAATGGCTTGACTGAGTAAAATAAATGAGTTATAATGATCGGACAGTTGAAAAACAACTGTCCGATTTTTTATGGAGAAAATATGAAAAATGCAAAAATACAAATAACTGTAAAAGTAGATGATCTTCCAAAAGAAGTTACTGCAAAATTACAATCAGTAAATATGATGCAAAAATCAGCCTGTAAAATACTTGAAGATGTTTTGAGCCTTATCCAGACTCAAAACATTATAAAAGCAGCAGAAACCCTAAATAATTTTAGGGATGAAATAGCATATATAGATATGGTTTGCTCTGATTGTTTTAGTATTTTAACTGCTTATGCTAAACATAAAGCTAGCGAGCTAGAGCCTGAAAGATTAGTGCTTCCTAACGTAAATAAAGATGAAAATAAAGAAAATGGAGAGGGATAATACATGACTGTTAAACTTAGTAAAAACGGTAAAAGACTAGGGCGACCTCCAAAAGATAAAAATAAAACACCAGAGGTTTTTGTAGTTGAATCTAAACCATATGTAGCTCCTACATTTGATCTCTCTACTGAAGAAATGTTAGAATGTTCTCTTGTACCCATTAATGAATATTCACATATCAATAACGAAATTAAAAAAGCTGGTAGATATGCACAATCTACATATACATTAAATAGATTTGGTAAGAACTCTTTTGTTGTTTTGGCCTATTTGGATACAGACCTAGAAAAACATAGAAATAATGGTCTTACAGATGAACAAATCGTTGTAAGATGTGTAAACTATTTAAATCAGACCGAAACTAAAAAGAAAGGTCAGAAAAAAGATCCCAAAAAACCATATGGTAATTTGCAGTTATATGGTTTTAGAACCATAAACAAGTTTAATAAAGAAATAATTGCTATTGAACTCGTTACAGATTCTAAATCAAACGAAAATTTTTGGGGTATAGGAAACAGATAATGGCAAAAGAGCAACCACAATATTATACTATTCTATTTGATAAGTATATAGAACTGATGACTGACACTGATAGATATTATTATATGGTTGCCGATAAATTAAAAGAGTTGATACTAGAACATAATATAGATAATTGGGAAAATACACCAATTCCTGATTTTATGGAAACTGTTGTTATATTATCCTCTTTGAGGGAACTATTAGATAAAAAGATAAACGACCCACCAGAAGAAGAAATAAAATTCTGTAATGAAAATAACATAAAAGATGTTCTAGTTACAAAATTTGAGTTGACCCTTCTACAGAAATTTTCTTTATCCATAGAGGAACAAAAACAATTACTGCTTCAAGAATATGGATTTAAGTATGAATTAAATTGATCTTGACACACAAAAATTGTGTTTTAGATTATTTGTTGAGCGGGATTCCGCAACAACAAAGGAGAAATATATATGGCAATTGGTAATTTAGACGTACTTTTTGATGATGTAACAAAAGCATTTACAACACCTCACACATATTATCGAAAACCTCAACACAGAACGCCGGAATATGTACAACATAAAAATGATAATGGATATAGACTTGAAATACCAGCAATTGGTGCGTCAAAAGACGATGTATCTGTTAAAGTTGTAGATAAAATGCTAAAAATTGTGGTAAAACCTTCTACTGATTCAGCTTATGCAAGACAGTTTGAAGAAAACTGGTTAGTTCCTGATAATATTGATAGCGAATCTGTTTCTGCTAAACTTGTAAATGGATTACTGACTGTAATTTTGAATCATAAAGAGCCAGTGACAAAAAAAATAAATGTTGATGTAGTTGTAAATTAAAAGATATATTTTTTAATCGACGGGAGGCAGAAATGCCTCCCGTTTTGTTTTAATGTTACTATTTATTCGTATGATAAAAGTAAAAATTTCACGTAAAAGAGTTTTAGAGTTAAATAAACAAAATGATGATTTACGACGAGGAGCGGGAGAGATAGACTCTGCTGGTGATAATCGTTTAGAATACGTTGGAATGGAAGAAGACTCTAACTTAGATGAAAGTGTTATTTATGAAAAAAAAGATAGATGTTATCATTTAGCCAAACAAAAATATGATGTATTCCCTTCAGCATATGCTTCAGGATTTATTGTTCGTTGCCGTAAAGGTAAAGTAGGACGTAAAAAAAAAGCAAATGAAGAGGTAGATGAAACTCTAGAGTTAGAACTGGATGAAGGCACTTTTGATAAAGAAAAATCTCAAGGTCTTCATGGATGGTTTGCTCGTAAGGGCGGCAAGGGTAAAAGTAAAGGATGGGTAGATTGTAATACCTGTAGGACTAATCCTAAGACTGGTCGAAAAACTTGTAAAACCTGTGGCAGAAGTGACGGTGAAAAAAGAAGTAAATATCCGGCCTGTCGTCCTACTCCAAGTGCTTGTAACAGAAAAGGGGCTAGTCAGAAAAAAAGCTCAAAAAGAGTATCTTGGAAAACTAAAAAAGAGGAACAAGAATGAAAATTTCACAATCAGACTTAAGAAAAGTCGTAAAAGAAAGCATCCATGAAGCATTAATTGTTGAACAACTAGGCAATAATGATTCTACCTTAGAAGACGGCACTCTTGTTTGCGAAGCATGTCTATATGAAGAATTAACATGCGGATGCCCAGATAAACTTGAAGAAGCAAAGTATCAAGGACGTACTGTTCCTCTAGGAAAACCAATGAGGGGAGATGTAAAAAAGTTTAAAGTATTTGTACGCGACCCTTCAACCGGAAACGTTAAAAAAGTAAACTTTGGCGATAAGAATATGCGTATTAAAAAAAGTAATCCAAAACGTCGTAAATCATTTCGTGCTCGTCATAACTGCGCTAATCCAGGTCCAAGAACAAAAGCTAGATATTGGTCATGTAGGAAGTGGTAATAAGATATAATATAGGATAATAATATGAAAAATATGAAAATTATTATGGAAAACTGGAGGAAGTTTTCTACGCTAAATGAAGAATTGGATAAAAAGAAAATTTACGTTTTAGTTGGTCCACCATCTGTTGGAAAATCTACTTGGATTCAAAAAACTTTTGGAAATCAAGATCCATATATTATTAATAGAGATGATATTGTAGAGGCAATTGCAGCTGACTATGGATGGACATATGATGATATGTTTATGCTTCCTCCACCAGATGCTAAAGAGGGAGATGTTAGTGAAAAATATGGTACAGTGATTAAATCTCCTCCACATGCAGCCTTTAATCCAACCGCCTATGACAAAGTTATTGAGGCAAACGGAAGAGTCTTTGGAAGGTTCAATGGCAGAGTTCAGGAAGCAAAAGGACAACCAGTTATTGTTGTCGATATGACTAATATGACTCCAGGAGCTAGAAAAGGAGCTTTAAAAGCAATTGAAGGGTCTGAAAGTGATTATCACAAAGTCGCTGTGGTGTTTAACTTTGAAGGCGCAGAAGATATAATTAAGAGTGTGGCAGCAAAACGCGCAGCCGAAGCAAAAGCAGCAGGTAAATCAAAAACAATCCCAGAAGCTGCATTTGATAGAATGTTTAAAAGTTTTCAAAAAGTTGATCAAGCCGCAGAAGGTTTTGATGAAGTGGTTTCTGTTGATAATGTCCCAAGCTTAAAAAAGGTAGCTGATTCCATGAAAGAGAATAAACAAAAAATTACTAAAAAGTATATAAGAACTCTTATAGAGCAAAAAATATCCGAAATTACAGATTTTCAAAAAAAACAGCGAGAGAAAGAAAATATTTATGATGATGTTGAAAGTAGATTTGCAGATGAATACCCTCAAATTTATGGATTTTTACCTTCCGAGGCAGAATTTGAAAATATGTCAGTAGAAGAATACAAGCAAGCACTAGCAAAAGAAATTCCTGAATATGCAGAAGAGCTAGAATTGCAAGATATGGCAGATAAAGATAAATATGGTTCTGAAACAGGGGATTTTTAATGGATAAGATAATTATTTCACTTATACAAATGGAACAGCAGTTAAGAATATTTCATTGGCAAACAAAATCTTATGCTCGTCACCAAGCTTTTGGTGCTACTTATGATACATTAAGTGGCCTTATAGACAAATATGTTGAAATATGCATGGGAAAACATGATAGATTTATTTTAGATGAATCTTGTAGTTTGGAGTTAAAAAATTTACAAGAATTAAAACCAATAGAATTTTGTAACGCATGTTGTGAAATGTTAATTGGAATCAGTGCTATACTAGATCCTAGTTGCGATAGTGATCTTATGAATATAAGAGATGAAATGTTAGCAGAAGTTAACAAACTAAAGTACTTATTAACCTTACAGTAGGAGAAAAAAATGAAAATTACAGTATCAAAACTCAATCAAATTGTATCAGAAGAAATTAAAAAAGAGTTGGAGCAAGAAGAACTATTCGAAGGTTTAAAACAAAACATCGCAGCATTGTTTGCTGGCGCTCTTATGAGCATGGGTTACGGTGCTGCCAATACAGCAGAAGCAGAACCAGTAAAAGTAACCGTCAAGAATGTTAAAGATGGATCTACTCGTTCAATTGTTGTTGATGATTTAGGTGCAAACGCTTCCGAAGTTAGAGATGTTATGAACGATCTACTAGATAGTAGATACGGCCCAGGAAAATTTGTAACAGTTGGTGTAAAACCAACATCAGGAGCAGATTTAGGATCTGATGCTGGCTCTGTCAAACCATCAGCCCCTGCCAAAAAAGCTGGAAGAGGTGAAGTCCTTAAGGTAGATGGAAATGTAGTAACCGTAAAAGTTCCTGTAAGAGGTGGCAGCATGGGATTAGAGTCTGCTCAAATGGACGCAAGAGCTATGGCTGTTGATGCGGTAAGAGGTAGAGATGTTGGTGGATCCAGAGTATCAAGCGGAAAAGCAAGTACTGTTAGTTCAGAGGTTAAAGACGGCTTCTTGATTATGAAAGTTAAAGTTGGAGGTTAGTAGTGAATATATTTAAATTCAAGAAATGGCTATTAGAAGAAAAAGAAGAATCTAATTCTTCTAAAAGAAATTTCTTTGTCTTAATAGGACCGCCAGCTGTAGGAAAATCTAGCTGGATAGAGAACAATGTTAAGGACAATAGAATTATTATATCTAAAGATGAAATAATAGAGGATGTTATATTTCCAAAATATAATCTAGCAAACAAGGATATTTTTAAGGTTCCAACACAAGATCTTGAAGTTGGTGAAGAGCATCCAGAAAAAAAGAAACTTGGAAGATTAACAAAATATACAAGATTCAGTAAGAGTAAGGGAAAGGAAGTAGAAGAATTAGCGTTTGAAAACGCTCATGCTGCTGGTGAAGAATTAAATGCCATATATGATTCAGAATTAAAAAATGCTATTTCTTCTGATGTAAAAAATATTGTAGTAGATGCAATACATATGACTAGAAGCAATAGAAAAACTACAATTGATTATATATCTGGCAGGGACGATTTTAATATAATTGGTGTTGTATTTCCTTTTAAGGGATATGAAAAACAAATTTTAAGATCAGCGGAATTAAGAGCAAAAGACTTCCTAGAAAGATACGGTCCAGAATTTGATAGGGGAGTATCTAAATCAGATTACGAAGAAATATATAAAAACTTTGAAGAACCTTCTAAATCAGAAGGTTTTGATCGATTAATAACATCTAACAGGTTTAAAAAAACAGATAGGGAGATAGGAATTTCTGATGAAACATTCAATGAGATGTTAGTCAGAAATACTAAAAATTTATTAGGGGAAGCCACTTTAAGTAATTATTGGAAAATAAGAGCAGATTCAAGATCTAAACACGCGAAAAGAAAACCAGGAAACAAGCTAGATCTTGAATGGGCACAACTACAACAGGAAAAGTCCAGAAGTATGAATGCAAAGATACATAAAATCTTTGAAAAAGAACTACAAGGCACAGAGGAGTTATCAGAGGAGATTTCTGAATTTTTAGAGAAAGTCAAGAAAAAGAGATTAGCTCTAAAGAAAAAAATGCAAGAAAAAAAATTAGCAAAATTAAAATCTCCAAAAAATTTAAGTAAAAAAAAGTCCTTGCCAAATCCATATAAAGATGCTAAAATAACCTCTAAATATCCGTACAGTAAAGATAGAACTGGTGGCGTAGCTAAAGTTTATAGAAAAAGAAGTAAACAAGCTGGCGGCGCGACAATTGCACCGGGCGAATCATTTGGTCCAATTGGAGAAAACCAATCTAATCCACTATTTGATTCATTATCGGATATACAAAAAGAAAATTTTTTTAAACTAATTGGCGATGTAGAAGAATATGATATTTTAAAGCTTGGGCAAAGAAAAAGAACTAAAAATATTCTTAAATATTTTAATTTAAGTTTACAAGATGCCGTTGAGTTAGTAAAAAAATGCCCTGTGTTAAGTAAGCCAATTCAAGAGTTGTTAACAGCTGGAACAAAAGGTTTTATCTACCTACTAGATAATGGGCATATATTAAAACTATATCAGGATGACTATTCTGGCGGTGGTGATATGTATTGGTATAAGGGAACAAAAGCAAGAATGTTCTCAAGTGCTGGTAATATTACAGATCTTCCAATATATGACGAGGGTGAAATAAAACTTGATGCTGGAGAGCAAGTAAATTATGTAGAAATGGCTAGAGTAATTCCATTATCAGATTTTATGGAAGAAACTAGAAGATCTGCAGATGATGCTGAATCTGACTATGAATTGTGTAAGGATATGATGATAGAAATAGAGCAGAAATATAGTAAAAAGTTTTTTCTTTTTAGCCAAGAAAAGATCGCTTCTATATTTAAAGATTTTATGCAAAAAAAGAAAATGTATCCAAGTGCTTTAACAAAAAATGAATTTGTGAGTTTAGCAAAGACAATTTATTTGTTTATAAAAACTGGAAATTATTTACATGATTCTCATGTAGGAAATATTGGTATACTTCCACAAAGTAATCCATCAAATCCTGTATTTGTAATATTTGATAATTGAGGAAAAAATATGAAAATAACCAAAGAATCTTTAAAAAAGATTATATCTGAAGAAATACAAGAATGTATGGCAGATATGGGAATGTTAAGTGGAGATATGCCATTCACTGGAGGTGGTGTAGTAAAACTAAAATTAGGAGACTCCGATAAAGAAAGCTACGACTCAGATGGTCGTATGGCTAGAAGTAATGTTTATAACTTAATGAAACACGCCTCAATGCTATCTAAGTTAGTAAATGATGAAGATGATTTAGAACCTTGGGTTCAAGAGAAAATTGCAGTTGCTACAGAAGCTATAGAGACAGTGGCAGAATATTTAGAATACGAAAAAACAAGAGGATAGAATGATTAAAATTACCCTAACGGAAAGACGAGAATATTATAATAAATTATCGGTATTTGATTTCGATGGAACTTTATTTAGAAGTCCAAATAAACCGCAGGGTTATAAAAGAAATTGGTGGGGAGAACTAATATCATTATCTCCTCCTTCTGTACCATTAAAAGGTAATGGATTTTGGATAGATTCCACTGTTGATGCCGCAAAAAAAGAATTATCTGACAGAAAAACATTTTGTATCATGCTTACTGGAAGAGTAGATTCTGTTTTTGATGAAAGAATTAGGGATCTGATAAAATTTAAAGGTCTTAATTTTGATTTTGTTAAATTGAATCCTATGGGTATGGATACAGGAGATTTTAAGACAGAAGAAATAAGAAAAATTTTAAGAAAACATCCAACAATTAAAAAAATTGAGATGTGGGATGACGAACAGAAAAAGATCGATCTATATACTGATAAATTTTCCTCTCATTATGAATTTATTGCGAATAAACTTCCAGATAGAGAGTGAAAAAAGTGCTTTACCCCGCGATTTTTCCGTGGTATAAATACACAGTCAGCAGGAGCCGATAATATATGTCATTATTTAAAATTTTAAAAAAAGGTTTAGAGTCAGGAAAATATGATGTAGAACAGGCAAGAGATAAATATGAAGATATGATGGATCTCTTGGATGAAGATGAGCAAGAAAAAATAGAAGATCTACTAGCCGAGTTCGAAGAAGATAAATTTTATTGGAATGAAGCACAGAAAGATTATTATCGCAAAGATGATGATATAGTAGACGATGAAGACTTACTTGAAGAAGCTCTTATAGATGATGAGTTTGAAGATGACCTAGACGATTAGTGTCCTTCCACTCTCAGTAAAAAAACATCGACAGTATTTTTTGCCCTTGACGGCGCTATTTTAGCGTGGTATTATGTCTCTATGATTGAGAGCTACCCCGCCAAAATGAATCAGCCTCCTGCTATTTTAGTGTCTGGAGGTAAAACTTACGCCGTTGGAGGAAATTGGGTCGAGATTCCAAACGGTACAACCCGTGAAAATTTGCATCTTTATGCAATTTATGAAAGACCCGAATTACCGAAACCAATGCAAAAATATTCCGTTAAATCTTCTAATGGAAAATCAAAATATATTGTCGAGGTATGGAATGATAAAAAAATTACTTGTGATTGTAGCGGATATCGTTTCCGCAATAAATGCAAACATGCTTCTGCTGTGCAGAAAGCTGTTTTTAACCGCCCCAAAGGCAAAGGATGATAATATGTCAGTACGCAACACTAACACCAACACCCGTTCTAACAACCGTTCTTCAGATCGCTCTTCAAGCCGCCCAACTTCAACACGTACTCAAAAGCGTCAGGTTGAAGTTTTTGATCCATCTGAATATGATGGTGGTGTTTACAAGAGCGAGCGCAAACTAAAGCGCATTGGTATGGGTATTCGTCGTGGCGACACCCGACACGGTGACTACAGCAATGTAGTTCTTTGGAAGCCAACAGATGCGGACGGCCCTTCTCGTCGTTTTGTAATGACACTATCAGAAGCCCGTGCATTCAAGGCGTTCCTTGACCGCGAACTAGAAGTCCGCGCTCGTTAAAAATAGAATATAATTATGGGCAGCATATCAAAAGATATGCTGCCCTTTTTATTGGAGGCGATATGAATAAAATCTGGCTAGTAACTTCCCGAAAAAGAGATGGCTATTTTGCTGAAAGAGTGAAAATATATGGTACTCTAGATCAAGCTAAATTTGTTGGTGAGCTTATGCTACATTCTAACTCTATTAAATATGAGATCTATGAAGATGGGAAAGAATATATGGGAGATTTTAGAAATAAACCAATATATGTTTGCGAGGGAACAAATGAAATTTAGAGGAGAGAGAATGTATAAACTCTCTGAAATGCAGAGAGGGAGAATGTATGTAGTTGTGCATGAAGAATTTGTAGACTATCATTCTCGTACTCCAAAAGAGCAAGCTTATGCTTTCGTATTTCTTGATAGCGTTATTCATGACAAAGAAGTATTAAACAATAAAAAGTTTCAAGAAATTACATATGTGTGTGATCTTATAAATGCACCAGAGGGTGAGTCAGAGTTTAAATTATATGAAACAATTGATCAAGTTTCAATAGATGAAGAAAAAACTGGATTATATAGTCTTGTGCAAATCTAACAAAGGAGTCCCATGGGATTATCATCAAGAAAGCCTGAAGGTGGAATTAGATTTTGGTTAGATCCAAGAAAAAGAGATCCTAGTACCCCAGTACCAGTGTGGGAGGGGGTCTATAACGGAACTCCAAATTATATGGATATTGCTCTATATGGTATGATGTCCATGTCTAAACAAAATATAAAAAGTCAAATGCAACTTCAAAAGCATCTAACTTTTACAGAAGTATTACAAGTTAATAGGATAAATACAAACAGTTTTACTCCATGCCTTCCACACAACAAACTTAGGTCTGATAGAATTTATTTTGTAAATTCTGGTGAAATTGGCTATGTTATAGGTTATACTAAATTTGATGAGTTAGATACATATCGACCAGCTGAAGAGCAGCAAAAATATAATGCAGCATTAATTCAGTTCGAAGATCTAAAGTGGGAACCAAATTATTATAATCCAAACTCAAATGTAAAAATTAAATATCACAGACCACAGTATAAAATTTTAACAATGTATGATGAAAATTTTATTCTAGCGAAAGAATGTGAAATGTTAAGTATAGACGAATTGGAAGAATATATGAAAAATTGGGAATCAAATTATGATGGGGAATTACTCGACGCTCCAGAACAGAGCGGAGTTCTAAAACAGTAGTTATATCGAGATGATTAATTCATCTGCTAGATAACAAACTACAGCAGTAGAGTAAAGAAGTTCCAAGATCAAAACAAATAGATTCTAACTAAAATAGTTAAATGACTAATCTGAATTCAACCGAGATGTGTTATTATATCACAGAATAATGTTCCGCGTCAAGGGCCGTAAATTATTAAAAACATTAAAAATAAAATCTTTACTCTAGCCGTAGTGTTTTTGTGTGCTAGATTTCACACACCGATCTATGGTAATATCGCGGACGGGGCGTGTAGTCGCAAACCAGCCGCCGTTTATTCTATTAGAATAAACCAGCCGCCGCTACTCTATTTGTAGTGTTTTTTTGTTGGTTGACTTCACAACCCCTCCCGTGGTACTCTAGGGCATCTGTTTGGCGCTACAGTAGCACCATTTTTGATTTGAGGTAGATATGCATCGTCGTTGTGGATATTGTCGAGTAGCTGGACACAATAGGCAAACGTGTCCACATATTAGTAAAACTATTCCTACTGGAACGGAGAATAACTTTTCTCCATCAGGTAAGCGTTCTGCTTCATGTAGTTATTGTCGTCGTTATGAGTTTAAGGTTGATCGCACTCACACCCGTTCAACCTGCCCTATTCGTAAAACGGCAAGAGAAAACTGGATCGAGGATAACAGCAGCTGGGCATATAAATTTAAAGAAGATATGAAGCAAGCTGGTCTTGGTATTGGTGCGCTTGTGCAATATGGTGGTGAAGATAATGTCTATGAGATTGTTGATATTAATTTCAACGATCTGTCAAAAGATAGTTTGTATGGATTTGGTGGTAAATCAATTACAGCAGCAGATGATCGCTGGGTGATGATTTCGTGGATTCCACCGCCTACTTCTGGGACTTGGGGATGCAAGGTTCTTTCTCCTATCGCCCCAGAAATAGTTGATCGTCAGTTTCCAAAAGATTGGGGTTACGGCACATATGGTGTTCCCCGAGTCTTGGAAGATACGAAGCGCAATAAACGTAAGTCGCGCAGATAGTTTACTCTATCGGTGTTGTTTTTTTGTTGTGGACTTCACAAGCGGGCCGTGGTAATATAGGCGCTGTTCGGTTGCGAGAAAAACAGGCGGATTTTTTACTCTATGGCTGCTGTTTTTTTGTGCTGGACACGCGCCATGCCGCGTGCTATAATGTCTGCTCTGTTTCGGTGGGAAATGGGTTCCCATTGATTCTTTAACGTAAGTAAAAAAGGAAAAGGTAATACAAGATGGCTATTGATTTTAAGTCCTTCCTCAAGGTTGTCCCTTTCGTAACGGATATTCGCAAGCCTGTTCTGCTCCGTGGTCGTCACGGTATTGGTAAGTCTGAACTGGTTTATCAGTATGCTTTGATGCGTAATATGTCTGTTGTCGAGCGTCGTGCTTCTCAAATGACCGAAGGTGATCTTATGGGTCTGCCTTCTATTGAGGGTAATTCGACGCGATGGAACGCGCCGGATTGGCTCAAGGAGGCTTGTGATAATGGCGTTGTCCTGTTTCTGGACGAGGTTGATCGTGCAACGCAGGAAGTCCGTCAGGGTATCTTCGAACTGACTGACTCCCGTAAGCTGAACGGTTGGCATCTGCACCGCAATACTTTGATCTTTGCTGCCGTTAACGGTGGTGAGCATGGTTCACAGTATCAGGTTGGCGAGATGGACCCTGCTGAGTTGGATCGTTGGACGGTGTTCGACGTTGAGCCTTCTATCGAGGATTGGCTTGATCATGCTAAGGGTAAGGTTCTCCCTATCGTTTGGGACTTTATCAACCAGGATCGCGCTCACCTTGAGTTCAAGGGTGAATATGAGCCTAACAAGGTTTTTCCTTCACGACGTTCGTGGTTCCGTCTAAACGATTGCCTTGCAACTGGTAAGCTGCTTGAGGGTTCTTCTAAGGACTTCAAGCACAATCTCGGTACGGTGTTTGAGTTGGCTACTGCGTTCGTTGGTTTCGAGGCAGCGGTTAAGTTCCGCGACTTTGCCGAGAAGTACGAATCGCAGGTCACTGTTGACGATATCATGAATGGTCGCCATGATGCTATGGAGACTTGGGGTATCAATGATCACGTTTCAATGATCGACAAGGTTATTGCAAGCGAAGTTCTCAAGAAGCCGCTTGATGCAAAGACGATCAAGCATCTTGCTGATTGGGGTCGCCGTATGCCCGGTGAGGCTCTTATGAAGCTGTGGAAGTCAGTTGGTCCGCAGAACATTAAGAACGCCGTTAACCTGCATAACGCTCTTGGCAACCACATTGTTGAAATCATGACTGGTGGTAATGCAGAGAAGGCTCCTGAGAAGAAGTAATTAGGTTGGATTGGGCAACTGGTTTTCGCCAGTTGCCCTTTCCTATATATGGACAAACAAAAAACCGTGAGGTAGAAATGTCAGAAGAAAATACTGTTATTCAGAAGCCTGCATTTGATCTTAATATCATGCTCTATCATTTGCTCAAGGAGGAGCCTTTCTTTGCCGCTTTGTCTCGACACGTTGACAAGCGTGAAGATAAATCATGTCCTACTGCTGGTGTTCGCGTAACAGAAGAAGGTCGTTATGAGATGGTATATAATAACAACTTTTTTAGTGAGTTGACCGAGCAACAGCAAAAGGGTGTTCTGATGCATGAGTTCTATCATCTGCTTCTGGAACACGTTACAACTCGTAAGCCCGAAGACAAGGAGCTTTTTCGACGTTGGAATGTTGCTGCAGATCTTGCAATTAATTCTCACATTCCCCGCGATATGTTGCCTGAAAAGGGTTGTATTCCTGGTGAGGGACCGTTTGAGAAGTATCCTAGCAAGCAAGTTGCCGAGTATTATTTTGCTCGCCTAAACGAGGAAGATAATGATGATGGCAACGAGATGGATGATCATTCTGGTTGGGATGGTGAAGGCAGTCCTTTGCCTGATGAAATTAAGGAGATTGCAAAGCAGCGTCTAAAGGAAATGATGAAGCAAGCTGCTGAAGATACTGCAAAGCGTGGAAGTAGTTGGGGTACGGTATCTGAAGATATGCGTAAGGATATTATGAAGCGGATCAAGGGCAAGGTTAATTGGCGTGCCGTTCTCCGTTACTTCATTAAGACCTCTCGCCGTTCCGACAAGAATTCAACGGTTAAGCGCCTCAACAAGCGTTATCCGATGATTCATCCCGGCAAGAAGGTTCGTCGTCATGCAAACATCGCTATTTCAATCGACCAGTCTGGTTCGGTTAGTGATGAACTACTGACCAAGTTCTTTACTGAACTTAACGAACTTTCTGATCTTGCGTCGTTCACGGTTATTCCGTTCGACTTTGATGTTGCACCAGATAAGATCTATGTCTGGAAGAAGGGTCAAAATCGCAAGGTTGAGCGTGTGCTTTGCGGTGGTACTAACTTTGATGCACCTACAAAGTATGTTAACGAGCATAACTTTGATGGTCATATCATCCTAACTGACATGGAGGCACCGAAGCCCGGACCTTCCAAGTGTCAGCGAATGTGGATGACCGATGATGCTGGTGCTAATAATCCGTATTTCAGCACGACTGAACGGGTTATCAGCGTTGACTAAAATATTTGCGTGCGGTTGGTAGTCTTTTTGTGGCTACCAGCCGCCGCAAATGTTTTTGGAGCAATATGAAGAAGTGGCGAATTGGTAGCCTGATAACTGGTGTTTGGCAAAACTCCGCTGTATTTGAGATTTGTTATCCTTTGACTCTTTCAAATGGTACAAAGATGGTACATCTTAGGTGTATCAAAACAGAAACAGATTTACCAATGAGTGAACTGAAGTTTTCAAGATTATCTCACCTCGATGGTGAAATTGAATCTGGTAAGATTGTTGTTTTGTCGTACTGATGTTTTACTATCACGCTGTAGTATTTTTGTGGGTTGACTTCACAAGCTGTCCGTGGTATACTGACGGGGTACTTTTGAGAAAAGGTGATCAAAATGGATAATAGCGTACTTGTTGCTGATTTTACAGATGAAACATATAAGATGGTAATTGATCATATTAACACTCTCAATGATAAAGATATGTACGAGTGCTGGAGAAAGGTTGGTATTGCAAATGTAAATAATGCAATTCGTGTTCATAAAGAAATTCGTCCAAGGATCGTTAGATACCTTATGAGCGTTTACCATTCAGACGGAAAGGAAAAGAACACAAATGTCTAATGAGCAGAAGATCAAGCGTAATAGTGCAAAGTGTATGCTTTGTGGAGAAGAGATTGAGAGCAAGCATCGTCACGATTTTGTGATGTGCAAGTGTGAAAATCTATTCGTTGACGGCGGAAAAGATTATCTGCGTCGTGGCGCAAGAGACATTGACAAGTGTGTTGATACAAGCATCTACGAGGAGGTCTGAAATGGAGTGTAATTGCCGCGATAATATGTATCTCGTTAATCGTGAGGAAGTTCATGAGTGGAACGATGATCTCTATGATCTCACAATTTTTGAAAATTGGGAGTGTGGCAGTTGCGGTAAGACAGAGCAAGTAGATAATACTGAGATTCTTTGCGAGAACCCGTACTAAATTTTAACCCCTAACCAGTAATACCCAAACCACTAAGAAAAAAGGAAACTACACAAATGGCTACTACCGTTACCAAGTCTGACATTATCTCTGCTATCACCCTGTATATCGCGTCTAATGACGAGGGTCGAACTAACTGTCCCGTTAATTATCTAATTGACGAGAAGTTTGGCAAGCAACATAAGAAGCTGATTCTAAAGCTAGTTGCAGATCTAAAGAAGGCAGGAGCTATTGTCGGAAAGCGCGGTCGAACGGGCGGACTTTGTTTTCCCGAGTCTGCAACTATTGAGGCAAAATCAGTAGAGACCGAAGATTCTGAGAATGATGAGTCAGACGATACTGACGTTCGGGCAAGTGATGAAGATACCATTGAGCAAGATGGTATGGAAATCGAGCCTATTCCATTTTAATTAGGAATCGGGGGCAACCAATTAATTTTGGTTGCCCTTTCCTATTTATGGAGACCCAATGCACAACAATGAGTATTATACCAAGTTTTATATGGAAAATAAAACTGAAACTGGATTTATAGTAATCACTGTTGAACACAGGTCTGCTCATATGGAATATAATAGAATAAAATTTAATGAGAGAAAGTATGAAACAATGGTCTTTCCATGCAAAAATGATGGATCGCCAGATATTGACAGATGTGTAAAAACAAAGTATACATACTCAGAAGATAAAGCGTATTTGTGTCACTTACAAACATGGGAAAGTTTCAGAGGAAACAATGATTAGTCTTTCGCAAGGAAACGCAAAGCTTAGTAAGCCAAACGGAACCGAATATAAAATTATCGGTTTCGGAATTCCAGCATATATGGACTTTTCTGTAAACGGAGAGTCGTATAATACCTGTCGAGGCGCTAATGCTTGCATTAAACCTTGTTATGCGCGGCAGGGTCGTTATTTGATGCCTAATGTAAAAGCTGCAAGGGAAAAGAATCTTGATGCTACCATTTCAAATTATTTTGTAAATGATATGGTCGAGGCGCTAAGATCAAAGCGTAGTTATAACACTGTTCGCGTACATGATTCTGGTGACTTCTATAATCAAGAGTATCTTGACAAGTGGTATGAAATTGCAACCAAGATGCCTGATAGGTTATTTTACGCCTACACAAAAGCACTTGATCTTGATCTGTGGACAAATAAGCCATCTAATTTTCAGATTATTCAATCTTTAGGTGGAATCTATGATAGAATCCTTGATAGGTCTAAGAGTCATTCTCGTATCTTTTCAAGCCATGAGGCAAGAGAGAAAGCCGGTTACATTGATGGTAATGTAAACGATCTTCCAGCAATTACTGGCGAGATTAATATTGGCCTTGTTTATCATGGTCAAAAGAAGCTGACACTTACACAGATTAATTACTTTTCCTAGGAGATAAAATGTTTGATTTGGATTTGATGGGCAAGATGCAATCATATGATAAGCAGAAGAAGCACTATACTAAGAATGGTAGGTACTTTATTTCAACAAATCTAACCTGGGATCAGGGTTGGGAGACTATGGTCTTTAATCGTAATTCTGAGACAGGTGACATTGATTTTGCAGAAGTGGACGTTGATCGTTATAACGATGAAACTGAAGCATATGAAGGTCATGAAGAAATGATCCGCAAGTGGGAGGCGAAGGCTTAATATGGGCGTCGTAAAATGTACTTCCTGCAAACGATATATTGATGAATCAGAAGTTGTGATGGTGCCAGTAGATGATACGCATGATGCTCCATATTGCGTAAGTTGCGCTCCAGAAGATGATAGTGATTCCTATGACGAGGATTATTAATGACTGAAATTAGCAGAACTGATATGGTATTTAAACATTACGGTACAAATCAAAAAATGTCTGGTGATCAAATGCTTTTCTCTGTAGAGTGGAATTCAGTATCGCCAGCCGCCGTTCATATTCCTCAAACCGAGGTAAATAAGTGGGTTGAGGAAATGGTACGCGAGATGATTGTAGAGGAAGGAAATTTACAATCTCGAGTTTGTGGTGATACAATTGTAACTGTATTTAGGGAAGACGAAGACAAAAATTATTTTAGTGTTGAAGTTGCAAAACGCATTTCAGTAGCAAACGTGATTGAGCGAAAAGGGGTGTAACGTGAAACAGTATTGGAACATTAAGGCAATCTATCCACTTGGTGGGCATTTAATCAGAAACAACAAAGGCGAACTATTGCGCTATGAAAGTGAGCAACTGGCAGCATTTGAGTGTGAATGCATGAACAGCAAACGCCCTGATTCAACCACAAAGTTTATTACTGTTAAGGAACAGTAATTTAGGGCAGATGATATACTCTATCCCTAGTGTTTCTTTGTGGGTTGACTTTACACGCGGTCTTTGATACAATGGGTGGGTAAGGTTGAGGGAGATGCTATGAAAATTAATGTCGGCTCAATTGTTACCCATCCATTGTTTCTTGGACCGGGTGTTGTAATGAATATTCACAACGAGAACGGAAAACAGATTGTGCAGGTAATGTGGCAATCTATGGGTAGATACGGATTTCATAGTTTGGATCATCTGGAACTAATCACGGAAAACTTTTTCACGGAGAATGAATAAAATGGGTTATCTTGCTGACCGCGCTCGCAATCGTAGTTTTAACTCTGCCCCTGCAACGGATCGCGTTACTGATCCTGTTGTTGGCGAACGTCTTACCAAGCTGCTTGCAAATGCGTCCCTGACGCAGAAGGATCGTGAATTTATTACGAGCCTTGATAGCACTTGGAAGCGGTTTAACAACATGAGCGCCAATCAGTATAAGTATTTTGAGGTTGTCGAGAATCGGTATGATCCTGCTGTAGTTGCTCAAGCGCAGGCAGATCGTGCTGCATGGGCAAACACTTGGGATGCTTGGAAGGCGAAGCAGCTTGAGATTTGCGCTAAGTATTATTCCCAGACTCCTTACTTCCAAGATTTGGCAGCTAAGGCTCTCAAGGATAAGTCGTTCATCCCGACTGAAAAGCAGTTCCGCGCTATGTGTGAGAACAAGTATGCAAAGCGTCTAATTCATAACATGACAAATAATGCTTTTGAGCCGGGTGATGTTGTTCAAATGCGTCGTCGTGGTGATGAACCCGAAGTTGGTACAGTCGTCAAGGTTCTTGACGAGGTTAATCGTCGCTCTGCAAACATTGGTGGTCGTCAGTACCGAGTCCTTTGGATGAATTCTGGCGAGGAAAACACCGTTGAAGAGAAGATGCTCAAGAAGTATCGGATGAAGGATTAATAATGTCAACTAAAATTCCTTATGAGCAAATGGTTTTTTATTACGAAATTGCCGTAAATAAGGCACTTGAAAAACTATTTAGCGAAGATGCAGAACATGGCTGGACTAAAGAAGAATTTGATAAAATGTTGTATGAGGAGGCGCTAAGAAATGCGTTGCAGGGAAGAGAACACGTTGTACATTGATCCTAACGATATTAAAACTAGAGATTACAATATGCTGCTTATTATCGCTGGAGCGACTAAGGCAGCAATTCATGTTGATAAGAGGAAAGAAAATAATCGCAAGGCTTGCCGTAATTGGAAAAACAATAGGGAGGAATAGTGGGTTACACAAGTTCACAGTATAAGTTGGATTTTAAGTATAAGCATGGTACTAAAAGGAAGTATAATGCTGATGAATGTATTTTTTATCACAACAGCTCTTATTATAGACATCAAGGCTTGCTGAGTCAAATTCACAGAGATTATATAGAGTCTGGAAAAGAGAAAGAATTCTGGTCAATGATGGTTGATTCAGATTATCCAGAAGAAGTAGGATTTCAACAAGAAATTGTTAAGACGCAATTTCAAGAAATGTTGAAATTTGTAGCAGATGGAAAGCCATCTGAGCAATATAGGCCAGAAGATGGAACTAGGCTAACTTATGAATTTCAGACAGTTACAAACATGGTCGCTAAAAAAATTGCGATGCGTACTGCTACATTTCAAGATGCTGTAAATGCTTTTAATGAATGGATCAAAACTCGTCCCGGTGTTGCCGAAGTATATAATGCATATCGTGTTGAAGTCAATGCCAGGATTCGTAACCGCAAGAGTACATATGAATATGGCAGTCAAGGTGAAGAACTAGCAGAAGAACTTACTTTGTATTCTTTTGCACAAGCCTGTAATGGTAGAAAATTTAAGTCGATGGTAGAAAATTCAAGACCGTTGAAGTTTTCTGCTGGAGATGTTGTAAGGCTGAAGCGTGAATTTTATGATAAGCGTGGGAAAGATCCACTATATCATAATTACAATCCCGATCTAAAGAAGATGGATCGAATTGGCACTGTAATGAAAAAAATTGGTGCAAATCACACTTATGGTGTGGGATCGCGTGAAATTAGGGTCATGTGGTTTATGCACGGTCAAGAATCTGCTGTAATGGAGCGATGCCTGAAACTTGTTGACGTTGACGAGTTACCAGCCGCCGCAGATAGTAAATAATATGATTTGGGCAGCAATTGCATTTGGTTTTATCTGCATTCTTTTTGTTTTTGCAGCCATATCAGTATTTGTGGAAATTGTCGTAGATATTATACAACGTATCTACGACTTTTTCCGCTACCTGTAAGGAGTCAATATGTCAACAACTGGAAAACCACAAAAACTGTACAAAACAACAATTACAATCTGGACTGAGTATCCCACAAACGAGTGGAGTATTGAGGACTTAGCGCGAGAAGCAACAAGAGGCGATGCTTACTGTGAGAGTCAGAAATGTGTGGGCGTATCGGACCCAGCAAAATTTCCACAAACAGAATTTTTTGGCGATGATACGGTCGATGATGATTAGCAGAGAAAAGTTAGATACAACTTTAATAATTTTGTCTCTTATATATCTTGTGTCATTTATTGTGTATATGGTTTCTCTCAGAGGGTAAAATGGAAAACGATAAGCTAGTGCAGGCGCAAAAGGAAGCTGCTGAATTTGGAATGGTTGCTCTTAGAATCTGGATGTATGCTTACGAAAATGCTAGGGCAAGTAATAGCATGGAGGATTCTATCAAGATTGCAAACGATTCACTACACGAAGAAGATTGGCGTTTTCACCAGCAAAACTGGATGAAGCGTGGTGCAACACTTGCTGATGTTGTTTAGAGGGTGAAATGGACATTGAATATGTAGATAGCAAAGTTCCTACAAAACAATTATATACCCTATCGCTTGGTGATGTATTTACCATTCCTGATGGGTTTAATGATGTTTGTATGTATCTTGGATATGATCATCAGAACAATCTATATGAGTACGTGATTCTTGGGGAATATCCAGAAAAAACTTTTGTTGAGGAAAAAGAAAAAGACCTGTTGGTTAGGGAATTAAAAGCTAAGTTGGTTGTGGAGATTTAATGCAGGAATCAGTGTATATCGTTACAAGACATAATCCAGATATGAGGGACCATATGGTTGAAATTATGGGTGTCTTTAGGAATGAATCAGAAGCGCAAAAACGTAGACAAGAAATCTGGGATAGAAAAGAAATACTAACCCATGTTCAATCATATTTTGTTCTAGACACTCTTGACTGGGAAGAGAAGGTATAAAATGCAGAACCGTGTTATTCCGATGGGTGAACTAAAGGCTATGCTCGACAAGTATTTCACCACTAATCCAGATCTTCCTGAGATTATGGAAGATTTCAACGATGCACTAAATGGTGGTTGCAAGTTTGCACTTCTACAGTTTGATGAAGATGGTAGCGTTGCTTGGGATTTTCTAAGTGATGTTCGTGTTTGCGATGATCCTAACTGTACGGTCGATCACGATAACGTAACTGATATGAGCCAGCATACGTTTGATGAGTTGAAGTCGTGATAACCTTAACATCTGGTGGAGTTGTTTATAAACATAAATTAGAGGCAGTTGCTGGTGATTTGTGGATTTCTACAAACCCACCTTATACAAGTTTAGTGGGAATTGTTAGAGTCTGTGGTAACTATATTGAGGTTGAACCCATGACACCAGATTCACCAATGTTGCAGCTTTATGCAACACAGTTTTATACACAGTTTATGAAGGTTACAAAATATACCCGTAAATGCTATAATGATAAAAAGGTGACAGATGGAAAACGAGATTCCTAAGCATCGCTCAAAAAAAAATAGACGTAAATGGTGCAAAGGAAAAGAGGGTGTTGAACATAAACCTGTTTGGGTAATGCGTGGCGATAATAGCAATGCTTTAGATTTTCGCTGTGAGAACTGTAATAAAATTCTAGACACATATTGGGATTTTATGAGAGAATTTAGAATAAGGTATTACGGGGAAGATCCAGGTCCACCTCCAAATGTTGGCTCAAGAGAGCCATTAAAAAATATTTAACAAAAAAATAAACTGTGATATAGTCTTTTCTAGAACTAGCTACTATATAGTTTATACAATGCCATGCGTAACCGATTAAAAAACGACATGGTGCCTAAATAAAGTGCTTGACTCCCTCCGCTGCCCGTGGTACAATGTGCGGGTAAGTTTGAGAGAGAAACAGTATCAGAGGTTTGTTATGAAAACGCTTTTATCAACATTAAGTTATAAGCGAAATCAATGCAGGGTTGTCGATCCGTCGTTTAAATACGAACCGACCCAAACAAACTTTCTCATACAGAGTTGGCGCTAATCCGAAAAAAAACGACATGGCACTGAAAAAAAGTGCTTGACTCCGCCCGCCGACTTGTGGTATAATCTACCGGGCGGTTGTGCAGCGTTATGAATGAAATTTTTACTCTATCGCTGCTGTTTTTTTCTTCTTGACCGGCACTTTTGCTTGTGCTATAATGGGCAGGTAATTAAGTGAGAAAGAAAAAAACTTTGCTCTTTAACAACTGAATTAAGTATGATATAGTAATTAATGTAAGTTATGCGCCGTCGCATTGGATGCAGGGGAGACTTATAAACTCCTTCCGACAGATTATCGGCCTTAGTGTGGGTTCGATTCCCTCACGGCGCACCATAAGGCAAAGAGATGCCATTGTTGGTTTCCAACAGAAATACTCTGACGGGTTTGCAAGTTCCCTTGACAAAAACTTGCCCATATGGGTGTGTGGTGGAATGGTATACACGACAGACTTAAAATCTGTTGCCTTAACAGGCTTGACGGTTCGAGTCCGTCCACACCTACCAATTTAATGGTTCCGTAGCTCAATTGGATAGAGCAAGTGGCTTCTACCCACTAGGTTGCAGGTTCGACTCCTGCCGGGATCGCCAATTTAGGAGAGTTCAATGAATCGTTTTAAGCCGGGTGATCTTGTAACTTGTATCTTCTCAGAAGAGATTATTCAGCCAATGCGAATCGTTGGACCAAATTTGTGGTATGGTAGTAATAGCGGAGTTTATTATGTAGTCGGTAAGCATAGACGAAATGGTAACGAAGTTACTATAACCCTAACAGAATCTGTACTAAAAGAATATGTTGATCCGTAGCCAAGCAGGTAAGGCAGCGAGCTGTTAACTCGCCTACCGTAGGTTCGAATCCTACCGGATCAGCCAATTCATGGGAAATTAGCTCAGTCGGTTAGAGCACTCGCCTTTTAAGCGATTGGTCGTGAGTTCGAATCTCACATTTCCTACCATAACGGCCCTTGCCTCTGCCCGTTTAGTCTGTAGACTATTCGGGTACGCAGGGGTCATCTTTCATGGCCCTATCGTCTAACGGTTAGGACACAGCCCTTTCAAGGCTGTTACAGCGGTTCAAATCCGCTTAGGGTCACCAATTATGCTGCTTTAGCTGATGTGGTCATAGCGGAGGTCTGAAGAGCCTTTGAACTTGGTTCGATTCCAAGGGGCAGCACCAAATATGAATCGGTAACTCAATTGGTAGAGTAACTGGCTCTTAACCAGTTTGTTGAGGGTTCGATTCCCTCCCGATTCACCATTAGACGAGCGCACATAAGATTCCCCAATATGAGCGGGAATCTTATGTGCGGTTCTTGCAGAAGCGAAGGAAGCTTAACTGCAATTAAGCGGTACTGACTCGTCTTTCTTTTTCGGTCTAATCTACCATCTGTGTTTCCTTTCGGGCAATCAACTCACAGAAAAAAGATTTTGGCTTGGAACTGCCAATGCTTGCGATGGAGCAAAAAGGTTCCACTAACATTAAGAAAGCGAGTGGTTCTCGTATAGCGAAAGCTATAAATCAGCCAGCATCGAACAAGTTTCCAGCTTCTTGGCGAAAAAGCTGGACTTTTTTTGGAGACTGTTAAGATAATTAGAAATGGGAGGTTATACCGTTAGAGGGACGGGGTAGACTGTAAATCTATCGTCCATGGGACTCCGTAGGCGCGACTCCTTCATCTCCCACCATAACCGGGGTATAGCACAGCTTGGTAGTGCGCTTGATTTGGGATCAAGAGGTCGCAGGTTCGAATCCTGCTACCCCGACCAATTTTGTTTTATCGGAACATAGCTCAATGGTAGAGCGTCTGCTTTACACGCAGAATGTTACAGGTTCAAATCCTGTTGTTCCGACCAAGATCGTTGAAACGTAGCTTAACAGGTTAAAGCATCTGTCTCATACGCAGATTATTGTGGGTTCGACTCCCACCGTTTCAACCAAAAGTGTGGACATATCTTAAATGGTTAAAGTACTGGACTGTGACTCCGGCTATACGGGTTCGATTCCCGTTGTCCACCCCAATTTGGCCCTATCGTCTAAAGGTTAGGACAAGAGATTCTCAATCTCTAGATCAGGGTTCAATTCCCTGTAGGGTCACCAAATATGTTCTAACTACTTGAGGATAATATGAAGGAAAAGCAGGAAGAAAATAAAATCTATATGATTCGTCGTCGTAAAGATGGTCTTTTTTCATCTGGATCAAGTTGGCCGTGTTTTGGTCGTCATGGTAAAATGTGGGATTCGTTAAAGACTCTTAACCTACATCTAACCAATGTATACAAAGATAATTATTACGGAAGAAATGCTGTTCTAAAGCGTGGACAGGATGGAAGATTTAGCACGTTTGACTTTGGTGCATTTGCTGATATGAAGCACAATCCATATCTGAACTGCGATATTGTTGAGGTTGAACTTAGTTATAACGTCAAGGTAGATATCTTTAATCATCTTGCCCTGCGTTATGTTAAGGATGAAACCCCAGCAGAGGAAACAAAGTCAGAAACGTAAGGTTAGTGGGTCGTTAGTGTAATGGAAACATAACTGCCTCCAAATCAGTTGACGAGGGTTCGATTCCTTCACGACCTGCCAACATGGGGATATAACTCAATTGGAGAGAGTACCAGATTACGAGTCTGGAAGTTGTAGGTTCAACTCCTACTATCCTCGCCATTTGTTGGGGAATCGTCTAACGGGCAGGACGGCAGACTCTGAATCTGCCTATCTAGGTTCGAATCCTAGTTCTCCAACCAATTTGAATCTGCAAAAGATAGATGAATAACTTTAGTGGATGTTTTGCTACTTACACCATGCAAACTGACGACTAGGAGTTGCCAACTCTGTTAAGCGGCATCAGAGCAATTAACAAACAAAGCAGCTAGTGTGCAAACAGCGAAGATCGTTTGCCATCGACAAGGGTTGAATAGGGCTTGCAAACCCCATTGAAATTCAATCTTTCAATTGCAGATTCATCATGCTTCTATAGTTAAACGGTATAACTCTGCCTTTGTAACGCAGCGTTCTCAGTTCGATTCTGAGTGGAAGCACCAAATTTTGTCTAACGCGGCCTGCCAGCCGCCACAAATCGTATAGGTGTATTATGGGTTATAATGATTTTGAGCCGATGGTGGGCAAAACGATTACTGATGCGCTTATCAACCAGAACCGCGACGTTATGATGTGGAAGGTTGATGGTGTGTGGTATAGCCTTAACGCCTACGGTGATTGTTGTTCTAATTCATGGTTTGAACATTGTGATAACGCTCTGGTGTTTGACAATGCCAAGTTCCTTGAATACGAGAATGTTGGCGGGGATTCATGGGAGGACAACTATAACCTTATCCAGGTTAACATGATCAAGGTTAAGACCGATAAGGGTCACTGTACGATTGAATTCCGTAACTCATCAAACGGCTACTACAGCGGTTGGGTAGAGGTACGCGAGGAACCCTTGGTTATGGAACCGGGTACTGAATTCAAGAAGATTGTAGATTTCTAATAGTAGTATGGGCAGGTGGCGTAACTGGTAGCCGCGCTGGTCTTAGAAGCCAGTTCCGAAAGGAGTGTCGGTTCGATTCCGACCTTGCCCACCATTTGATCCGGTATCGTCTAACTGGCAGGACAGCAGACTTTGAATCTGTGAACGGTGGTTCGAATCCATCTACCGGAACCAAATAGTTGTAAACAGCATACGGGAAGTTGGCTTAAGAGTAGCCATCTTATAATGAGTAGGACGAAATCCTAGGCAGGTGTTAGTTAAGCTGTTTTCCAGCGTGGACAGAGCGAAAGCGTACTGAAAATTGTCTATGGAAACCCCGATAAACTATAGATGGTTCAAAACCGTAATCAGCCGGGTTAAGTAGGTAAACCACGACTAACTTAATTGTAAATAAATCAGTCCTGCTGGGTTGGGGAATAGGAGAATGCCCGGCATACAAGCAGAACAGTGCCAAGCGGATGATAACGTGAGGTATGCAAAGTAGCAAGTATGGGTTCCTTTTGGTGTAGTAACACACCTTATGCTGTTCTTTTTGTGGGGTCATGGTGTAACAGGTAGCCACGCTAGACTCAAAATCTGGTTCCGCAAGGAGTGTCGGTTCGAATCCGACTGACCCTACCAAATCTTTTAATGGGGAGTTAGCTTAGTTGGTTTAAAGCACTGGCCTGTCACGCCAGAGATCACGGGTTCAAGTCCCGTACTCCTCGCCAATAACAAAACCTGTCAAGGCTATGCTGAAACTTAGTATCCTCAAACTGATGGGTTACTTTTTGTAGTTAGCTAGATGAATCCCTGGCGTGGGATAATAGGTGGGTTGGTGATTAAGCCCCCTTGGTTCCCCTAGACTTAGAATCTGGAATGGGCCTAAAAGCTAAAAAATAACTCTAGTGTGGTAACAGCGAAGATAGTTACCCATCGAAAAGGACATTTCTTCGATCCCATTGGGGACCATAGTCGAAGTGTCCCTGTTAACTACTTGCTTTGTGAGGGTTCATAGCTTAATTAGTAAAGCACTCGACTGATAATCGAGAGAGTACAGGTGCAATTCCTGTTGAACCTACCAATTTTTTGGAAGAATGACCGAGCGGTTTATGGTACTTGTCTAGAAAACAAGAGATCCCACAAGGGTCCGTGAGTTCGAATCTCACTTCTTCCTCCATATGAGGGTATAGCCAAGAGAGTAAGGCAGGAGCCTGCAAAACTCCCAATCGTAAGTGCGAATCTTACTACCCTCTCCAGTTTTCATGGAAAGTTGCGTGAGCGGCTTAAACGAGCAGTTTGCTAAACTGTCGATCCCTAAAGGGTCCGTTGGTTCAAATCCAACACTTTCCGCCAATTTGTACTTAATTCAGAACTAAGTGGATAGGACATATTTTACAGTAAATGGTGTTTTACGATGCTGATGAACACCAGTCTAGGTTTTGGGACTTTTTATTTTTACATACATTTATCCCTTCCATGTTCCCATGGAGAGCCTAGAAAGTTATTGAAGTGCATCTAGTGACTTGCCCGCGAAGAGATGGCAAAACCCGATAAGCTACACATTATTATATTCTAGTGTGGTTTCCACTTACCCCGCCTATTAAGTTAGGCGGGGTTTTTTTGTTCTATCCGTGCAGTTTTTTTCCTGGTTGACTTCACAGCCAGTTTTTGCTATACTATCTGCTGGGTTTGGGCGCTTATACCACTTTTTCAGAGGTTTATATGATCCGCGAATGTGTTGAGTGTGGTGGTGAGTTTGATACGTTTAGTAAGGCAAAGCGTGCTGCTGGTGGTTTGTCTACTCACTGTGTTGATTGCAGCGACGAGACTACTGTTCGTTATGCTGGTGTGCAGAATTCTGACGGTAAGCAGGCAGGCGTGTCCATTATGCGCTTCAATACGGAAGCTGATCGTGCTGCCTATATTGATTTCTGGCAGGTAAACAGCGGTTTCCACAAGGGTAAGTCATGCCAGATTGGTCATGGACTTAAGTCGTCACCCGGTTTTGCTTATCAGACTGTTGCCGTGTTTGAGGGTAACACCAATCACAAGGGTAAGGCGTAATGCGTGATGTACTGTATATGATTATTTTCATTAACTGTACTATCTTCTTCTTTAACATCTGGAACCTCTTTATTCTTCCAAAGATTGAAAGCTGGGTTCTTGATCGTAGGTTTATAAAGGATATGGAGCGTGCAAAACAAGATAGGCATATCAGATTAATGCAACAGCTAAAGACGGCTACGTTGTTAGCTAAAAGAAACTCAGAAAGGCTCCGTAAGCACAATGAGCGGAACAGGAAGGCATAATGGCAAACGATACAGTAGACGTAAAATGTTGTGATGAGTCTGAACGTTATGGAATCTATTTTAATTACGAAGTTGATAGATTCTATTTAATCATGGAACCACAACCAATTACGTATTGTCCTTGGTGTGGTATCTTGTTGGATATTAATATTGTGGAAAAATATAACCCATGAAATTGACTTTTCTTGACCTAAAGGAAAAACAATGATCCTTAAGATAGGAACTCCAGTTGTTTGTTATATAGATACTGGACCCAATTACGAAAAAATTATGACCCCACAGTTGGGCGCAATTGTGGACATAAAAGAAGAGGACAACGAATACGTATACAGAATCATCTGGGAAGATGATGAAGATTCATGGTATGAAGAACCTTGGGTTGAACTGTATTGGAAACAAGCTGTTAACGGCAAGATGATGCCAGAAGAAGCTGAAAGGTTGAGTGAGGAATATGGATACGGATTATAAAGTTGGTACACCTGTTTTGTTTCTACCAAAACCAGATAGAGAAGATCATAAATTTCTTCAACCCTCTATTGGAGTGATTGTTGCGATAGATAAAAATCCTAATACTTCATTCCCATACAACATCATCTTTGACGATAACGATGATGATTGGTACAGCGACGAAGCAAACTTTATTGCTGAGATTATTCAAAACTATCAGGATGCGTTAAATGGATTGCCAATTCAAATTCAAGAACGGTCAATTGATATATGATGAATATTATGGTCTTGGAGTGATAATCAAGAAAAAAAATCATCGTGGAAGATATAATGATTATCTTATTCACTTCTGCGAGCCTTCTGAAGATTTAGGTGAATTTGGTGTTGATTGTGGTTGGTTTGCAGAAGAATGGGTAGAAGATAAGGTAAATGAGCCATGCCTAGTGGTTACAAAGTAAATTTTGAAAAGCATAAAGTTGGCGATCTGGTTATGTGTGTAGAGCCAGATTATTTTGATTCAATGGATGTACCAATTATTGGTTATATTTCGGAAATTACTCCAGGTGTTATTAAGGGATATAAAGAATATCATGTTCTTTGGAACGACGAAGATGAACTCATGAGCTACGATAGCGGTTCAATAGCTAGATATAAACATTTACTTGTGGAAACACTTGAGGGATACGAAAATGAAGAAGAAGCCAGAGACTAAAGTAGAAATTAAGAATGGTGATATGATCTACGCAAAACCGTCACAAGAACATGAATCACCAATTGTAGGAACTGTTGTTGGTTATGATGAATCTACAAAATTATATGCAATTGAGTGGTCAGACGAATCAATGCCAGGATATGAAAAAGAGGCATTTGTTCGTTCTGGTAAGTTCATGATGAAGTGTATTAACGAAGCTATGGGGCTTCATTTTAAGCCGGAGGATCTCGATGGAAACGATATTCAGCCTGAGTGATGCATCTAAGAAGATTCGGAGGTTACTCCAAGTTGGCACAAAAACTCGCTGTTAGTAGCGAATACGGTAATTTTCGGCATGGTGCAGTTCTTGAAAAGGGTTCGGCAATCCTCGGCTTGGGTGTTAATAACGAGAAGTATTCTAGTGTTGGTGCTAAGTTTAGGCATAGTGATAAGGGACACAGCACTTATCACGCTGAGATTTCAGCCATACTTGGCCTTGATCGTAGCGTAACAAAGGGTGCAACGATGTATGTTGTTCGTGCGTCTAAGAAGGATGGTTCGATGCGTATGAGCAAACCCTGCAATATGTGCCATGCTTTGCTTGAGGAACGAGGAATTTCTAAGGTTGTTTATAGTGTTGATGAAACCATGATTGGGACTTACAAGTTTTAGGATTTAATATGAGACCACAACCAAAATTCAAAGTTGGTGAAATTGTATTAGATGATTACTTTGATGATAAGCAAAATATAGTAGAAGGACAATATGCAATTGGTGAAATTACTGAAGTTTTAATTCCTACCAACTTTGATACTAGTGGATATTATTATCGTCTTGTATGGTCAGATAATGAAGGTGATGATGAAGCCTTCGCTGAAAAAGATGTTCTTGAGTATCGAGAGAAGTATCTTGAATTTAGCGAGGTGTGTCAAAAAGAACTAGAAGCAAGCGGATAATGCGGCGGCTGGTATGCGACATAAACAGAAAACTCAGAGAAAAATAAAATACAAAGTAGGGGATCTGGTGCTGTACCGGGTTGCTGGTGTTACCAAACTATCTGAACAATTTTTTTCTGATGGTGGTGAATACATTATGGGATGTGTTCAAAATTTCCAATCAGATGGGATATATGCAGAAGTGTTATGGTGGGAGGGAGGGAAGGAATCTATTGTCCCACATGATATTTATGATGTTAATAGATTCAGAGATAATTATTTACAGTTTCTAATAAATCCTGACGGTAAAAAAGTTCTTGACTTCTAAACCGGCCCGTGATATACTGGCGGTGTCTTTTCAGCGAGGAAATAACATATGTCGAGCATCTATAAGGTAGGAACCAGCGTCGTATGCCCCGAAGCCACTAAGTATGGTGATAAGGGAAATGTTTCGGGTACTATTCAAAATTTTAGATTAGGCACTTCAATTCCTTATATTGAATGGAGTGACGGACTGACAGGTTATGTCAAACCGCAATTTTTGATCACAGAAGAAAAGTATAACCAACTCACAAGTGCAGGTTTCAAAGATTCTGAAATCTCTGAATACGTGAGGTTGTTTAATGGCAATATTTACAATTAAGAAGGGAGGCGATACACATGGCACATCCACACAAGAACCGTCCACGAAAAGGACGCAGGAAGTTAGGAAGCAAGAAACGTCGAGCACGTCGTCTAAACAGAAAGCGATAGATGCTATGACAAATGAGTGGAAAGTCGGAGATTTGGCTAGAACAAATTACTATGTGTTTCAAGATTCTATAGTAGCAATCAATAGCATCTTCTATCAACGTAACGGCTTTCCACTCATTTCATGTACGATCATGGATGATAAATATACTGGAGAGTTTGTTATCCCTCTTAAATATCTTCGGAGGGTAGATGAGTGACGGAAGCGGTTTTCCAGCAAGAAAGATAACAAAACTTTCTAAGTATGAATATGATGAAGCAATAATTGAAATTGGTAAGATATATAGCAATTCAGTTGCTGTGACAGATATTGAAAAAGTAGAATGGACAACAAGGATTAAGCCAGTTAAAAAATGTGTTCATACAGTCAAATACATTGACATAGCAACTGGAAAAGAGTGTGAACTATATGCTGAATCATTCTGGAAATACTTTGTTCGACAATCCTAAATTCAATGTTGGCGATATGGTTGAAGAGTTCTGTATCGAAGATCAAACTTCTGTGATGATAACAGTACTTAAAGTTAAGCTAAACATAGAATCACAATATTTATATGATGTGTATTGCTTGAATACCGGAATTGAGTATAACGATATGCTCCTAAAAGACACTCCAGAATCAGATTATCCTTTTACGTACAGAAAGGTTCCAAATGTATTTCAACCATGAACAGCCAATATATGTAAAAGTAGGTTCTCCAATATTTACAATTTATTACAAAGGTAAAAATGAAAAAGAACTACACGCTATTGGTAAGGTGATGGAGAAAGAAAGTAAAGGATATGCAGTAAATGAAGTTTTTACTGAATCTACTGCATATGATCAAGAACATACTCATGTTAGATTAGATGGAAATTTTTGGATTGTAGCAAATGAAAATATTTCTCTAAGGGAAGAGGAAGAAGAGAAAACCGATGAAGTTTAAAATTGGTGATGTAATAAAACAAACTCATATGATTGGAGATACAAATCATTTTGTTGTTACCGATTATAGATCCGATATAAATAGATATAAAGTTTATTGGATTGAAAAAAATCTTGATATGTGTGATTGGTTCCCGCTAACAAACGAACCTGATGTAATGTTTGGATATACTTTTCAAAAAATGGAGAAAGGATATGATGTCACTAACTAAAGAAATGATTACAGCTATTGATAAAGAAGTAGAATTATTTTCTGATGAAGAATTATTAATTTATCATAATACATATATTGGATTGCATCAAATGCGTCCAAACTCGTATGATAAATACAAAGTTACTAAGAGCTTTGAAGAAATTACCAAAAGAGGAATAGAGGATAAGATTAATGAGTTTTCCATCTATAGGTGAACTTTGGTTTAGATACGATCCAGACATTGGAGATGACAAATATGTTGTTATCCTCGATATAAAAGGATCTACCGTATTTGCAGAATATATTTCAAATCTTGCAGATGTTGGGACATTCTATCCAACATTTTGTAGAACTGTAAGTGATTTTAGAAATATATTTACGAAAAAGGATGGATCATGGGTATAATTCCAGTTGCTCCGGTCACACCAATTTCTCCAATTAAGCCGGTTAAAAGATAGAATATGATGGAGTATTATAGTCTCAAAGACAAAAAAAAAAGAACCACTTATCGGTAGGATGTATCGAATAATTGTTGACGGGGATGAGGCAATTCCTGTGGTTGTGAGTGATATCTTTGAAGCATATAAAGGCATGATAATTGAATACTATGCTATAGATGATCCAGAACATATGATTACAGATTCTGTCTCAGTTTTTTGCGAGTGGTATGGAGAATGGTAATGGCTAAAAGATCACTTAAGGTCGGACATTTTTATTATCAAAAGATGAGTATGCTGGATGTATATTGTGTTCTTAAAACATATATGGATGGCAACCTAAAGTGGGTTCAGCTACATAATCTTAAGTCAGATGAAATTAGGTATGATCTTTATGATAGTTTTCTAGGTAAAACAAGGGAAGTAAATGAGCGTTATTGGAAAAGTATTCAAGGATAAAAACGAAAATCATGTCGTAGTGATCTCGCAAGGTAAAAGATTACCGCAAGGATTCGCATATGAAGTTATGATGTATAAAATTAGATATATGACTTACGATAAAGAATCTTGGTTTTCTAAAATGTTATTTTTGAATTGCTTTACTGAAGTAAAGGATTGAAATGATGAAAGTAAAAGCCAATAAAGAGAAAGACCCAGAGAGATGGTATATTTATGTAAATAAGGAGACTAAAGGTGTACAATCATCCTTAGAACTACCTGAAGAAATGAATAAAGAAAATAAATATATTGTCCATGGACCATATAAAAATTCAAAGGTGATTGATGAATGGATCAGAGTCAAAAAAGAGAGCCAGCAGAAATAAAGCTGGGTAAAATATATGCAACAAAATGGAAATCATATATTGATCCTGTCACTATGGAACCAGTTCCAGAATATGTTATTGTAACCGAAAAAAAGTCGGATATGGTAATATTTCACTATGTTTCTGACTTAGAAAAACATCCGATGGGTAAAACAGTTAAATCTTTTTTACAAGATTTTAAAGAGACATGGAATGATAATACAGCCGGGAAAAATATACAGAGAAAAAGATAAGTTATATGAAAAATCTTTTTTGGTAATAACGGATATTATAAATCCTAATACCGAAGACGCGATCTGTAGAGTATTTAGATTACACGCTCCAAGTTTTCCATTTAAAGAATATTTAGACGTTTTGATAGATAAAATAGATGAACTAGAAAATTTTGATGATTAAAAGAAATCCAACAAATTACTACAAAGTAGGTTGCCTATACAGAGGAAGTTATGGGTCTGAATCTGTTATATGCATTACCAAAGTAGATGATAAAGGATTTCAGTTTATTTATCTTGAAGAACCAGACGAAGAGTTGTTTACTTTTTTCTTAAATGAGACAGGATTTTGGGTGAGAATAAATGAAGATGCAACCGGGAAGCCTTAAGAGATTGATGGAATTGGTTAAAGAAAAAAATAATGGTGTTGAGCAACTAGAAAGGGAAATAATTCCCGGTAAGATGTATAAAGATAGAGAAACAGGAAGATATCTAGTTGTAGAATCAATTTTAGATCAAATGCCAAATCAACTAAGACAGATTGTTTTTTGGTATATTGATGAACCAAATTTTAACCATGGTGCTTGGAATCAGGATGCCTACAGAAATTGGGAAGAAACCTAGTTGGGAAAAAGCTAGAGAAGTTAATATTGGTGATTTTGTAATGACACCATATCAAGACTGTCTTGGACAAATAATAGAAAAACTGGAAAGAGGAGATGTTTATCGAATTGAGTGGTATACTCATGGAGGTAATAACTTTAGTAAGTTTAGCTGGAATACAGCAGTAAATTACAGACACTGTTATGAAGATTGGTTGAGAGTAAATGAATCAAGTATTCAAAATTGGTAAAGCATATCAAAACTACGTCTTTCCAGAAGAGTGTGTTGTAATCTTAAAAATCTTTAAGAGTGAAGGCGATGTATATGTAGAATATCAATGTATGCATGAACCTGATTTAATCGAACAAACGCCGATTGAAAATTTTGAGGATTGGTATGGCGAATGTTGATTTTTTCGAGGTTGGTAGATTGTATGTAAATAAACATACAGGGATGGTTGTTTGTATAGATTATGTAGATATGTGGGCAGGTGAGCGTTTTGCATCTGCCTACGATATACAAGATCCAGATGTAGAGCTTAATGTACACGTTATGAGTAATTGGGCCAAGCTATGAAAAAACACACTATCGAAGTCGGTAAAATATACAGGTCCAAAACTCACAAAAACACTTATATACTTATTCAAGAGGTTATTAAACATATGATAGGATCCACATATCATCCTAATAACATCTATTATACCGTAATATACAGCTATTTAGACAATCTTGAAACAAAGCACGTTGTATTCGACAAATTTATTCGTCGTGGTTGGGAAGTGTGTAATGAGACAATTTAAATTAGAAATTGGAAAAGTTTATAAAAGAACCTTTCGTCAAACGGGGGTAGATCATACATCTTATATTGTTATAGCTGGTCACTCAATTGATAACGAAATGTATGAATACTATAATTACTATTTTCTAAATGATGCAGAATATATACACAGTTCTCTTCTAGATGAAAGCGATTGGGAATTAGCGTGACAACAATAAAAATAGGCAAATTATACTTGTGGCCCGATACAGCAGATTGGGATAAGAAGATTATCTGTGTTACAAAGTTCTCAACAGAAAAATTTGGTCCAAATGATATTGTGAATGGATATATCTATCATTATCTAGATGAACCAAATAATGAGAGGTTCTTATGGAAAGATACCGCTGAACGTGAATGGGTATTGATAAAAGAAAACATGAGGATGTTTAAATGGAATTCCAAGTAGGAAAACTTTACCGTAAAAGAACTAAATTCTCAAGATATATGGAAGAAGATCCAGACGAACAACCAATTATGGTTATCACCGATGTAAAAAGAAGCCGTCTACAGGAAAATACTTTAATTGAATATCATATGCTTGATGAACCAGATAATATTCATGTAGCATATGAAAATGATCAGGTGGATAGATGGCAGATGATAAAAAAATAAAGGTAGGAGGATTTTATTATCATATCTTCTTTGGAAGAGAAGAAACTGTTTGTGTGACAGATGAAAAAAACGGCCATCTAGAATATGTTCTTTTAAAAGACCCAACAATTCATAGATGGGTTCCTTATTCGTTAATTAAAAACGTTTGGATTGAATATGACAATGATCAAATTTAAAGCCGGTAAAGTTTATAAGTGTCTAAAAAACAATTCAATTGTGTTTATTTCTAGGGTTCATTTATATAAAGAAGGATGGACACAAGCTAGTTTTTTCCGAATGACTGATAACAATGATGAACTGGAAGGTGCGTTTATTAACAAAAATTGGGTTGAGCATGAAGGTTAAACCAGGATCTGTCTGGTATATGAATGGATTTGAGGAATACATAATTGTATTAGAATTTGTTGTAAAAACAAAAAGATATAAAGTTGCAAACGTAAGAAACCTCGATTTTCAACAAACAATGCCAGAAGAATTTTTTGATAATTGTAAAAAAGTAATGGGATTCATTTAATGGTTAAACTTGGCAGAGTCTATAAAAAAAGAAAAGATGTTCAAGATCTATTAGATATCCTGTATCCTCCATACATTATCCTTATGGAGGATGCAACAGCTGCCACCGCAATAAATGGACCAGATTATACTCAATATCGGTACATGGAATTAGATAAGCCAGATAAATTGTTTCCTATTTCCAGAAGAACATTACTTGATACATTTGAATTAATGGAGGTGGAAGATGGTAACTGATTCAGTAAAAGTTGGCAAGATTTACAGAATGAAACCAAACGCACAAATTGATACAATGCCACAAGTTGTGATAGTAAAAAAAATCTATCCACGTGGGGAAGTTCAATTTGCAGTTCTAGAAGAACTTGAATCTAATTTTCATTGTAACATTTCAATCTTTAGAAGCAGATATTTTGAAATAACAGAAGATTGGCACATGCAAGGTCTATGATGGTTAAATTAGGGCGGATATATAAAATATCTAATCAATATGTGTTGATATGTAATCATCATCCCGATGGAATTCCCAATAAAGAAGCAATTGGAGAGTTCTATTCCGGCTTCAATCTAAACTCCCCAGACCATATAATGTTTATAACACCAGAAATCATTCAAATGCAGAAATGGAAACTAGTGGAGGGACAAATATGAATCTCTGTTTAGGAAGAATATACAAACTAAAGTTTAAAAAGCCAGAAAATACATTTGCCGGAGAAGAAGAAAGATATATTATGTTTGACGAGATAGGATCTATCGCAAATGGTGGATGGATAAACTATCATTACATCAATAGGGAAAGTAATTGTATTGGAAACATGAGAACTTTTTTTGATACATTTATAGTTGAAGAGATAAGGGAATTTATATGATACAATTTGGAAAGGTATATGTAACAAAAAAAGTAGAAAAATGCACAAGAGTATATTTTATACCTTTAGAAATTGTCTCAACACAACCAACAACGTACACAGCATATAAAGTATGGGGTCATATAGTCCATTTGGGTTACGAAGCATTTTTTAATCTATATGAGTTTACACAATATTACGAGATTTGTAATGGTCAAGAAGATTGAGCCGGGACGTTTGTATATTGAGCCAATTAAAAATGATGTTGTCGTTGTTGATAACATAGAAGAAATCTCCGATTCAGTTTGGTATCATCATATTAACAGACCTGATTTTCCTGTAGTTGAAGGAGCATTAGGGTTAGCTAAGATGTATTGGAAAGATATTCAACATGAAAATACAAATAGGTAAACTGTATACTCGTTGTAAGCCATATTTACATGAAGATGATGTTGTTGTTGTAACTGGCAAAAGAAGAGTAAAGCATGAAGTCTTAATCGAATTTTTTTACCTAGATGAACCAGATGAACACTGCACTTGGAATACAGCAGCATTTAAAGATGGGATGAATGAATTAAATGCCGAAACAGGATTTTAAGGAAGGAAGGTTGTACTGTAATCAAAACAAAAATGAAGTTATAGTAATAACTGGCGTAAATGAATCGTATATAACCTATATTGAATTAGATTGGACACATGAGGAATTTTGTTCTCCAAAGCATATCTTTAGTGATTGGGAATTAACAGATGAAGAACAAGGATCTGGTGAAACAGATAAAGTTCGGAAAGATATATAAAAATAGAAGATGGCAAGGTGATGATTATGTCGTTCCAACTGAATACATGAGAGACTCTCATATGATTCATGTTGTCCGCTTAGACGATCCCAAGCATGATGGTTATATAACAGTAAAAGGTTTTATAGACGGATACGGGTTGGTGGAAAATGTTAATACCGGGTAGAATCTATCGAGCAAGCAATTGTGAATATGTACTAGTTGATGAGGTAATAGAGGATAGAAATGCTGCTGGTGGATATTATGTAGCATTTACAGTTGTTGGCGGAAAACCAGTTGAAGGAATAAATGGTAGAATGTTTGAACCATCACACGGATCAGATATAGATTATATAGGTCATTGGAAGTTAGTAACTAAATGGGTAAAATAATGGAAAACAAAACAACAAAATTTTGTAATGGATGCAAACAAGAAAAAGATCTTTCAGAGTTCACAGATAGAAAATATAAAAAAAGTGGAAACGTAGGGAAATACTTTGTTTGTAAATCATGTAAGCAGATAAATAACCGCAAGTGGGCCTTGTCAACAAAAGGTGGTTGGGTATCTACAATGCTAACAAAAGCAAAGACAAGATCAAAAGAGAAAAATATTGAATTCAATATCACAAAAGAAGATATAAACATTCCAGAGTATTGCCCTGTATTAGGAATCAAGATCGAAAAGAACCCAGATGCAATAACAAAAAACTCACCCAATCTTCCAACCTTGGATCGCGTAGACAATAACAAAGGATACATTAAAGGAAATATTAAAGTTATAAGCTATAGGGCAAATGCATTAAAGAACAATGCAACCCTAGAGGAATTGGAGATGGTCATAAATTATATGAGAGAGACATGAAAATAAAACTAGGAAAGATTTATAAGATAAGGGCAACAGAATCATGGATCTCTATGGAAGTATGGCATAAGGCAAAAGCTAAATGGGAAATAAAATAGAGATAGGAAAACTTTATATAAACATCCTTGATCAAAAAAGACCTCCAGACATATATTGTGTAACGGGGTTTAGACAAGAAGAACAAGGAAAGTTTGTAGAGTTTGTATGGATGAACAATAGAGCAGATGCAGAACAGAAACACGGTGATCCAAAATATGTGGAGGAAACTGCAATTGAATTGGGAGAGTGGATAAAATTAATTGAGGAAGAACTAGATGGACAAGAAAGAAAAAATCAAGATAGGCAGGATATACAAAAGAAACCCCAATCAACAAAGTATATATCCAGAATATGTCCTGATAACAGGCGACTACTCAGTAGGCGATAGAATGGGTAACAAAAGATATTCATATCACAGGATAGACAAGGACAAGGAATCAATTGCATATATATCCCATGTGGATCTGTATTTCCATTACCAGTTGGTTGAGGATGATGTTTAAATGCTGGAGACAACAGTGGTAAAACTTGGTAGGATATACAAGAGCTTAAAAACAAATGAGTACATCGTCCCAACCGAGTTTATCAACATAATAGAGGCGCAGTTTGTTAAGTATAATGTGATTGAAACTGGTAACTATGCAATAATGAAGCTAGGCGAGTTTATAACAAGATGGAGACTCATGGAGGATAGTTTTTGGGAATGACAAAAGAAAAAGTATATCTAGGGAAGGTATATAAGTTAAAGTCATTAGAGAACTATTCAGCAATTGCAACATTTCCAAGATACATGATATTAACACATAAAGTATATCGACAAAAAGAATATTATATGACAATGTATAGATACTACGATATAGGTTATGCATCTGTATCGGGGAGACCTATAAGCGAGTATGATATCACATCGTTCTATAAGGTTATAGAAGAAGGTGAGTGGCAAGAATGATTAAGCTTGGGAGGATATACAAAAGAAAACCAAGTAATAAAGCATCACCATATCCAGCTTACCTGATACCAACAGGTGTTAACCAGTTAATGACTACAGCGTTGCAAACAAGATACTATTATGTAGATGTAGAGAGGGAGAGAGATTATGGAAGTTATGAGTGTATAACGGAATCATCGCTGCAATTGTTTTATGAGTTGGTTGAGGGGGGAATAGATAGGGGAATGGAGATAGGAGAGATACGGCATATCCTGCTGTATATAGGCTAATAGAAAAAAATGACATAAAAAAGGTATTTAGGTTATATATGGGCTGCTCGGATATGTCAATACAACCTGATGAATTTGCTATGTGGGAGTAGTATTCCACCAGTATAGCTCTACGCATAGGGTGCCACTATCCTACCGATATAGTAGGGGGTATAGGATAAGGCGCAAGTGTCTACTCTATCGGTGCAGTATAAAAAGGGGTTGACTTCACAATCAGCCCGTGATATAATGCAAGATGCATTTGTGGTCCATATGGGTAACTTAACAATATAAAGGATATGCCGTGTATACCGTAAAGAACACTAAACCAACGCTAACCGTAATTGTCGAAAGTGGGGAGAAAACAAAAAACAAAATCGTAAAGATCTATTATGATAACCTGGCAATTGAGATTGTAACCGATAAGCTAAATGGTGGATATTAAAGGGCAGCTTTATAAGGGGATTTAAACATGGTATGCTATGTTCTGAAAACAGCAGATAAAGATAAAAGCAGACGCGAGTATGTACAAGCTATATTAGCTTCAAATGATGAAGAAGCATGGACTATATCCCAGAATTATGTAAATCGTACAGGCAAGGAAGTTACTGTATATGTTAGTGAAATGTGCATGGGTAAACTAGTTCCAGCATATGCATGATAAACCCTGTTACCTATATAGCTAGAAACTGATTACTTAGGATATCCCAGTATCAGAGAACACGGTTGGTGAAGTCCCTTACACAGTGTTCAACAGCAAACAGATATGCTGCGGGTGAATAAGGTAAACACACGCACTGCCAGTCAAACCGATTACACAGGCGGCTGGTTCTATCCGTAGTGTTTGATTCCCTGTCCACTTCACACAGGGTCGCTGGTGTGGGTGGGGAATCTGTGATAAACTACTGAGAGTGGCGAGTGTGGGCAAAGCCAGCCGCCTATATCCTACGGATAGAGTAAACCAGCCGCCGTTTCACTCCTGGTGTCTCGAGGCTTCGCTGGTAGTGTGGGTGCCGCTTTGCTCTAACCATGTTGTTTCTTTGTGGGTCGATTCCACTCCTGGTCGCTTGTGGTTTTCTGTGGTTCTGGTACAATAGGTCTATAAGTTGATGAGGAATGAACCTCACAATAAAGAAGGAATAAAACAATGACAAACAATATCAAGATCGGAATGCGAATCTCGACGCGAATCAATGGAACTGGCATTGTTGTGAGCGGTTTTGGTGATCGCTGGATTGTCAAGTTTGACAATGATACTTGGGATGGTCCTGTTTATTCATGGAATATCTGGAGTGAAGATGGTAACACTCACAGTGACAGCTTCTAAAGACCGAGTTTAATAGTGGGTTGAGTACACTGTCAGTCTCTGGTGTTCTGGCACGTCTTGCGGTATAATCGAACCTGTTCGATGGTTGGGAATGACCCCACCGGGAAACAAAAGGAAGAAAGAATGACGATTCTCGAAACTTGGTACAATGATATCCTCGGTCACGCAAAGGCCAACTATGCGAATGGTTGGGATTTCTTTGTCGATTCTGTCGATATGGAACTCTTTGTTGAGGATATGCGGATTTTCTATGTCCGCGAGTATGAGGACGCTTTCAATCTCTACAATACGTGGGCAATGAACCGTCCCCGGTAGTGAAAGTGGGTTCACTCCCAGCTACTCTAAAGAGCTGGTTTAGTAGTGGGTCGGGTTCACAGCTAGTCTCTGGACCCTCGGCGCGACCCATGATAGAATGTGTTGGTAAGGTTGACGCGCTGCAAGTGAAGCGGTCAACACAAAAGAGAAGGTTCTAAAGAGAGTGTTTTTTTGTTCTTGACCGCAGCGCGGTGCTGTGGTAGAATGTGCAGGTAAGGTTGAGAGGCAATAATGCCTCCAACAATGCGGGTTTCCCGCAGAAAGTAAGGAAAGACAATGGCTAAGGCTAATGGTACGGTTTCGGCTTCTAAGATGGAGGCGATTGTTGCTTTCGTTCGGAAGTTCAACGCTAACGAGAATCGCGGTTGCCCGATGGGTGCAATCGAGTATGTTGGCGGATTCTCGAAGGCCGAGATTAAGGCCGCAAAGTCGAGCGGTAAGCTGGAATCCGGCAAGGGTTCGGAAGGTGGTTTCTTTGTTGCTGGTGCAAAGCCGGTTGCAAAGGGTCCGGTTGTGAAGGCAACCGTTAAGAATCAGATGGCTGCGTTTATGCGTATGCTGTCGGTTGGTCAGACGCTCGATGCGGATACCGTCGAGCAGGCAAAGGCGATTCTGCGTGATTACGACGCGCAGAACGCGAAGCGCCGCAAGTCGGACGACTAGCATATAACCCGGTTCCGGGGGCAAACCAGCCCCCGGCACGGCGCAACGGGTTAATACTTAAAAGGAGATATGATGCAGACTTTCGGTTGTGCTACTTGTGGTGAAAAGACTTTTGCTCCATCTGCTGTGCTTTGCGAAACGCACGAGATGCAGGTGCTTGGTATTACTCGCGAGATGCTCGACGCTAATGATGGCGACGATGTTTTGCTCAATACTCGGCAGCTTTGGGATCAGTGGACAAACGAGAATCCTTGGTCAAACACTTTTAATGTGGAGCGTGGGTAATGGACGTTTACGCGGTTTTGGATGTTGAAGCATATCAGGGCGAGCAGACGGTTGCTCTTTTCTCGACGTATGAGAAGGCAAAGGCGTTTGTCGAGCGCAGGTATGACATGAGTGAATACAAGTACGACGGCGATTCTGCTTGGTTGTACTTTGGACACGATACGTCCAGGATTGAGATTGCAACCGTCACGGTTGACGAAAGGGATGAATAATGACTCGCAAGGTAACAAACACGATTCTGGAGATGATTGAGGATGGAATCCTCGACCGTGACACGGTAATCAATGCGTGCCTCAAGTATATGTCCGAGGACGACGTTGCGGATATGGCACACGCAAACGAGTTTATTGTCGAGGACGAGGAAACCCTCGATGATGATACCGAGGAAGAGGAAGATGATACTGATCCCAATGCGGATTGGTATGATACAAGCAACGAGTTCCTCTAACGCTAGAGCCTCGATGATAGTTAGTTCTATCAATAGAGGCGGGGGCTGGCACTCTATCCCAAGTGTTAAATGTTGGATATTCTAGGGATAGAGGTTGCCCGCCGCCGCCCATGTGTCCAGAAGTTAACTCTAACGATGTTGTTTTAAAGTGGGTCAATCTCACTCTCAGTCTCTTCCGTTCTCGACCGACTTGGTGTAATATACACACATCATCGACGCGCTGGTGGATGCACGAAAGGCCCCAGCCGCCGCTATCCTTGGGATAGTACTAAACTCGGATCTTTGCTCTAACTGTCGAGTTTAATAGTGGGTCGGTTTTACTGACAGTCGCTTCCAAGGCATGGGGTCTTGTGGTAGAATGTGCAGGTAAGGTTGAGAGAGGGAATGGTCCCTCCCAACAATAAGGAATGAGGAATCAAATGACGGTTGAGACTATGACGCAGAACGAGATTGAAACTCTGGTGAATGAGATTCGTAACACGATCCAGACTATGCGTAAGGCTCGACTGCTTACGCGAAACGCGATCATGTCGCACATTGGCAAGAACAATGCCGTGCTGCGTCGTGAGGGTGAAAAGCTCAACGCTCTGGGTTTTGAGCTTGGTGATACCCGCGAGACTCGCAAGTTGCTTATCTGGAATGAGTATCTGGGTATGGAACTTGAGCGTCAGACTGGAATCCCCGCTGAAATGCGGAAGTCAGCCGCCGTTACTGCTAAGGCAAACGGTATCACTCGGATCAAGGCAAGCAACGTCAATGCAACCACCGCTTTCCTCATGGGTAAGCGGTAAGAAAGGAAAGAGCATGGAAGATATGATTATCGTGCAAATGGTCTGCATTGGGATTGCCAGCCTCTCGCTGGGATTTGTTTTCGGACTTTCAATCAACCTCAAGATCAAGGAGTAGGAATGAAGGATTTCAAGCGTGGTGTCGAGGGAATGAAGAACGAGCGTTGGACCATTCACGTCAAGATTGATGGTCACACGATTGCTCGCGGAAAGCGCGGGGTTCGCAAGTGGGTCCGCGACCTCAAGCGTATGTATCACCGCGAGATGCGTCGAGTGAAGTTCGACGCTGAGACATAGAAGGTTCGCTGGCGGTGAAATCCAGCCGCCCAAGGCGCAGCGAAAGTTCTAAGGTGAGTGTTTCTTTGTACTGGACTTCACAACCCGGTCGTGGTACACTCTGTCCTGTAAGTTGGTGAGAGGGAATGGTTCCCTTGAACCTATCACTCAAAGACGGTTTGACCGTCAGAAGGAATGGGAAATAAAATGGCTACCTCTATCGTTGAGTTCGTTCGTGCTTTCAATGCCAAGGAGGGTCGTGGTTGCCCTGTTGGTGCGATTGAGTACGTCGGTGGATTCTCGAAGAAGGACATTAAGACCGCTAAGGATAAGGGTCAGATTGTTTCGACTAAGGGAACCGATGGTGGTTTCTTCCCTGCTGGTGAGGTTGTTAAGACTTCTAAGGCTAAGGTGAAGGATTCTCTCAAGGCCGATATGGTCGCTTTCATCACGGCAGTTGCTAATGGCAACGGTGATGCAAAGATGGTTGAGACTGCTCATGCTCTGGTTGCTCGGTATAACGCCGAGTGCGAGAAGAAGAAGGTTGCTGCTTCTAATCGCAAGACCAAGTAGCAAACAAACTAACCCGTTCGGGCGGTTTCCAGCCGCCCGCATGGCGCAACGGGTAACTGGAAAAAAGGAGAAAGTAATGCGAATCGTAGCACTGAGTGACGGCACTTGGGATATCTGTGCGGACATTGTTACACTCTCGGACGATCAATATGAGCGTTTGACAAGTGGTGAAGTGACAATCGCAGATCTGTATGAGGAAGGCATCGAGGCGGAAGTTATTCAAACCTTTAATCGGGAGCAGTAAAATGACGAAGCATGAGAAGCTAGAAAAGGCGAAGGTTGACCACAAGTACGCGATTGCTCGCATCGAGGAGCTGGAGCGTGAACTTACAAAGCAGCGCACGATTGCAAGTGATCGACTGCATTCGCTGCGTAAGCTGGACCCCAAGACATATGGGGAAATCAAGAAGGGTTATGTTGATTGGTATACCCTTTCGCGTTCGGAGTAACTAAGGAAATGAAGCGTGTGCTAGCCGCCGTTTTGGCGGTTGTAACCCTAACAAACTGTGTAGCAGAAAAGGAGTGCAAGGTGAGCGAAAAGGATTGCGTTGCTCTCTGGTATATGATGCTTGATAAGAATGCGAGGCGATGATGGCAGGTGTACTGATTGCGTCAATGATGCTTGGAGTTAGCTGGGCGTTTGGCAAGATGGTTTATAAGGCAATCGAGGTGCCGCGTGATTAATAAGGAAGTTGTTATCGAGGCTTTGACTGCGGTTGGTTTGGCAGCTGTAGTGGTTGCTGCGTTCTGGGTTGTTTACATTTTTGAACTGGGGTAGATATGATCGCGTTGACAGTCTGGTTTGCGGTAGTTGCTTTGATCGTAGGAGTTACCACGGAGGTAGTAGGGTAATGGGGGATGATCAGATAAGCTATAGCAAGGAGCGGGGTCAATGTGATACCTGTGCTAGATTCACCTGGGTACTCACTCAGTACCTGGGTGGGTGTATTGTTGCACGGTACTGTAAGCGGTGCGAACCAAAGGAGATGGACTAATGAGTGCAAAGGCGCAACACTTGTTTGACACGGCAAAGATTCAGCTGGTTAGACTCAACGAGGATTGGAGTTTGAGTGGTGATACTTTTTGTCACCAGACTGCCTCGATCATTCGATCAGCTGTGTGGAGTGATCGCGATGAGTATCAAAATGTTTACAGCTTGCAGCGTGCTGTTGCACATCTAGCTAGACGCTTTGCAGACTATACTGATCCCGACAGCGGTCCATGCAATACTGTTGAGCAGAGCAACGAGATTGCTCGGTGGTCTAATACGTTTGCAGCTGCATCGGATACGGTTAGTTTGCTTGAGGATACTTTGCCTGATAAGCAGCGTGAACTCTTAGCAAATGAAACAATGAGCTTCTATCGACAGCTGTTTTAATGTTATTGCTATCGCTAAAAAACTTCTAGGGGTAGAAGGGGGACTTCCCCTCCCCCTACCCTCATGGTGGTATATATACGGAAAGTATGTCTACCGTGATTACTATTTTCATATAATAACGCGCCTAGGTCAAAAATATATCGCGGGTCATTTTTTGAAACTTTTTAGTTTTCAATTAACTACTTACTGGTAAACTGTACCACAGAAAAATGGGGAAAAAAACATGAAAATTACAAGAGAGTTTTTAAGAAGAGTAATCGCGGAAGAATTACAGAGAGAGGTAGATAGTTCAGGCGAGATGAACTCTATCGTAAAAGAGTTAGAATTCATAGCCGAGAAATTATCAGAAATCAATAAAAACGAATACGATTTTAAAGGTTTGCAAGGAAAGAACCCAATTCCAGATCTAGGAAATATGTTTAAACAACATGCTGATTTTATGAAGGTAACACCACCAGGTAGTCCAAATTCTAAAACGCTAGTTAGCGGATTAACAAAAATATTTGGATACCTAGAAAACATGATCGGTGATCAATCAGTGCAACAAGCTAACGCATATTACAAAGATCCTACCAACGCTGCAAGAGGACTAGGCATGTTTTACGCTAGAAACCTAGCAGTAGGCAACGACGCTCTTGAGCCTTTCCCACCAGAAAGTCGTAAAAAACTTCTAGATCGCATCAAAGCACTATATGCGGTATAATATAAATTTTATAAATAAAAAACCCAAGTCGCTGGTTAAAATCCGGTAACTTGGGTTTTTTATTGCCTAAAAAACTAATTATTTTGTGTATAATAAATACAAAATAGGCACCCTCGTATACTCACTATACGATTGTTTAGGGATGATTATAGCAATCTCTAAAGATCATTACAGCAGCAAATATCTTGTTGAGTGGTACTGTCACCGATTCTATGGATCATACACAGAAGAAGAGGTAGAAAATCTAAGAAAGAATTTGCTTGATAAGATGGATAAGGACTAATTAAAATATGATAAAAATAAAAATTTCTAAAAAAAGAATGTTGGAGAACGATAAAAAAAGTAGACCCAACGATTTAAACGACGTTCAAAAAAAGAATTTAAATTTCTTATTGCTAAGTAAATTTGAAATTGGAGTTGGACCACAAGAGGACGACATTTCTGATGAAATTATAAGTTCTATAATTGATTCTGAAATGGATAGAACCGGTAATTTTGATCTATATGATAACCCTCCAGCAGCCCTAACTGCTCCAAAGGTTATGGAAGATCTAGTTAAAAAAATTAAACCACTTACCCATGCAAAATTAATAAAGGCTATAACCGGCAGATCCTACGGCAAAATATTTAAACTCGACAATGAGCACATATTAAAAATATTTTTTGGTGGCATAGATGTTAAAGAGGATATGGAATGGTATAAAAAATGCCACGACCTAATGCACAAAAAGGGTGCTAAACTAACCACCCTACCTGTGTATGATTATGGAGAAGTCAAACTAAAAGCCATGCCAGACGCTTTTGTTGCCTATGTTGAAATGGCGGAAGTAGAGCCACTAGACATTTATCTAAAGGGAACTAAAAGAGCCTTAAGTGATGATAGTCCAGGATCTGATATTGTTTCTAAGTTACAAGCTTACTTTATTGAGGCATATTATAGAGAGAATATAAAAAATATTGATGGAATCAAAGAATATGTTAAAAAAAGAGTAAATACATTCGACTCTCCATATTTATATGGCAAAAAAGACGACGATGGGGAAGAAGGCCCAGATTATGGTGGTGGAATCTATCGCCCATTAACAGACGAAGAAGCTTCTAGCATCCTAGAAGCATTTTATGATATGGTTAAACTTGGATATCAATTAAGCGATATTGCACCTCGAAATATGGGAGTTTTAAAACAAAGCAGCGTAAGCAATCCAAAAATAGTTATTTTCGATAGGTAAAACAAGATGAAAATAAAAAATAAAATATTAAAAATAATAAAAGAGCAGATATCGCTAATAGAAAATAGTTCTTCTCCCGCTGAACACAATTTTGATATCATCTTTAAACAAGCTTGGAGTGACCAATCTGGTATGATCTATGATAGCATATTTGGATCGGCTGGGGATGTTTTTGGAGCTTTTACTGGTGAATATAGCGATGAGGAGAAAGAAGAAAAAGCTAACAATATTCGCGGTCTTATAAACAATATCTCCTGCCTAAAATCTTTTAAAATTGAAAAAGCTGTAACAGGTCGCTCATTTGGTAAAGTATTTAAAATGAGTAATGGTCATATGCTTAAAATATTTTCTGATTCATTAAATGTTCAAGATGATCTTGAATGGTACAAAGAAGCGTATGATAAAGCATTTGAAGGAAGCGCAAATTTAAATACACTACCTATATATGATTTTGGATCGTTTGATCCTGGTGATGGGGCAGATATTCATTTTGTTGAAATGGCTGAAGTTATGCCGCTTGATAAATGGATTATCTATACAAAACGCGGAAATGAATCTGATGCGCGTGATGGTTTAAGTCCTCTTATTTCATTCTATGACGAGATGCGCCGTGAAGCAAGAAAAAATAAAGTGTTAGATATGACAAAAGAAGATGCAGTACAAATGACACTTTTTATGCTTGCTCATGCCCGAAGTAATTATGAACCGTTCACAAGACAGGAAGCAGAAGCCATTTTAGGTGCTTTCTGGGAGGCTGAACAATCAGGATGGTCTCTGCAAGATACAGCTGTTCGTAATATGGGTGTAACAAAACAAAGTGACCCAAATAATCCCGTTGTTATAATTTTTGACAGATAATATGTTATAATCCTATAATATATATTTTTTTTTCTTGACCGGCCCATTAATATGTGGTATTATAGTACCATGATTAAGCAAACCTCAACTCAAAAACATAATATTGGCGAAATGGTGTGTATGTGTAAAATTGACCAATCTATTGGTACAATTGTTAAATTTGATGGATTATTTTATAAAGTTCATTGGAACATGAATCCGTTTGTATCAAACAATAAAATTGAAACGCATCATCTTGATGCAAATATCTCAATTATGAAGAAAAATTTACAAGAACTCCTAGAGGAGTCATAAGAAAAGAGAAAAACATGAACGGTCCTAGATTAACAGAAAAAGATTTATTTAACGCAAAAACATTAGTTTGTGAATCGTGTGGAAATAATACATTTGTGAATGTCTACATGATTAAACAAATTTCTGCCCTACTTTCCCCGAGTGGTCAAGAGATTAATGCACCAATCCCGACATTTGCTTGTAGCAAGTGTTCACACATCAACAAAAGTTTTCTCCCGCCTGAGCGGCAAGAATAAGGTAAACAAATATGAGAGTCTTAGCCCTAAGCTGTAATTATGAACCACTAGGAACTGTTTCTTGGGAAAAAGCAATTGGTTTAATATTTAACGATAAAGTTTTAACAGTCGGTGAGTATGATCAAGAAATTCGTTCGCCATCTTATACAATGAAGCTACCATCAGTTATTGTATATAAGAGCAGCAAATGGCGTAAGATTAATTCTGTACGTTTTTCACGTCGTAATGTTTGGCTTCGAGATGAAGGTAGATGTCAATATTGCTCAAGACGAATTTCACTAAAAAACTTCACACTAGATCACGTTGTGCCTAAAAGCACAGGTGGTAAAACCGTCTGGACAAACGTCGTGGCGTGTTGCTATGAATGTAACCAGAAGAAAGGAAACCAAACTTTGAAGGAGTCTGGTATGGGGCTTTTAAAAACTCCAATCAAACCCATGTCTCTTCCATTTGTTCAAGAATCAGAAACTTCTTTTACTGATAGTTCTCTGCACCCAACTTGGAAGTTCTGGTTGAATAGATAAATGCTTGTAACAGTTCTTGATACAGAAACAACAGGATTAGATCCTAAAGTTCACGAAATTATACAGTTTGCTGCTGTTCGTTTTTCATTGAAAGATGACAGCAGTATCTGTATACTTGATAAATTAGATATAAAAATTAAACCTAAAAATCTCGCGGCGGCTTCGCCGCAAGCATTGAAGGTTAATGGGTTCACGCCCGAAGCGTGGGAAGATTCTTTAGAAATTGAACACCATTTGCCTGCAATTGAGTCGTTTATTACAAATTCTTCTTTCTTATTAGGCCAAAATCTTATCTTTGATCTAAGATTTATTAGTTTAGCTTTCAAAGAAAAAAAAATAACTTTTCCGCACTACGCCGATACAAAACACATGGCTAGTAAACTAGTATCTAAAGGTTTATTAAAAAGTGCTGCAATGGATAAATTGTGCGAACACTACCAAATTAAGTTTCAAGGGCGCGCACATACAGCTTTAGTTGACTGTCAGAGAACATTAAATGTTTGGTTAAGACTGATAAAAGAAACTGACGTAGATTTTTTCTCATATGAGGCTCCTTTTGATCCATACAACAAATAACATGAATGAACAACAAAAAAGACCATTAACAGACACCGAATTGGAAAAATTATCGTCTATATTTTATAGGCTTTCAACTGCAGCACGTTACTCATTTTTAGCATCAATGATAGTTAAATATCCGGAAAATTATCCTCAGATAATTGAAAGATTGGGTGAGATGTATGAAAAAACAATTGTACGAGCCTAGGATTGGAGATTTTGTTGCAAAGAAAATACCAGATACAGATTGGGTTATAACAGGTGTAATAGTTGATTATTATTCTCTCTATACTCAATCTCCTACTTATAAAGTTTTATGGTCGCCAGAACCAAGATTTCCAATATCTAGTGGTGAATTATACGAATCATATGAAAACTTTGAATATAGTAATATTAAAATAATTCGTAGTGAAAAAGATATCCCAGATGATTTTTTGCCCGCTATTTAATTTAGGAGGCAAAATCCATGAAAAAGCAGGAACATGAAGAAAGGCCAATGTTACAGATTGATCTATTTGAAGTTCAGCAGGAATGGGAGTGGTATCAGAAAAAAAAGCAAGAGGAAGAAAAAAAAGAGTCTAAAAAAGAAAATACTGTTATAATTATAGATGTTTATTAAAACAAATACATTTATTCATTTTAGAAACTACTTATGATTAAGTTCATAGGTAGTTTTTTTTTGGCAAAAAATATGGCATATTTATTATTAGAAAAAATTTCTAGAGAAGAAATGAAAGATTATATGAAAGAATTATACCTTTATTTAAAGGAAAAAATGCCAAAAATCGATAGAGATCCTAAAGTTTTTTTAGAGTCTGACAAGGAAAATGCAGAAGATCTATTAGGTAAAACAGGATTTTATGATCCTAAATCTGAAGAAATACATTTATTTATAACTGATAGACATGCAAAAGATGTGTTAAGATCTTTTGCACACGAAGTTGTGCATCACGAACAAAATTGTAGTGGATTTACTGCAACTATTAATTTATCCAACACTCATAAAATAGATTATGCATCAACAGATCCAAAATTACGTAAAGCTGAGAAAGATGCTTTTACGAGAGGAAATATGTTTTTTCGTGATTGGACAGATTCTTTAAAAGTAAAAAGAGAAAAGGAGAAAGATATTATGGCTGAAAATGTAAAGATCGACAAAGAGAAAGCAGATTTAAATAAAGATAATAAATTATCAGGATATGAAAAAAAGCGTGGCGAGGCTATTCAAAAAGCCATGTCTAAAAATAAAAAACCTGTAAAAAAAGTTAAAGAACAAAAATCTTGTTCCTCAAAAAAAGAGGTTGAGGAAGCTAAGAAGAAAGCAAAAGAAGATGCAAAAAAACACATTAAACACCAAAGAGGAAAAGATATAGAAGAATTAAAAGAAGAGGAATCTTTAGAAGAATCTAAGATTCCATATTCTAATTTGTTTGAAACAAAAGAAAGACTACTAAAAGAAGTTTTTGAAAGAAAAGAAAATCTTGTGTTTAATACTTTGATGGAAAGATTTATTAAAAATGCCTAATCCAGTTAAATCTTATAGTAATTATGTAATTGATGATATTACAGGTTCGTTTCAGGAACAACAACAATATATAGCACCGGAAAGTTCTGGCTCTGCTCCTATTTTGTTTACCATAGACGGTCCTCTATCACTAAAAGGAACTAATTTACCTTACACAGTAACTGCTTCTAAAAGAAAATAAGGAATTATAAAATGAATTTAGATTTATTAGTTGAGGGTGGTGCTGCTGGTCATATGAATCATCTTTATGATAACGGCGATCTAACCTTTACAAAGATGAAAGAAATTTTTACAGCTGCTGCTGCCGGTAAACTAGAAGGTACAGAAAAAACTGATGGTCAAAATCTTATGATCTCATATTCTGTAAAAGATGGTAGAGCAAAAGGCGTTAGAAACAAAACAGAAATTAAAAGTGGAGGTTTAACACCAGAACAACTTGCAGCTAAATTTGCTGATCGTGCAAATCCAGCCTTAAAAGAAACATTTAAAGATGCCTTAAAAGCTTTTGAAAGAGCTATTCAAGGAATTTCTTATGAAGAACAAATAGAATTATTTGGAGAAGATACTAGTATATACTACAATGCTGAGGTTATGGACCCAAGAACTCCAAATGTTATAAACTATGATACAAAAACATTAGTTATTCATAGGGCTGGTCATGCTGAATTTAATAGAACTACCGGTGAACGCTTACAGGTTGACCTATCTGCAAAGGCTACCAAATTAGAATCTATTATTTCTACAGCACAAGAAAGATTAAAAAATGAAGATTATGGTGTTCAAGTAAATGCTGTTAGAAGGTTATCTGCATTGTCAAATAATGCACCTCTTAATACAGCTATAAGCAGATTAAATTCTGTTATATCTTCTGTAAATTATTTGATCGGAAACAAAGAATTATTTTTAAGTGATGAGTCTACTATATCAGAATTTATGATGGCTAGAATTTATATATTAATAAGTTCTATTTTAGATCGTGCTTCTGCTGAGATTGGTCAAGTAGATCCTTATGCCAAGATGAACATCGCTAAAAGAATATTAGGAGTTAGCGGAATAAAAATTACTGATATAGTTAAAAAGCTAACACCAGAACAAAAAAATTATGCTAAAGAAAATTTACTAAATGCAACTAGCATGTCTAATATGTTAAAAGCAGCTATAACACCAATTGAAATGATTGTTTCAGATTTTGCTACCGAGATGTTACGCGGCCTTGAAAGTGCATTTATTTTAGATAATTCTAGAGAAGTTAAAAGATTGAGAGGTGAAGTACATTCTGCAATTACAGCCATTCAAGGCTCAGGCAATGAAGAGGCTATGGGCATACTATCACACCAATTAAAAAAGTTAAAGTCAGCAGATAATGTTACTGCAACGGCGGAAGGTTTTGTTTTTGATTACGACGGTGTTACCTATAAATTTACAGGTAACTTTGCGCCCGTAAATCAAATTTTAGGTCTCTTCAAATACGGTCGCGGCAAAGTTCCACCAATTAAAAAAGATTCGTTACAAGAAAAGAAAGATAAAAATATAAATGAAATAGCACTTAAATTGGCAGATGTTGCAGTCATACCTGGGGCTTTTAAACCTCCACATAAAGGTCATATTGATATGATTGCTTCATATGCAAATATGGCAAAACGTGTTGTCGTACTAGTATCTCCACTTCCACGTATGTTGCCAGATAATCGTCCTGTATCATTTGAAACATCTAAAAAAATATTTGACATTTTTCTAAGTGAGGCTGGAATAGCAGATATGGTTGAGGTATTAGAGTCTCCTATTAATTCACCAGTTGGTGCAAGTTTTGCATTTGTTGGTAATGAAGAAGACAAACCAGAATATGCACAAAAAGGAGAAACGGTTATTTTAGGAACTAGTACAAAAGGCGGAGACGATTCACGTTTTAAAGCAAATGCTCAAAAATACGCTAGAGAAGGTGTAAAAGTTGAAGTTGTTCCTGTAAAACCTTTTGAAAATTTATCTGCTACTGATATGCGTAAAGCAATATCGGAAAAAGATATAAAGAGTTTAATGAATTTTATACCAGATGATTTTGGAAAAGAAAAAAAGAAAATTGCAGAAAAAATACTTTCTATGTTTTCTTCTGATGGAATTACAGAATCATTGATTTATGATATAATTTCCGAAACAATAAAAAAAATAGGCGATAAGTATTGCTTAATTTCCAAGAAAAATAAAAAAAATTTAGGATGTTATGATTCTAAAGTTGGAGCATCAAAAAGAGAAAAGCAAGTAAATTATTTTAAACACCTCAACAAAGAACAGATGTCTGCTGGTGCTGTTGCTGGCTTTCCTGCTAAAATAAACAACGATAAAGAGGAATAAAATATGAATTCTGTAGATAAAATTAGAGAAGCCGTAAGAGAGATCGCGCGAAAAATTAAAGGCGAACAAAAAACAAAATTAAAAGAAGAAATGAGGTTAAGAAGATATATTAGAAAAATTCTACGTGAAGTAGAAGAAGTTTCACCTCATGAATCAACAGGTGTCAACGTATTAGAAGATTTGTTAAAAACAATTGTTCCTATCTTAGAAGCAAGTTATAAACGTTTAACTACAGATGTTAACCAAAGAAAATCTTTTAGATCACATATCCTTAGAGCTGTACAAAATTTACTTTCTACAGAATCTATATATTTTAAACACGATAAAGCTAGAGGTGCCACTCCACAACAACAAGTAGCGATCACAGAAGCGGAAGAGAAAGCACCAGTTGAAGATGATCCAGCCTTTATTGATATTGAAAAAGAGAAAAAAGCTAAAGAAAAACAAGCATCAGAACCAAAACCAGAAGATGCTTTTATGCCTATAGCAGGAGAGGATCCAACCGGTAGAGGTTTTGCTTTACGTGCATTTCAAAAGATTCAAAAACAAATTTTAGATTCTTATTCCTTACTTGGAAAAGATGAGGATAGGGAAGTTTTTTATGATTATCTAATAACAAACTTAAAATTATATTTTGATAAGTTTGAAGACGAATTACAAAAAAATCTAGAAGAGCCAACAACTCCTGAGTATGAAGAAGAGAAACAGAAAAAAGCTTCAATGTTAGGAGGCGGTCCTGCCGAAGCTCCAGCAGAAATGCCAGAAGAAGAACCAGGGGCTGAACTAGGTGGGGAAGAAGAGGCGACATAGATACATTTGTACTCTACTAAAATTTTGAAGTTAAGGAGAAATAATTATGGGAAATCCACATAAAAGAAAAAAAGCTAGAAAAGTGCAGGCATATAGATCTGCAATGGAAAAAGAAACTGTTAAAGAGTCAGAGATTATTTTAGAAGAAGATAAAAATGAAGAAGTTGTTGTAATACCAGATGTTGAAAATAATGTAGAGGTTAAACCTAAAAAGAAAAAACAAACAGTAGCGGAATAAAATAATGCTTAAAATTTCTAGTTCAAAATTAAAAAAAATCATACTAGAAGAAATGTCTAAATTAGGTATAAAAAATGAACCTAAAGACATTAAATCTTCTTTTTCTTCTATAAAAGATTTAGAGGATAGTTTGGTAGATATGTTACAGAACAGCTACCAATTTATGGGCGGCTGGAAAGGTTTAGAAACACCCGAAGCACTAAAGAAAAGATTTACAAATTTCTATCTAATAGATGTAGATGAAGATCCTGAACCAGATGCAGGAATTTATTATACAGATTGGGGTGGTTCAAAAAAAGCTTCTGCAATTGTTTCCGATGAATCACAAGATGGTAAAGCAGCTGTTAGAAAGCTGATGAAAGATTTCTTCGGAAATCCAGGAAGTTGGATAGAAGTTTCTGGTGCTCCAGCTAATATAGCAATAAAAAAATTAGGGTTAGAGTATGTCTCTTCTGAAAAAGAAATAAGAGCTTTATTAAAAAATCTACCCCAAGACGATATTGAATTTAGAGGAAAACACCCAGATCCTTCTGTAGATTATGGAGATGGATGGTATACTAGAACTATTGGAGATAAAAGAGTAACTAAAATTATAGTAGGAAGCCCTCCATAATTTTCTTTCTTTACTGTACTTTTTTTCTATAGTATACTGTTTTTATGAACAAAACATATATACAAATAGCGGAAGAAGTAGGAAAATTAGTACAAGAAAAAAATGCTGCATATGGTAGCTCGTTTGCAGAGAGTTATAAAATTTTGAGCGTCCTGTACCCTAATGGTATTAAACCTGAACAGTACACGGACGCTCTTGCTATTATTCGAGTAATTGATAAATTATTTCGTATAGCTACAAATAAAGATGCGTTTGGTGAATCACCTTGGCGTGATATTGCTGGATATGCGCTTTTAGGAATTGCAAATGGCGAAAAAAGCCGCTCCTAGAGATAAGTTTTCTATAGTTAAAAAACTTAGAGAAGAAAATAAAAGTAATGATATATTTGAAATAATGTTATCAAACTTAACATTTGAAGAAATAATTGCTCTTAAATTAGAGTTAGTAAGTAAATCTGTAGGAAGTAATTTATACGGCTTACCATTATGGAGATCATTAAGTTTTATTGTAAAAGACGCAATGCTAAGATATGCATTAGCATCAACTCAATCTAAAACAAAAGCAATTCAATTTTTAGGACTAGATAGTAAAACATTTTATCGTTATCTAACTAATTATGGTTTAAGGGACTATTTTAATGATCCCAAAGGAAACGATAATAATGAGTCTAATAACAGAGGATCAACTAAAAAAGATTTATCCTAATTGCAAACCTGATAAAATAAAATATTATACTGAAGCCTTTAATAAAGTATGGCCTACATTTAATATCAATACACCAAAACGTATTGCAGCTTTTTTAGGACAAGTAGCAGTAGAGTCTGGAGAGTTAAAATATGATAAAGAACTTCCTTCTAAATGGAATAAAAAAGATCCAAAAAACCCAAATGAACCTACTGGAACTTTGTACGAGGGTCGCAAAAACTTGGGAAATACAACACCTGGAGATGGCCCAAAGTTTATTGGGCGCGGCGTTCTTCAATTAACAGGTAGAGCAAATTACGATTCGTATGGTAAAAAACTAGGAATTGATTTAATCGGAAATCCAGAACTAGCAGCAACACCAGAAGTTTCTGTAAAAATAGCTTGTCAATATTTTAAAGATCGTTCGCTACTAAAATTTGCTGATGATTGGAATCTTGACGAAGTTACTAAAAGAGTAAATGGAACAGCTAAATTGCATCACGATCAAAGAGTAATTTATTCAGAAAGGGCATTAAAAGTTCTATCAGCTGGTTAGTTGGAGAACGATCATGGATGATGGTATAAGTAATAAAAAAATTAGTATAAATTTAGTTATATTTTTATCTTATTTTTTGCTAATGATGTTAATAATTGGTGTTATTAAATGTGATTCTAATAAAATTGAAAAACATTTAGATGAATGTAGAGAAATTTGTAAACCTAAAGATATTATAGAGACATTCTCTAAAAAGAAATGTCTCTGCAAAGAACCTATAGAAATAGAATAAAAAAGTTCTTGACGCTGCTATTTTAGCGCGCTATAATAGGTGCGTAATTTGGGGATGACTTGGTTTCGACAAAGGTAACTAAAAACAAAATGCAGGAAGTCTGCGAACAGCTACAGACTTTAATAAACGGTTCAACAACACAAAAGCCAACGATGACGTTGACTCTGAATTCTACGCCCTAGCTGCGTAATTCTTGGGCTGGCAACTTGCCTCGAAACAGAAAAGTTGCAATTTTGTTTTAAACTGTAATAAATTGTAATATCTTGTAAGATAATCCTGTGTATCATTTTGTAGAATACGTATTTTTGGACCGGGGTTCGACTCCCCGCATCTCCACCAAATTTTATACTATCCCGTCAGAGTTTATATTTTACAGGATTTTTTCCTGTTGACGGGAGTTTTTTGCCGTGGTATTATACTCAAACAATGGCCGCTGTGCCGAGGAGACAATCGTGACTGTTACTAAGGATGAAGTGAAGAATGGTGATTCATGGACGAATGTACGTTATTTTTCAAGCTTTGAGGAAGCTGATGCAATGCGTAAGTCACTACGGTCACAAGACCGTGCTGGTATGATGCAATTTAAAGTAAAACGTTGCGGTGAGGGTGGAACCCTGTTTGTTGTTAAGTCTCGTATTGATCAAAATGCTAAAGCTGAGTTAGAAGCTCTAGAAGAAAAAATGTTTAGCAAGAAAAACAAGAAGAACAACAAATAATAGGGATAAAAAATGAAATATATTCTTAATGCAAATCCAAAATTAGATGAAGACTCAGTTGATGAGTCTAGCGATGTAGAAGATAACGATAATAATATTTATTTCTATGCTGGAGTTTCGAAGAAGTCAATTTTTGAACTAAATAAAAAAATCGCTTCAACGTCAAAAGCTCTAGTCCTTACTGGAATTGAGCTAGATATTCCAACACCAGAAATCAAACTACACATTAATAGCGGTGGTGGAAGTTTGCTAGACTGTTTTTCTGCAATTGACTACATTAGAAACAGTAAAGCCCCAGTGCATTCTATTATTGAGGGTCATGCAGCTTCTGCTGCAACGCTTATGAGTGTTGTTGCAAAAAAGCGTTCAATTACAAAACATTCTGTTATGCTTATTCATCAACTATCTGCCGGTATGTGGGGTAAATTTGAGAGTATGAAAGACGAAATTGAAAATGCAACAATGTTCATGAATACAATCAATGAAATTTATACAAAATATACAAAAATACCAAAAAGTGTCTTAAAAGAAATTTTAAAACGTGATATATATATGGATGCAAAAACTTGTCTCAAGTATGGTCTTGTAGATAAGATTATGGAATAAACATGAAAAAAATTGTCTTTTTATCTTCACTATTACTAGTTAGTTGCCTAAAAGAAGAGCAAAATACCTTAAGTGTGAAGGAGTGTGATCCATATTCCGTTCAATGTCTGGAAAGAATAAGCAAAAATGTCTGCCCAGACCCAGAAACAAGAGAGTTTGACTTCCTCGCAGAGGAAGTAATGGAAACAATTAACTATAACAAAGGATGCAAATAAATATGAAAAAAGTAATTGTAGTAGGAATTTTAGCAATGATTGCTGGTTGTGTAGTAGCTTGTGTAAACGATCCAACAACTTCTACTGATGTTGGTGTGGATACGTCTTCAGAAACTGTTGTAGATACCGATGTAGTTACGGATACTACAACTAACACAGAAACAGCTACTGCTGTAGAATAATGCGGGTGTAGTTCAGTGGTAGAACTCTAGTCTTCCAAACTAGATGTCGTCGGTTCAAATCCGTCCACCCGCTCCAATTAGGTTTAATCTACCTTCTATGTTTTCTTTCTGGGCGATCAATCCATAGAAAAAAGATTCGGTGATTCGGCCACCGTAAACTTGTCTTGATCGACACAAGTTTCCAGCTTCTTGATAAAAAGCTGGTTCTTGTTTTGGTGACTATTTATTGCAAGGAGATAGTGGTCATGACAAAAAAGAAAAAAGAACCAACATCTAAATTAGATACACAAATAGTTCTAGCTAAGAGAAAAATAAAATTTTATTTAGGTGTTGCATTAGTTACGTTAGGTGTAATAATTGGTGTTGTAGTATATGGTAAAAAACAACCAGATTATGTAAAGAAAAATGTAGTAAATCAATATGTTTGTAAAATAGTTGGATCAGTTCCAGATGAAGATATACTTGCGTTGGAGTGTTTAACGAAGTAATGTTAGCGACAAAGTGTTTTATATATTTATGTATTACATACTGCCAAGATTTAGTAGCTAATATGGATGGTGGCTATAAATACACAGAGCCTTATATACAATATATTGATAAGCAATGTTTGGAGAATCAAAATAAAAAATAAATTGGGCTGGTAAGCTAATGGTAAACTGCCGCCTTTGCACGGCGGTCTTGTGGGTTCGATTCCCACTCGGTCCACCAATTTTAACCCATCTCTTATGAGGTGGGTTTTTTTATAGGAGAAAAAAATGAAAAGATCAACAATTATATTTCTAGGATTTCTAGTTCTGTTAGTAACTTCTGTAAGTATTTTTATTTATGGTGCTAAAAAGCCATCTACAATTAGTCCTGTAGACTTTGCAGAAGTACAATCACAATCATTTAATTTCCCAGAGAGTGAAGAAACGATTTATGAGTGGGTCACTAAAAATGATAGTGCATCAGTAACAAAACATGCATGGGGTATTTGGGCGGGTTTGACAGAAAAAACAGGTCAAACCTATAAAGGAAGAAATTTACGAGTCTATGAAACGTGGCACGGTGTTGGACAATTAGCAGACGCTGCAGCCTTTGGTAACAGAGACTACGGTTGTAATTTAAATTCACACACAGCAACAAAATTAAAAGTCCCTAAGCAACTAGCTCATGCAGGAGTGTTAAATTCAACAATTACAAATGATTATGCAATTTTAGAAACTGTTGCTTATAGTCCTGATGCTGCCTGCTTTGCTACAGCTAATTTATTATTTAATAAATCAGTATTGGATAGACTGTTAGTAGAAGGTGATATTGGAAAAATTCCTGATTTTCCTGTTAGATCAATTACAACAAAACCTACCTATTACGTAGCAAAAGCTACAAATGGCTTAGTAAGAGTCCCAGCGTGGACAACAACACCAGTTCCTCCAAAGGTATTTGGTCACCATGATTGGAAAAATTATATTTATGTAGATGTTGACAACAAACAAGATCCTAACAAAAAATTAGTACCAGTTACATCAGAAAATCCAAGCCAAGAAGAAATTGCAGCTGCCACTTGCAATATGACTGATTTTATCAGCTTTAGAATCGATAAAGAAACTGCTGAATATTTAAACACACTTCAAGACAGAGGTAACGATCCGGCACATCAATTCCAAGAAGGGAGCGTAGCATTACTTGTTGCAATGCATGTAACGAGTAAAGAAATTAAAAATTGGACTTGGCAAACATATTTTTGGGTTTCGGATCCAAAAAATCCTGGGCATCCAAGTGCAACCAATTATGCTGATTTAATGCCTGATTCGGTAAAAGAAGAAGCCAGACACTATGCTGTATCCCCTTGCTATGCAATGACAACTTCAAAAGACGAGCCTATGATTTGTTATAATCCATATCTTGAAGCTGGTTTTGGACCACAAGTGTTTAAGATGGCAAATAAAACAAACCCAGACTTCCAGTACGGAGTACAGACAAATTGTATGTCGTGCCATGCACTAGCTACTTCTTCTGGTAAACTAGGATATACAACAGATCAAAACATTAATATGTTTGATCCGATGTTTGCAAATGATGTGCAATTAGATTTTGCTTGGTCTATTCAAGGAAATCTAAATACAGATAAATAGGAAAAAAAATGAGTGATAAAGTTGAAAAAGTTCTTGGACATATAAAGTGTCTTGAGGTTAAAGAGTTGGATGATGGTTCTGCATATGTCACTTTCGATGCAGATCCAGAGTTTATAAATAACTATCTAGAAACTTTTAATCTTGAAGAATGGGACCAAAAACATTTTGAAAAAACAATTCAAGATGCGATTAGTGCTAGCGTTTTAAAGGTAAAATCTGAAAAAGGAGAATAAAGTGGAAGTACCTGGGATTGAAAATTGGAATGTAATTGACAAATATAAAAATGATCGTCTTACAAAATGGAATAAAGAATTGATCAAGAAAGATTTGAAACAAAAAGCATTTCCATATGCAATCCTTATGGAAAATTTTCTTGGAGATTTTAATATTGGTACAGTAATTCGTTCTGCAAATGCGTTTAATGTACGCGCTGTATACTATTTAGGACGTAAGCATTATGATCGTCGTGGAACTGTTGGAACTCATAATTATACTGATGTAATCCATCTAAATACCCGCGACCAATTGCTCAAGTTAAAAGAGGAATACGAACTTGTGGCTCTTGAAAATACTGTGCCGTCTGCTACTTCTTTGGTCGATGCCACATATAGCCGTCCTCCTCTATTTATATTGGGCGAAGAAGGTGTCGGGATCACTCCAGAAACCCTTGAGCTTTGTGAAAAGTTTGTTTATATTCCTCAGTACGGAAGTGTGCGTTCTCTCAATGCTGCTGTGGCTGGTAGCATTATTATGAATGATTTTGTCACCAAATATAATAATAAAACTATTTAAGTATTATTATATGAGCACTTTATTTAAAAAAATACATTTTATGTAGTACCATTGGGGAAGTCGATTTTTTCGACTTCCCCTTTTTTATTCTAAGGACCAAAATCAAATGGCAAAAAAATCAAAAAAAGTTTATGTAATTGATACAAATGTTTTTTTAAGCGACTTTAATGCAGTATATGCATTTCAAGATAATGATATAGTGGTGCCACTAAAAGTCCTAGAAGAAATCGATAAACACAAAAAACGTCAAGACGGAGTTGGCGCAAATGCTCGTCAAGTAATTCGTATTTTTGATGGTCTAAGAGAAAAAGGACAGCTAGACAAAGGTGTTAAAATTGGTAGTCGTAAAGGCACACTTACTGTAGTAAACTATGGTAAGAGTTTACTCCCTGCAGAAATGTCTATGCAAGATCCAGATAATCAAATTCTTGCTACTGTATTATCCGTTATGTCGGAAGAAGAGAATATTCCAGCTACCAGCCGCCCTGTGTATCTAGTTTCACAAGATATTAACATGCGAGTTAAAGCAGATGCCCTTGGTATTCTTGCACAAGATTATACAACAAATAAAATTGTTGAGATGAAAGAAGAGATTTATACTGGATTTACCTCTCATCTTGTTGACGATCATCTTGTTGATCGTTTTTATAACGGAGAAAAAATCTTCCTAGAAGAAAAAGACATCAAGTTACACCCAAATCAGTATGTAATGCTTGTATCAAATGCCAACGAAAAGAAAACCGCCCTATGCAAGTTCCGTAATTATAACTTTGCATTAACAAAAGTTCGGGAATTTAAGGAAGGCGTATGGGATGTGCGTGCAAAAAACAAAGAGCAACAATTTGCTTTTGATCTTCTAATGGATGATAATGTTAAAATAGTGTCTCTTGTAGGTCTTGCTGGGTGTGGTAAGACACTTATTGCTCTTGCATCAGCACTAGAGCAAACTCTAGCGTCTACAACATATAAGAAAATAATTGTATCCCGTCCAGTGCAACCGATGGGTCGTGATATTGGTTTCTTGCCAGGAACATTAGAAGAAAAAATGGCTCCTTGGGTTGCTCCAATCCAAGATAACCTTGAGTTCCTTATGGGTGATGATAAAGAGCATCTACAAATGCTTCAAGAAAAGGGTACAATTGAAGTAGAAGCTCTTACATTTATTCGTGGACGCTCTATTGCAAACGCATTTATTATCATTGATGAAGCGCAGAACTTAACAATGCACGAATTAAAGACTATAATTACAAGAGTTGGTGAAAATACTAAAATTGTTTTAACAGGTGATATTGAACAGATTGATAGTGCTTTTCTTGATGCGACTAACAATGGTTTAACTTATGCTGTTGAAAAATTTAAACCATTCGAGCTAACAGGTCATATAACATTGCAAAAAGGTGAACGTTCTGCAGTTGCTACACTAGCTGCATCAGTATTATAGGAGAAAAAATGGAGACAGCTTTAAAGGAAAAAGACTTTGAAAACCCGGATCTAAAATCTACAGTAAAAGTTGATAACGCCCTAAAAGAATTATTCGTAACTTATGTAGGCAATAAACTACAACCAAAAGATGATAATGTTACAGTCGAGATGATTGTAGATGTTTTAGCAGAAGAATTCCCAGAGTTTGTTTTAGCGTTGGCAGAAGAAAATTTTATAAGAGGCTATAAGCAAGCAATTGCTGATGTTGAGTCAGCTGAAGTCAAGAAAAGTAAAAAAGCTAAAAGACGTAAGTAATGACCACACAAAGTTTTATAAAAAAATCTCACGAAAGAAACCTTCTAGAGAGGAGGGAATATCAATTATTTAATAAGCACTGGATATTAATTGATAGTCCTCTCCCTAGGGAAATAAATATGACTAATGTGGTAAGGCAAATTGAAAAATATTTGCCTTACCAATTAGCAAATAATTTAAATAATATCTTCGTAGGAAACTATGATATTCTTTCTGATCGAGAAGTAGAGTCAATATATTATAATCACGATATATGGATCTCAAATCGACAAGATTCAGAAGAGTTGATGGTATCAACCATCATTCATGAAATTGCACACTCTCTTGAAGATGCGTATGGTGAAGATATTTATGGTGATTCTGAAATTATAGACGAATTTATCTCTAAGAGAAAAAAACTTCTTTTGTTATTAAAACAACAAGGTATTGATAGCGATGTAAGAAAAATGATAAATACCTCTTATGATCCAGAACTTGATGAATTTTTCTATAAAAAAGTTGGATACGATTTATTAAATCGTTTATGTTCTGGATTGTTTGCATCTGCTTATGCTTGTACATCTTTAAGAGAGTATTTTAGTAATGGTTTTGAATGTTATTTTATGAAAGACCAAGACTATATCAATAGAATAAGCCCTAAATTATGCTCTAAAATAAAGTACTTGACAAAAAATCTGTCGTAGGTTATAATAGTCTCAACATTGGAGATTATTATGTCGCATATTTCATTTTCTGCACTAAAGGTTTGGAACGATTGTCCTTACAAGTTTAAACTCATCTATCAGGATGAAGTTAAGAAATTTTCTGGCTCTGAATATACAGCATTTGGAACAGCACTACATGAAGCAGCTGAATTAAAAGTTCAGGACACTTCAGTAAACGAAGTAGAAATTTTCTTAAATAAGTTTGATAGTGAAATTAAAATTCTGAAAGAAAATTCATCAAAGATAGACGAAAAATTGCTTACGCAAATGCGTAAGCAGGGTGAAGATTTGTCTAAACAAATTCTTCCTGCATTACAAAATCACTTTGGTGAATTTAAAGTGCTTGCAGCAGAAGAAGATATTTATGAGGTAGTCGAATCAATACCAGAGCTAAATTATTCTTTTAAAGGTTTTATTGATCTTATTATCCAAACTTCTGATAATAAGATTCATATTATCGATTGGAAAAGTTGTGCTTGGGGTTGGGATGCAAAAAAGAAAAGTGATGCGATGACAACGTATCAGCTAACGTTTTATAAGCATTTTTACGCTAAAAAACACAATGTGGATCCAAAAAATATTGAAACTCATTTTGCTCTCTTAAAGAGAACTGCGAAAAAAGATAATATTGAAATCTTTAGGGTAACAAGTGGAACAGTAAAAACGCAAAATGCGTTTAAACTTTTGGATAAAGCCTTATATAATATCAAAGTTGGGATGTATCCAAAAAATAAATTAAACTGTAAAAACTGTGAATTCAAAAATACAGTCGAATGCCCATAAGGATTAAAATGAAGACAGCTATAGTTACAGGAATAACAGGACAAGACGGTTCTTTTTTGGCTGAATTGCTGCTTAAAAACAATTATAAAGTAATTGGTCTAGTAAGAAGATCAGCCATGGAAGATAAGAAATATTATAATATTAATCATCTTTTAGATGATAAAAATCTAAAAATAGAAAATGGAGATGTAACAGATTCTTCTTCTATTTGGAGACTCGTATCTTGCTATAAGCCTGATGAATTCTATAATTTAGCTGCACAGTCCCATGTGGCCGCTTCGTTTACTTCTCCAGAAAGCACTTTAGAAATAAATACAACAGGGGTTTTAAATTGTCTAGAGGCAATTAGAAATCTATCTCCTTCTACAAAATTTTACCAAGCTAGTACAAGTGAAATGTATGGCGATAATAGTGCTGCTCCACAAAATGAGCAGACACCATTTTCTCCTGTTTCTCCCTATGCCTGTGCTAAAGTTGCAGCCCATAACCTTGTGGTTAATTACCGCAAGGCTTATGGGCTTTTTTGTTGTTCTGGTATCCTTTTTAATCACGAAAGTGAAAGACGAGGAGAGCAATTCGTAACAAGAAAAATTACAAAAGCAGCTGCAAGGATTAAACTAGGACTTCAAAAAGAGTTAAGATTAGGAAATTTAGAAGCAAGAAGAGATTGGGGATACGCTCCTGAATATGTTAAAGGTATGTGGTTGATGTTACAAAATACAGCAGCTGATGACTTTGTTTTGGGAACTGGAAAAACTTATACAATTAAAGATTTTATTTCTTGCGTTTCTGAAATTGCTGGTTATAATCTAATGGAGTATGTAGTGATAGATGATTCATTTAAGAGACCAAGTGAAGTACCACTACTACAAGCCAATCCGGCAAAAGCTAGAAATATTTTAAAATGGAATCCAGCTACAACATTGTCTCAATTAGCGGAAATAATGTATTTAAATGACTTAGAAAAGGAAACAATAAATGTTAGATAGAAAATTAAAAGTATTTGTAATCTCTGATCATCTTTTAGCTCCTAGCGGAGTTGGAACTCAAACTAATTACATGGTAAATGGTTTGCTAAAGACTGGTAAATATCAATTTTTATGTTTTGGTGGCGCAGTTAAACATAGTGATTATAGACCAGTAAGATTTCAAGAACACGGAGAAGATTTAACCGTAATTCCAGTTGATGGCTATGGAACACCAGAACAAGTTAGAGCTGCTATTAGAGATTTTAAGCCTGATGTTATGTGGTTTATGACAGATCCAAGATTTTATGGCTGGTTATGGAATTTTGCTCAAGAAATTAGAGGAAACGTTCCAATGGTTTATTACCATGTATGGGACAACTATCCATATCCAAAATTTAATCGTAAATTTTATCTATCAAATGATAAAATTGTAACGATCAGCAAATTAACAAGTGATATCGTAAAAACTGTTTCACCAGAAGTTGAAGAAGAATATTTACCCCATGCCGTTAATACTGATTTTTATAAAATTTTAGATGAGTCTTCATATTCTGAATATAGAGAAAAAAATAAAACATTATTCTTTTGGACTAATAGAAATGCTAGAAGAAAGATGAGCGGCTCTGTAGTTTGGTGGTTTAAAGAATTTTTAGATATAGTTGGACACGATAAGGCATTGTTATTAATGCATACGGATCCAAAAGATCCAAATGGACAAGACTTAGAAGCTATTGCAAAAGAAGTTGGATTAAGCAGAGAAAATTTTGCAATCTCTACTGCAAAAGTTCCTTTGGAGCATATGGCAAAATTTTATAATGCTGCTGATTGCACTATTAACGTAAGTGATGCGGAAGGTTTTGGTCTTTCCGTTCTAGAGTCTTTGTCTTGCGGAACACCAGTAATTGCTAATAGAACTGGTGGTATGCAGGATCAACTAACAGATGGAAATGAAACCTTTGGAGTATTAATAGACCCAGTTTCAAGGGCGGTTATTGGTAGTCAAGAAGTTCCGTATATTTATGAAGATAGAATTTCAAAAGAAGACTTTATATCGGCATTATTAAAAATTCATAATATGACGAGAGAAGAAAGAAAAGAATTGGGAAGAAGGGGAAGTGAATTTGTGTCAAAGAATTTCAATTTTAAAGATTTTGTTCAAAGATGGGATAATGTTTTTGAAAAGGTATATGAAAAATATGGATCTTGGGAAACAAGAAAAAACTACAAAGCTTGGAGCATAAAGGAATATTAATATGAAGAAAAAAATAGTTATCACAGGACCAGTATTTAGTAGAAGTGGCTATGGAGAGATGGCAAGGTTTGCATTTAGATCTTTAAAAAATACATTAGACTATAATGACCTATACATTATCCCTACAAATTGGGGAGGAAACGGAAATATTGCGGATAAAGATGAAGAGACAAGAGAGTTACATAAAATTTGTTTAGAGACCCATAATTACATTGCGTCAACAAATAATAATCCAAATTTTGACATATCAGTTCAAATTTCAATTCCAAATGAATGGAAGCCAATAGCAGCTAAAAATATAGGCTATACAGCTGGTATAGAGACAAATAATATCTCCCCAGCATGGCTAAATCCCTCTAATCAAATGGATCAAATTATTGTTATTAGTGAGCACGCAAAGTCTTCATTTATTAACACTATATTCTCAGATGACAAGGGCCAGAATTATAAAGTGGAAAAAAGAGTGGATGTTTGCCATTTTCCGGTAAGAGATTTTACTGTATCTCCAATAGAACTAGACCTTAAACACGATTTTAATTTTTTGTCTGTATGTCAGTGGGGTCCAAGAAAAAATTTAGAGCAAACAATTGTAGGATTTTTAGAAGAATTTAAAAACGAAGAAGTTGGACTTGTATTAAAAATTAATATGACAAATGATTCTATCTTAGATAGAGAAACAGTTGATCAAAGATTACAAAATCTATTATCTAGCCATAAAGATCGTAAATGTTCTGTTTATTTACTTCATGGGTACTTAACAGAATCTGAAATGGCTAGTTTGTATAGTAATCCAAAAATAAAAGCAATAGTATCAACAACGCATGGAGAAGGATTTGGTTTTCCACTATTTGAAGCCACCACAAACGAACTACCTGTTGTAGCAACTGATTGGAGCGGGCATTTAGATTTTCTTACAGTGGAAGATGAAGATGGCGCACAGAAAAAATTATTTGCAAAAGTAGACTATGAGTTAAAACCAATTGCTAAAGAGCATGTTTGGCAAGGAGTTTTAGAAGAGGGAACCAGTTGGGCTTACCCAGTACATAGAAGCTATAAGGCTAAATTAAGAGAAGTTTATAAAGACTATAATAGATTTAAGAGTTGGTCAAAGAAATTAAATAAAGCAGTCAGAGAGCAATTCACTGAAGAAAAAATGTATACAAGATTTTGTGAATTAGTTACTGGAGAGAAAAATCAAAAAGTTGAAATTTCTGATCTTCCAAAAATATCTGTAATTACATCAGTGTACAACGGGGAAGAACATATTAAAGGATTTTTAGAGGACATAACTTCCCAAAGTATTTTTAAAGAAAAATGTGAACTAATTCTAGTCAACTGTAACTCACCAGAAAATGAAGAAGAAACAATAAATAAATATTTAGAACAGTATCCTGAAAATATTAAATACATTAAGCTGGAGAAAGACCCAGGTATTTATGCCGCTTGGAATATTGCAATTAAAGAAGCTTCTGGTGAGTATATTACTAATGCTAATTTAGATGATCGTAAATTTCCAAATGCTCTTGAAGAATTAGCAAAAAAATTATATACAAGTCCGGAGATTGATGGGGTATATGCAAACAACTTAGTAACTAACAACGCTAATGAAACATGGGATAAAAATACTGCTAAATCAAATTATCCATCAGAACCATTTAGTGAAGAATCTATGTTAAGAGGAAATCCTTTGCATTGTATGCCAATGTGGCGTAAATCAATACATGATAAATATGGATATTTTGAAGAAAAATATCGTAGTGCAAGTGATTGGGAAATGTGGCTAAGATGCACTTTTGAAGGTTCTAAGTTTTTAAAGCTTAACAAAACTTTAGGATTGTATTATTTTAATCCTAAAGGAATGTCAACCAATCAAGATAATAATTCTTGGAAACGAAAAGAAGAAAAAGAAATCTTCCAAAAATATCTTGCTATTTTCCAAAAAAGGTTGACGCAAGCTGCGTAATGAAAAAAATAATTTCTTATTCTTTATGGGGAAATAATCCAAAGTATACAATTGGTGCTATAAAAAATGCAAACCTAGCCGAGAAATTTTATCCCGGCTGGGTTTGTCGTTTTTATTGTTCTAATAATGTTCCAAAAAATATATTAGAGGAACTAGAAAAAAACTCAGAAGTAATAGTATGTAACGATAATCCTGATTGGACTTTTACAACAAAAAGATTTCTTCCTATGTCGGAAGATGGTATAGAAAGAATAATTTTTCGAGATACAGATTCTAGATTTTCTAAAAGAGAAGTAGATGCCGTTAATGAATGGATAGGCTCAGAAAAATATTTACATATAATGAAAGATCATCCATATCATGGTAATTTTCCAATATTAGCTGGCATGTTTGGCATAGTTGGTGGGTTAATACCTGACGTAGAAAATTTACTTAATTTAGCTAAGAACGTCCCAGAGCAATATCACTATGATCAAATTTTTTTACAAAAATATATATGGAATATTTTTAAGAATAATTGCGTAATACACGATGAATTTTTTGTAAAAAATCCATTTCCAAGCAAAAGAGAAGAATATAATTTTGTTGGAGAACCTTTTAATCATGACGATACTGTATGTGATCCATCCCATAGAGAAATTTTAAAGGCGGCTATTAAATGAAAAATGGTTATTTATTTCATCACCTTGGATTAGGTGATCACATAATTTGTAATGGTATGACAAGAGAATTATTAAAAACATATGATACTATCGTGTATCCCGTTAAAAAACATAATTTGTTAAACGTCAAGGCAATGTTCAAAGATCTAGAGGATATAACTATCCTCCCAGTAGACGATGATAATGATATGATAAAAAAATATCAGAGAGTATTCCTACCAATAAAAATTGGATGTTTTGAACAGCCTAATTTTATATTACGAAATGAGGATTTTTGTAAAGCATTTTATAGACAAAGTAATATTGATTATGAAAAAAGATGGGAAAGTTTTTATATTAATAGAGATAAAGAAAAAGAAAACTTACTTAGATCTGAAATAGGGCATAAATATATATTTGTTCACGATGATATCAGCAGAGGTCTTGTTATAAAAAATAATTTTAAACATAAAATATACCGGCCAAATCATATACTCGGAAAAGATTCACAAAATAGTATTTTTGATTATATTAAATTGATAGAGGATAGCGAAGAAATACATTGTATGGATAGTTCTTTTGCGGCCATGATTGATCATATCCCAGAATTAAAAGATAAGCCAAAGTTTATACATAGATATATAAGAAAAAATAATGCAAATCCATATTATAAAAATAATTGGGTAATATTAAATGAGTAAAATTATCTTTACAAATGGATGTTTTGATATAATACATACTGGGCATATAAGATTATTAGAATACGCTAAAAGCTTAGGAGATTATCTAATAGTCGGCCTAAATAGCGATGATAGTATTAAAAGATTAAAGGGTGAGACTAGACCCATAAATAAAGAAAAAGATAGAAAATATATTTTAGAATGTATTAGATTTGTAGACCAGGTTATAATTTTTGAAGAAGATACACCGTATAAACTTTTACAAAAAATAAAACCACATATTATAGTGAAAGGTGGAGATTACACTAAAGAAGAGGTTGTAGGAAATGACCTAGCTGAAGTTGTAATTTTTAAATATATAAATGGATATTCAACAACTAACATTATTAAAAATATTGGTAATAGGTGATTATTGTCAAGATGTATTTAAGTATGGAAAATGTGAAAGACTAAGCCCGGAAGCACCTGTCCCAGTGTTTTGTTTTGAGAGAGAGATAAAAACAGAAGGTATGTCTGGAAACGTTTATAAAAACTTGTTAGCGTTAAATGTACAGGCGCATTTAATTGTTTCTAACATGGATACGATTAAAGAAAGATATATTGATAGCAAGTCAAAGCAGCACCTATTAAGAGTAGACTATGAAAAACAATCTGAAGAAATTAAAATTCCTAAAGAAAAATTAGATAAATATCATGCAATTATAGTATCTGACTATAATAAAGGATCTATAAATGAAAACAATATAAGATCCTTATTCAACTTTAGTGGTCCCATTTTCGTTGATTCAAAAAAGCCGGATTTACAAATTTTTGATCGTGAAAATGTATTTGTAAAAATAAATCAAGATGAATACAATAGATCTAAATCCCTTCCTCAAAAAAATAGATTAATAGTTACCATGGGAGAAAAAGGCGCTTTATATAATGGGAATATATATCCTAGTAAAAAGGTAGACGTATTTGATGTTAGTGGAGCTGGGGATACTTTTATAGCAGCTCTTTGTGTGCAATATTTATTAACTAATTCTATATCAGAGGCTATAATATTTGCCAATCTATGCGCCTCCAGTGTTGTTAGTAAATCTGGGACTGCAATTATAAACTTTGAGGATGTTAAAAATGACTTACGTTTTTGATATAGATGGAACAATATGTACTTTAACAAATGGAAAGTACGAAGACGCAAAACCCTTTGTAGATAGGATTGAAAAAATTAACAAACTTTACGATGAGGGTCATAGGATAGTGATGTATACAGCTAGAGGAATGGATAGATATAATGGAGATGTTGATAGGGCTAATGAAAGATTTTTTTATTTTACTCTTGAACAATTGAAAAGTTGGGGTTTGAAATTTAGCTACCTAAAGCTAGGTAAGCCAGCCGCCGATTTCTACGTAGATGATAAGGGGTTTAAAGATGTTGACTTCTTCTGAGCAAATTTTTGTTCCCAAAGGATGGGGATTTGAAAAATGGATTACAAATAATAACAAATATTGCGGTAAGTTACTTTATTTTATAAAAGGAAAAAAATGCTCTTGGCATTATCATAAAGTAAAAGATGAAGTTTTTTATATTCAAAGTGGAAAATTAAAAGTTTTTTATGGGGATGATGACAATATTTTAAATGCAAATACTATTATTTTAGAAAAAGGCGATAGTTTTCATGTAAAAACGGGCCTAAGACATCAAATGGTTGCTTTACAAGATACAGAACTATTTGAATTTTCTACTCAACATTTTGATGAGGATAGCATAAGGATAGAAAAAGGTGATTAAATTAGTTATCTTTGATATGGACGGCGTTTTAGTAGACGCATGTGATTGGCATAGAATAGCTTTTAATTTAGCACTTAAGAATGTTTGTAATTATGAGCTATCCCTGGAAGAACACTATAAAGAATATAATGGTTTACCGACAAAAATAAAATTAAAAAAATTAAAAGATAAAGGGATGGTCACAGAAAATTTATTTGATACCATAGAATCACTAAAACAAGAAAATACTATAAAATTAATAAATGATCTTTGCGCGTATGATTCTTCTAAAGTAGAACTATTAAAATACTTAAAAGATAAAAATATTAAAATTGCTTGCTATACTAATAGCATAAGAAAAACTGCCGAATTGATCCTGAAAAAAGCAGGTGTTTTATCCTCGTTAGATAAACTGATCACAAATCAAGACGTTAATTCTCCAAAACCAAACCCAGAAGGTTATATAAATTGTATTAATTTTTTTAATGTCTCTCCAAACGAAACTATAATAGTGGAAGATTCTCCAAAAGGAATTGAAGCAGCTTCTGGTGCCGGCGCTTTTATAATAAAAGTCGATAATGCTAAACAGGTTAATATAGACCTTATGAAGGAATACATATGAATATAGTTATACCGATGGTTGGTCTTGGGAAGAGATTTTTTGATGCGGGATATTTAGATCCAAAACCATTAATTAAAATAGAGGAAAAAACAATAGTTCAACACGCTATAGATAGTCTAGGAATAGAAGGACAATATATATTTGTAATTAGAAAAAGTAACTTTTCTGATAAGCTAAAAGATGTATTATATAATACTAAGCCCGACTCTATAATTATTGAAATTGATTATTTAACTGATGGTACAGTAAGCTCTATATTATTAGCAAAAGAATTTATAGATAATGATACAGAACTTATCACTACAAATTGTGATCAAAGAACTATCTGGGATAGTAACTTATTTTTAAATTCATGTCGAAGAAAAAATCTCGATGGCTGTGTTGCTACTTATCCTTATGATAATATAATAGTGGGAGAAAAGAGTCCTTATAGTTTTATAAAAACAGATGAAAATAATTTAGGTCTACTGTTAGATGAAAAAACTGCTATTTCTAATTTGGCTTTATGCGGTATTCATTATTGGAGAAAAGGAAGCTATTTTGTAAACTCTGCGGTGGAATTGTTAAAAAACAATGATAGAGTTAATAATGAATTTTATGTATCTAAAACATATAATTATTTAATAAAAAAAGGTATGAACATAGGTTATCACTCTCTCAATAAGGGTGAATTTTATTCTTTAGGAACGCCGGAGGACATAAAAATTTATGAAAACAGAAAATAAAAAAATAGCATTAGTACTAAGCGGTCATTTAAGAACATATATGGATACATTTCTTAATTTAAAGAAAAATTTATTAGATTTATATGATTGTGATATATACATCTCCACCTGGAATAATACGGATCATCTTACTGATTTTTATCACTCTGAAGAGTCTATGAAAAAATTATTATCTGTTTATTCTCCTTGGACTAAGGTGATAGTAATAAATGAATCTAGGGGTTTTTTTGAATACAATAAAAAAAATATAGAAATACATCCTACCAAATATGGAACTTGGAATACGGAAAATAGTCAATACAAAACATATCAAGGTGGAAATGTACCAGAAGAGGCAGTAAATAGATTAACTTCGCAATGGTATGCTGTGTCTGAGGGTTTTAAATCTATAAAAAACTATGAAAAATATGATTTTCTTATCAGAAGTCGATTTGATATTGATTTATTAAAGCCATTTAATTTTGTGGATGAAAAAATTGTCGTTGGAGATTCTTATGGAGTAGAAAATTATTACAATATAAGAGACTATATCGTATATATAAAACCTGAAGCTTTTGATATTATGAAAAATATCTATGCTTTGAGTATTGAAAATTTTAAAAAATATAATAATTTTTCTGCAGAAACCATGCTTGAATATACTTTAAAAAATAATGATCTAAAAATACCTTTAACAATAGATAATAATTTAAGATATGATTTAGAATATAGGCTTAAGAGATGAAAATAGATAATATAAATAATATGTGGAGAGGTTGGATGGTAGGAAATTTCAATCCGAGCGTTTATAAAACTGACCTCTTTGAAGTTGGAATACTTATTCATAAAAAAGGTGAAAAGTGGCCTAAACATTATCATAAAATTGCTACAGAAATTAACTGCTTAATTTCTGGTAAGATGGTAATATGCGGAAAAGAAATCAACCCAGGTGATATTTTTATTCTTGAACCGCTAGAAATAGCAGATCCTGAATTTTTAGAAGATTGCAAAATAGTTGTTGTAAAAACAGCTTCTGTTCCAAATGATAAATATGAGGTATAAATGACTAAAGATTTTTTATTTTTTTCTTATTCTTGGGTTGATAATGCAAATTTTTATTTCAAAAAATTTGAAGAATTAGGCTATAAGTGTGATTATGTATATGAAACAAACCTAGCAGATTTTAAGCCAGTACATGATTATCAAAATATTGTTTTATATCTTCATGAGTGGAATACTATACCAATAACTAATAAAATAATAGATACATATTATAGATTCTCTAATCTTATTCAACACGATGATACCGACTTTGAAGATATACAAATTTGGAGCAATAGAAAACCAGACTTAATAATGCATAGAGAGTTGACAGATAATTCAAAAAATCCATGGAAAAGCCCTGTATATGGATTTCATTTTCCTGTTGCTACAAAATATGATCAAAGATTTCAATTAAAAGAGATCGATTTATCTTTTATAGGAAGAATGACTTCTGGAAGAAGGAAACCGTTTGTTGAGCACATTAAGCAACTATCAGTGAATGAGTTAAAAAATATGAACTGGCATATTGATGTTGATGATCATGTAGGTGTAGCTGATAAAATTACTAAAAAATATACAGAAGTTATAAATTCTTCAAAAATAGGACTAAATTATTTTGGTAATTCTTATGACTCTAAAAGAACTTGGGAATTGGCAAGTACAAAATGCGCTATAATAATGCCAAAATTAAAACTAAAATCTACATCAAAAGATGGTATACTATTCGATAGTTATATAGAAATAAGAGATGATTTTCAGGATTTAAAAGAAAAAATACTTTACACAATGGAAAATAAGAGATATATTGACTATGGAGAAGCTGCGTATGAATCTTACACAAAGTTTCACACTCCCGAAAAATGCTTCGAAAAATATTATGAAATTGTAAAAAATATTTTACAATTATGAGGAAAATATGAAATTTAATATTTTTACTAGTGAGTTGGATTACGAGAAATATTATATAGCAAAATATAAAATTAAGTCAAAAACTAATTTAAAGGATGCTGCTTGGAATTTAGCAATCGGACAAAGCGTTGGCAATCCAAATGTTAGAAACGAATGGGAAACTGAAGAATTGTTTCAAAATCATTCTTGCCTTATTTTACATTCAGAATCAGAATTGAGCGAAAAAACTGAAGGTGAAGTAAATATTGCATTTCCTGTTGCAAACAATGACTGGCAATCTGATGGAATTTCTCACATGATATGCCAATTAATGGGTGGTCATGTTGATATAGATATAGTTGAAAGATGTAGATTAATTGATTTAAAATTACCTAAATCTGTTACAGACAATTTTTTAGGTCCAAAATTTGGAATCAGTGGATTTAGGAATTTTACAGGACAATATAATAAACCCCTGTTCGGAAGTATTGTTAAGCCAAAAATTGGAGTAACTCCATATATTTTACTAGAAATGGTAAAACAAATGGTTGATGGTGGTGCCGACTTTATCAAAGAAGATGAAATCATGAGCAACCCAGTGGTGGCTCCTCTTGAAAAAAGAGTAGAGATTGTTTCAAATTATCTAGCAAGCCAAAACCGTAAAGTTGTTTTCTGTCACACCATAAATTGTGATCCACATATTCTTGTAGATAGAGTAAAAAGAGTATATGAATTAGGAGGAAATGGTGTACATATTAACGTGTTTAGCGGCTTAGGTTCTTATAATAGCATAAGAAAATTAAATCTACCTTTATTTTTACACTATCAGAGTAGCGGCGCAAAAGTTTTTACAGAGAAAGATCATAAATACAGTATTTCTTGGAAGGTTATGTGTTATTTAGCTACTTTAATGGGCGTTGATACCATCCAAACTGGTATGATTGGTGGATATAGTAATGACGATCCAGAAGAAATTTTAGAATGTATCTCAACTTTAAGAAATGGAAACACACTCCCAGCATTAAGTTGTGGTATGCACCCAGGGTTAGTGGAGTATGTAACTTCAAAAGTTGGTATTGACTATCTAGCAAATGCGGGTGGTGCTGTCCATGGTCATCCTAATGGTACAATTTCTGGTGCTATGGCAATGAGACAGTCAATTGATAAAAATTATAAATCTGAATATAATATAGCTATAGAAAAATGGGGATTGGTAAAATAATGAAAAAATGGCAATCTGATTTATTAAGAGACATAAGATTTAATGATTCAAGAGATGATTCAGATCTTCCTCTAAGTGAAACAACTGATGTATATTATGATGGACAAAATGGTGAATTTACTCCATGCAATCATGAAAGCTTAAAAAAATATTTTTTAACAGTTAAAGATAGATGTAGAGCTATTTTAGAGATAGGAATTGCTAGAAGTGAATTTGGTAGTTCATATACACTTGTAAAAAACAAAAACAAAGACTGTGTATATATTGGAGTAGATATCAGAGATTGTTCATTTTTGAATGACGAAGAGAATAATGTTTATACTCTTCAAACAAAATCTGAAAATTATTCTGAAATATTAGAATTCATAAAATCTAAAGGAGTTGAGGAAATAGATTTTATTTTTATAGATGGTTGGCATAGTATAAATCAAGTATATGCAGAGTGGGAATTTACAAACTTATTATCCGAATATGGAATTGTTGGATTTCACGATACGAACAACCATCCAGGACCAAAACTGTTTGTCCAAAATTTAAATTTTGATTGGGTAGTTCAGAAAGAATGTTTAACAGATCATGGAATTTCTTTTGTATGGAAAAAACAGTAATAATTCAAGGCGAAATACAAAATAATATGGTGCAGAGATCCATAAACCAAATAAGGGAATGGTTTGATGGAGAATTAATAATATCAACTTGGGAAGGACAAAATAATAATTTAAGCGGATATGATAAAATATTATTTTGTAAAGATCCCGGACCTGGGCCTTTTAATGGTTTATTGCCTGTACAACAACATTGCAATCTAAAAAGACAGTTATATGGGCTTAAAAAAGCACTAGAAGAAAGTTCAAATGATCTTATATTCAAGATAAGAAATGATTGTTTGGTAACTAAAAATATTTTTAGTTATTTTAATTTTGAAAAAGCATTTGGAGAATATAAAATCTTTGATAGTAAAGTAGTGGTCAGTAATATGATGACCATAAACCCAGACTCCACATCAGAACCAAAACCTTGGTTTAGAATTTCTGATTGGTTTTATTTAGGCATGAAAGAAGATATTAAAAAAATTTGTGATGTATATGATGACTTAGAGAAAACAGACTTTTCTAATTCTTTTTTTGGAACTGAACATATATTATCTTTTAATCTGATAAAAAAATATATCTACAAGGATTTAACCCTAGAAGACTACATAACTCTGACAAGAGATTCGTGGAAATATATATTAAACAACTATAAGGTTATAGATACAAAAAGCACTGCAGGTATTATAAATATTGGAAAATGGATTAATCAACCAGAATATTTATCATGTTATTTAACAGAAGAACAATACAAAGAAAGAATTTCTGATGAAAATTATATCACATAGAGGAAATTTAAATGGCATAGAAAGAAATCTGGAAAACAATCCAGATAGGATCTTAGAAGTAATAAAAAAATTTGAAGTTGAAGTAGATGTTTGGTATGTAAATAATAAATGGTTTTTAGGACACGATTTACCAACATACGAAGTAACAAATTTTTTCTTTAGCAATAAAATGTGGCTACATGCTAAAAATTTTGATGCTTGTATCAGACTGAAAAATACTGAGTTAAATTGGTTTTGGCATGAAAATGATAAAATTACTTTAACTAGTAAAAATTATTTATGGTGTTTTCCTGGTGTTTATATACAAGATGGGATTACGGTAGAATTTGGACACAACAAAAACCTACCTAAAAATATATTAGGGGTATGTACCGATTTTCCTGAATTATATTAGAGGAATTATATGATTATTATAACTGGCGGCTCTGGATTACTTGGAAGTGCATTTAAAAAAATATTACCGGATGCTCTCTATCCAACACATAAAGAATTAAACTTAGAAAACTATGATGATACTCATCGATATTTTGATAATTTTAATGAATTCTCCGAATCAAAAATAAAAGCAGTAATACATTTAGCAGGAAAGGTTGGAGGAGTAAAAGCAAATACTCGCTATATTTCTGATTTTTATAACACAAACTCTGAGATAAATAACAACATTATTCAATCTTGTATATTTACAGATGTCCCAAAGTTAATTTGTTGTCTATCAACGTGTATATACCCAGACGAAAAATATGTAAATTATCCACTAACTGAAGATCAGCTTCATAATGGCCCTCCACATGATTCAAATTTTGGATATGCTTATGCAAAACGTATGGTTGATGTTCAATTAAAAGCAGCAAATCAACAATACAGTACAGAATATATATCAGTTATTCCAAACAACATGTATGGAGAACATGATAATTTTGATCTTGAGAATGGTCATGTTATCCCATCTTTAATCCGTAAAATCTGGGAGGCAAAAATTAATAATAAACCATCGTTTGAAGTTTGGGGTGATGGTGAAGTTTATCGTGAGTTTACTTATGCTGAAGATATTGCTAAAGCGATAAAATTCTTATTAGATAATAATTATACCGGAGATCCAGTAAATATTGGATCTACTAAAGAATACAAATTAAAAGATGTTATTACTTTAATTTCTAAAGAATTAGAATATAATGGTGATATAACGTATGATAATAAAAAACCAAAAGGACAAATTCGTAAACCAACTTCTAATAAAAAATTTCTAGATTTAGGATGGAAAGAAGAAACGTATACAAGTTTAGAAGTAGGGATAAAGAAGACTTGTGACTGGTTTAAAAAAAATTATCCAAATATAAGAGGAGTATAAAATGAAATTATCTGACCAAGCTTTAACATGTGTTATGGTAGCTTTACAAAAAAGTCTAATGGAACAAACTGATATTGTTCCACTTATGAAAAGTTTTGATCTAGAATTAGAAGATGGAGAGTTAGTTGTTGTAAATCCACCTGTTGCTATGAAACTATCGGAAGACCAAGCGGGAGAATGATCATGCCATTATATACATACGAATGTAAACAGTGTGAATATAAATTTGATTCTTTTCACAGCATGAATGAAAGTTTAAAACTATGTGAAAAGTGCGGAAAAGAAACTTTGGAAAGAATCCCACAACTATTAACTTCCTATTCTAAACAAAAATCCGAAAGAGACATGGCTGGTGAAAGAGTCGAAAAATTTATAGAGGATTCCAGAAAGTTATTATTGGATTCTAAACAAGAACTTAAAGGAAGAGAATATAAATGATACTTTTAACAATCCTTTTTTTATCGGCACTTATAAATATTGTATTAATTTGGTATTGTAGAAAGTTAGTAAAAAATCTATGGTATGGTATATCTAATGTAGATGAACTTCAGAAACTATTAAATGAATATTCAAATTCTTTACAGTCTGTTTATGAATTAGAAGAATTCTATGGTGATGAAACAATTAAAATTGCTATAGAGAATACAAAATTAATCGTTGAAGCATGTCGTGTATATAAAGAAACTATAATTCAAAAACAGGAAGAAAAAAAAGTTGAAGAAAAGAACAGAGAATGATAACAAAGAAAATAAGATCTATTTTTCTAAGACGCATGAAGATGCGATTTTAGAATACGCAACTATAATAGATCATAAAAGAAGAACAGAATTATATATAACTCTAATACAACCAGCGTTTAATGAAATGGTTGATAAAATTGTATATACGTATAAATTTAATACGCTTCCTAATATTCAAGACTTAAAAGATGAATGTAAAATTTGGCTTACGACCATATTGGATAAATACGATGTATCCAAAGGGTCTAAAGCCTTTTCTTATTTTTCGGTTATTACAAAAAATTGGTTCATCCATAAGGTAAAAAAAATACAAAACAGTAAAGAAGTGTGTATAGATGATATAGGAAATTTAGCCGAGGATGAAAATTTTATATCTTATAATACATACGATCAAAAAAGAGAAGAAACAGAATTTTGGACAGCTCTATGGAAAGAAATAGATTCATGGCAACCTGAAAAAATGAAGCAAAATGAATTAAAAGTCTTTAAGGCTATAAAAGTTTTACTAGAAAGTCCCGAAAGTATACAAATTTTTAATAAAAAAGCTATTTATCTTTACATAAGAGAGATGACTGGTTTAAGTACAAAACAAGTTGTAAACAACTTAAAAAAATTTAGAGGTAGATATACACACTTTAAAAATGATTGGGATGAAGGAAAGATAACACATCTATGGAGCGAAGAAGATGAGTAAATCATTACAAGATTTTATAGAAAAATCTGTACAAAATATAGAGCAAGATAGAGCAGTTGCTTCCTATCTTTTAACTCGTTTAGTAGATAAAATGAAAGATGATGCATCTTCACACCAAAACTTAGGTCATATTGCAGCACAATATTTAGAAACTCTTCAAAGATCAAATGAACAGATGGTTAAATTAACTGCAATCGTTCAAAAGAAAGAAGGAAATAAAGAAAAGCTTTCCGAAAGAGAAATTGATGGTCTCTTTGACATGATAAAGGAGAACTAAAAAAATGAGTCAAGTTAGAGGTTTAAATTTCGTTTCTGCTGATTTATTTAGGAGCGAATTAAATGCTCAAACTTCTACCGTGCAAAGCGCACTAAAAGAAGTCCTAAGAGAAAAATATACGCCGGATGCTCTAGGTGGAACTGTATTTTACGCAGGAACAGTTCTAAAACAAATAGAATCAGCAGACCCAGGTGAAGAAACTTTCTCCTTGGCATTTATGAATATTCCACCTAGACCTTCAACCGGCACACCGCCAGAAGGCGAATCTGTTACTTCCGAACAAGCACCAGTTGCAGATACTTCATTGGTTATACGAAAATTTATTGTATATATCCCAGAAGTTCATGCTGGATTGCCAGCACCGGAAACGCTACCAGAATTACAAAATGGCCTAGAAGCCTCTAAAGAAGATAAAGAAAAATTTGCCAGAACAGAACAAAAAATGGCAAGTTATACGCAAGTAGCAGAATTTAATCCAGGTAAAAATGAGAACATCCAGCCGGGTGATGGCGTTTGGATTATGTTCCAAAATGCTAGAACTAGAGAGAATGGCTTTTTAATATCTAAAATAGTATCTGAACCAAACATGTCTGGTCCAAATGGAGCATATGGTTCAGCTGCTGGAGGCCCAGCTGGCTCTGGAATCGTTGGTGCTGCATTTACTGGCGGCTCTGTTGCTCCCGATGGTAATAAAGGTGATCCATCTATGCCACCTGGATATAATGGAAGATGGATAGTTGATTATAGTGAAATTATTGATACCATGATAAATTCAAAAGGATGTCTATATAGATATGGATGGTATCCAAATTTTTATGAACCAGGAAAATTTTCTGGTGCATTAAATGGCAAAGGCAATAGAAGCCCACCAGACGAATGTTTAACACATGAAGGATGGAAAAATTATAGTGCCAAGTATCCTAATGCAAATTGGTATCCAAGTGGACCATGGGAAGCTATGTATGTAGGACTTGACTGTATTGGATATTGCAGATATTGCCTAATAAAAATAGGAGCTTTAGATCCAAAAGCACCAGGGCCACCTGGTTACAGTACTGTTGCATATGGAATTGGTCAAAATAACGCAAAAGGGTTTTTTCAACTATTTTGTAACAGAGTACCAATTGGACAACAAGTTCCTGGAGATGTAGTTATATACGCTGGTGGTGCTCACATTATGATGGTTGTATCATATCCTGATCCTTCACATGGTAATCATTCTATAGTTTGGGGAGCAAATGGACCTGGAGCGCCTTGTGATGCAGATATGGCAGATTCTGGAATAGGAGTAGATACCCCAGGAGCTAAATCTTGGTGTGCAAAAAGTAAAGAATACAATCATGATGTATGGTTTAAACCACAATATGGAGATTGGTGGAAAGCTTTTGCTGGATATTATCGAGTAAAACCTCAATTTGCTAGAAAAGAACTTTTATCAACATCTGGGGCTTTAGAGAAAAGTGGTAATTTTCCTAAAAATTATGCGAATCAATATAAATATCCTGCATCCGTTTCTGTCCATCCACCAGCTGTAATAAAAGCTCCAGATATAGCAAAAGAAAGAAGAGTTTGGTTATTAGCAAACAATCTTCATCAAAGAAGTGGAAGAAGAAAAGGCTCGGCAAATCCGATGTCTGGAACACCAGCTATCGCTGGTGGTGGTAAAGCAATAACAGCATCTAAATCACGTACTGTATAGAGAAAAAATATGTTTGAATCCTTTAAAAAAGTAATAATAGAAAGTGAAGACGCCAGAGAAATAACATCACCTAATTCTATGAAAATAGGTGATGTACCAGCTAGCGTAATTTTGTCACAAAGAAATTCAGAAAATATAACTTCAAAACTTGGAATAGGAAATACTGAATTAATTGAAGCTATACCTATTTTTAATAAAGCAGACTGTGAAAATGTTTTATCCTATCACAATTTAAATTGTTCAATAGTTTTTGGTAGAGACAGACCATCAGATAGATTATCTGGATATGGAGGTGCTGCGGTAAAAAGATCTGCAGCGATAGATATAGTCGTAGGAAGAATGGGTCCAAATCCAAAATCTACCGATTCTACAAATAATCCAATATTTACTGAAAATAACTATACTATGGATGCAGCAAGAATAGTTATAAGCCAAAGAACAAATTTAGATCATAATTTTAGAATAAGAAGTAGTTTAGCCGCACCGTCTGAAAATTGTTCCGGTATAGGAATAAAAGCTGATTCAGTTAGAATCATTGGCAGAAAAGATATAAAAATAGTCTCTGGAACTGATTTTTATGACTCACATGGTAATGCAGTTGGCGTAGATTATCCTATTGGACACAGAATATGTTTAATAGGAGATAATAGAGATGATCTTCTACAGCCTTTGGTAAAAGGAGAAAATTTACAAGGATTTTTAGTAGAAATTACAGATGCAATGCATCATATTATATCCACTCTAGAGTCTTTTGTTATTAGCCAAAATGCTTTAAATATGTTAGTATTAAATCATACACATAGAGATTCTTTCTATGGAAATGTAGGATTGCCTTCTCAGTCATTGATATTTAATGGATATAATCAAGCAATAAGACTTTTAACAGATGTTAAAGCATCGACTATGGAATTAACTGGATTTATTGAAGCCTCTAAAGCTAGATACATCTTAGTGCCAGACGATGGAATGGAAAATTCAGCAAATATACTAAGCAGTTATGTATTTTGTAATTAAAGGGAATAAATATGTCTAACAGCCCAGATAGATACGCTAGATTAAATAAAAATAATAGATTACCATATAGAGAAGAAAAGCCAACTCATATTTTATCAGTTGGATCGATTGTATACTATGATTTTGATAGTATAGTTAACCAAGATTTAACACAGCCAGTTGTTGAAAGATTTTCTAATTCAGACACTAAATTTTCAGTGTTGCCAGATTTTAATACTGAAACACCAGTATCAAATATGGAAGAAGAAGAGATAATTTTTGACGAACTTACAGACGAAGAATTAAAAGGTCTTACATTCCCAGACGCTCAACCACAAGAGCCTTATGCTGCTGATTTGGGGATTGATAATAATTTATCATCTACAGAAACACAAGAATTTTCATTTCCAAAAACTGTTGCAAATACAGTAATTGATAGAAGAGAATCTGAAGGTTTATATGGTGCAATACCCACAACAACAGATTTAATATCTCAAACTTTCTTTAATGAAACTTTGGGACCACCTAGAGAAGCAGAGCAAACCGAGGTTGAATATTCAGTTACCATAGTAGAAGATTTTATCGGCATTCTTGGATTGTTTAGTAAAGTGTCTTTAATGTTAGATTCTGGCCCTATTGAATTTTTTGTAAGAAGAAACCAGCTTACTCCAATTGAAGGATTAGAATATAGCTTTTTAAAGCCAGTAGAAATACCTAGGATTGGTTATTTACAGGAAACAGATATAATTGGATGGTCTGATAAAAAACCATTTATTGTTTATTATGATGAAAGGAGTGAATTGTATTACTGTTCAGTAGAAGCGGAATATGATGGCCTTGAACTTACTGATGAAAAAATACAAAAATATGTTGAAGATGCTTATTTCACCGGCTTAAGATTAATTTTTAAATCTAACGCTAAGAAAAACTCTGAAGATTATATAAAACAAATGTCTGATAGATTTTATCTATTCGGATATGCTAGAGATTGGGCTATAAAACTTAGACCTTGTTCAAATTTTTATACACTTGTAGTGTTTCCTAAAAAATATCTATCTTCTACTGATTTAATTGATTATAGAGCAGATCCACTACAAGCTGCTAAAGATGGAGTTACTGGTGGCCTATTAGATCCCTCAGTAAATCCAGAAGATATTAAATACATAGTAACTTATAGTTTTTTAAACTATAATAGCTTTGCTGAAACTATAAAAGATATATCTAAAATTTTAGCTAGTAGAGGAGAGGAGCAATTTAATTTTGCCTTAAAAGCAGCTGATCAGTACATGGGTGCTTTAACGGCTGACAATTATTTAGAGTTGATAGAATTAGATTTAAGAAAAGAAGCTAAAAAATTCTATGATAAAGATAATGTAGGAAACTTTTTAATAACTATTAAAAAATTATTAGAAATAAATACCATAGAACATGATGTTTTATATACAGATGCTACAAAAAATAATATAGCTTTTGGATTGACAGATCAATTTAATATAGCATATATAGATATCGTTAGAGATGGTATAGCACAAACTTTTGTAATTGATGGGTATATATTTGAAAATGAATTTGGAAGTTATGGGGTTATATCAAATAGAAGCGGCTTCTTTTTATATAACTACTGTACATATAAAATTATTACCGATTTAGCAACATATGAAGGAGAATGGAATAAAGAGCTTAGAAATAATTTAGATATCGATAAGTATATAGAAAAATTTGTTATTCCACAGCCAAAAGAAATAGATATCCCTAAAAGAGATTTTGATTGTGCAAAAAATAACATGAAAAAACTTTGGGAAGATGGAATTATAAAAGGTTATAATTCAATAAAAGCCGTAGCACCTGTTGCAGAAGCTAACTTTAAAAAACAACTAGCTTATGCTAGAGGCGGCAAAAGAAGATGGATAGATTTTGATGCAGAAGCAGACAAACAGGCAGCATCAACTCCAGCAGCTACTTTACCAACAACAGATCCTGAACCTCCTACCTTTGGTGATGATACCCTTAGTGCAATTAAAAATGCTGGTTATGGAGATTGGAGTAAACCTGGTCCTGCTGCTTTGCATCTTCTCAAAAAAACTCTAAGAGAGACAAACTTTCAGAGAGCTTTATTACAACAAATTATTTGTTGGATAAGGGATGCAAATAATCAACAAGCATTGGCTAATTTAGATTCACAATTTAATAGTGATTTAAAAAAAAGGATACAAGAAGCTTTAACTAAATTTTTCTGCACTCCTTTCATGGATATGTTAATTAAAGCTTTAGCTGCTTACAAAGTTCCAAAATTTAATCCTTCTGATATGTCAAAAGCCTTAAGAGATGCGTATGTTACTGCATTATCACAAGCTATAATTGAAACTTTCAATATTGCTATAAAAGAGCTTATAAAACTTATGGCTAATTGTTCAAAACAAGGACAAGGCAAAAATTCTCCTTTTACTTCAGATCAAGAACTAGGTCTTTCTGCAGCACTAGATGCAATTTTAGATAATCAAGATAATCCTTTTTCTAATAGTTCTATTGCGGACATATATGGAGCAATGGGGCTTCCTACAGGAAATTCTGATGAAGACATACAAGAAAGAGAGAGAGCAAAAGAAGACTTAAAAAATTTAATTGCAGATATTGCATGTCTTATGAATCCTACAGAGATTTGTAGATTGATTGCAGAAGGTACAGCAACAGATGATATTTTATCTTTGGTCAGAGCTATAATAGAAGCTAAGTATCCAAATATATCATCAGTACTAAAAACCAGATCTGAAGTGGAATACTTATTTCAAAAATTAGGACAGATTTTAAATATTTCAGACGTGTGCAAAAAATTAGGAGATCAAATAGCTCAAGAAAATACCAATATTTGTTCTACGGAATCTGCTACAAAAGCATTAAAAGATGCTCTAGCACAAAACGGCCTAACACCAGAACAAATTGAGGGTTTAATTGCTGATGCAGAGGATGAAAAAAATAAAAGACTTTCCGATTTATTGGACGGTGTGACAAGAACCCCGGAACAATTACCTATGTTGTGTAGAAATGGAAAGCCAGGAATTATAAATCCTGCAAAAGTTGATACTAACTATCTTGATATGTTCCAAGGTACACTACAAGGATCTTTACAGCCATATTATGAAATGTTTAATAGCGACTTAAAAGAGTGGTCAGCTAATATGATTGAAAATCCTAAAATAAGTCTGACTCCAGAAGAGATAAAAACTCTTTCAGCTGCTTCAACATCTCCTTTGGGCGGCTCTAACGCTTCAAATACTAAAGCTGCAGAAGAAAATAGAGAAAAACTTTTAGCAATGTTAATTGCAAAAGGCATATTAGTAGCAGATTATGTATTAGACGAAAATGGTGGTATTAAGTATGAAGATTATGAAAAGAAAACTGGGGCGAAACAAAAAGAAATAAACGGAGTAAAACAATGGAAATTGTCAGATGATGCATTTCCAAAACCAAAATCCAATGATCAATCTCAACAATCTGAAAGTAATGAAAATAAAAATAATGTAGATACCTCAAATATGGTAATTTCTCCAATATTAACACAAACGCTAGAAAGAGTGGATTTTCTAGAGATTACTAAAAATTTATCTGAAATAATTATAAACACAAGAGTTAATTCAGACATAGAGAGAGAAAAATTTAAAATATTAGCAGAAGCACAGTTAAATACAGGCATACAAGATGAAATTAAAAGAATAGCCGCCGAAAAGATGGGTACAATTTATTATCAAATAACAACCGAACTTGTAAACGGAGGTATAACACTACTAGAACAATGGGCCGCTGGCACTATTGAAGAAGATGCAGGATTTTGGATTGGTTTACAGGATCTAGAAAAACGTTATAAGGGCGGCTGGGATGGATGGTGGAGTACGCTTCTAGCTGGATTATGGGCAATATATGAATTATTAGATGTGTTTATTGCTGATATTACCGGTGCTGTGAGAACACAAGGAGCGCAAAGAGTAGGCATAGGAGATGTATCACAGATATCTACCGTAAATAGAAGTATTAGAACAGAAGCCGCAAGAGCGGCTCCAGCTGGAACTCGTGTTGCTGTAGCAAAAAGAGCTGATTCTGTGTATACTGTTACTTCTGGTGATACAATTGTTGCTACATATGATTCCTCTTACGCATCTACAATTCAATCAAAAGGAAAAACCTCAGCAGAAGTTGTGGTTCTTGAAAATGAAAAAAAAGCGGCAATAGACAAAAGAGCGGCATATGAAAATTATTTAAATAACCCTAGTGATCCAAATGCGAAAAGTGCTGCCGAGAGATTTGGAATTACAGAAACTACTCAACAGGGATTAGATGCAGCCAAACAGGCAGAAAAAACAGCTACAGCAAATTTAGATAATGCTCAAAGACAAGATGAATTTTTGATTCCTGAAAATAAACTGGGAACAACCGAATTATTTGCTGGGATAGATAGTTTGGCGGAGGGTATAAGTAGGGATATTAAATTATTTGAAGAATCATTTGCATTTAAAGCTATTTCTGGTATTTGGACAACAATTTTAGATGCAATAAGTGGTTTGCAATCAGAGGTTAGTACTTTAGATGCACAATTAGAAGACGCTAGAAAGCAATTAGCATCAGCAGATATTGCTTTTCCAAATTATGATATAAAATATACTTTTGGATCTGTGATCTCACCCGAGAGAGCAAGAACTAGTGAATTTTTATCCCAAGTAAGCAACATTAACATTACAAAAAATTTAAATCCATTTATTTCTTCATCTTATTTGGAAGAAATAAGCCCAGACATTGCGATGTATATAAAAAATAATAATCTTCTAGCTGGTTATAATGGAAGCTCTAGTATACAACAATATGCTTTTGAAAAATATATGACGCAAATTAGAAAAATAGATCCAAAAGAAATAAATTATTCTGACATAGAGAGTGAATTTATGTCTGATATATATAATGATTTAAAACAAAGTTTCTTTTATAAGAAGCCTGATAATATTGGAAATACACCTTATAAAAATATGTCAAATCTTAAAAAGTTTCAAGCAACTTTAAGAGAGCCACCAGGAACAAATAGTGATCAATTTTGTGGAATTAATAATAATTCCCTGGATTTAGACGAAATAATCGAAGATGTGATTAACGATTTTAGAGAGGAAGCATGTAACAATGAGCCTCCTAATCCAACTGGAGGTAAAAGAGAAAATATGCATCCTACAGAAAGAGCTATGTCTGATGCATTTTTACTAGCAACCTTAAGAGTCTATATATATGATTATTTCTTAAAAGGAATTTTCTTATTTGATAAATATCCTATTGGTATTGTAGCTACTGATCCAATGTTGGAATTTTTATCTAGATGTTTTGAGATAGAAATGAAATCTTTTGAACCTATTTACTATCAAAGATTTTTAGATCAATGTGTTTCTTACTTCTATAAGAAAAATCCCACTGAATCTAAAAAAATAGAAATTAAAACAGGAGAGAGATACGATACACTATCAGCGAGAACCAAAAAAGAAATTTTTAAAAAAGTTATAAAATCGCAAATACTTTATATTTCTACTAGAGTAACAAAAAAAATCAACAATGTAATAAATGAAAAGAATGCAGCTCCTTGGCAAAGACTTTTTGTATATGGAGATGAAACAAAAAAATATGAGTCACAATATGAATTACAACAATTTGAAAACTATGACAATATCCAAGGTCATATATTGAAGTTTTTTGAAAATAGAGATCCATCTGAAAAAATATTTACAGTTGTAAAAAACAGCTCTCAAACCAAAGTACCTGTTGCAGGCGGGAGAGTGATTGATACAAAAGGAGAAACTTTAGAGTTATATTTTAAATCAAAGAAGATATTGGTAACTAAGAGCAAATTTAAAAAATCTATAACATTTAAATTCTTGTTTGAGTTCTGTTTTCCAATTAGAAAATATATAAGCGTAGTTACAATGCAAGCCATAATGGCTAACAATGCAAGATTACAAAGCATGAAAACATTTTTTAGTACAAAAGCAGCTCTAAAGGCTAGACACAACTCTTTAATGGCTGGAAATGGCTATAAAAATAATAATGATCTTGGTGGCGCTCCAGCAAATGGAGGAAATTCTACAGCTAATTCTGGAGATCAAGAAGCCGGATGGCAATCTCTTCTACCTCTTATTTTAAGGCTTGCTGTACAAACACCATGGCAGATGTTAAAAGGTTTGTGTGAAGTAGGTGATCCTAACGTATTTTTAGCATCACTACCGTATAATATAGCAAGACCTATCACTCTTGCTATAATGAATCAGATCCCCATGTTACCAGAAAAAACATATGGTCCTGATGATTTAAAGCCTCCTCCTCCAAGAATTTATGAAGAAGGTGCATTAAAAGGATTACCTTATGCGGAAGATGTCATGAGAAGAATAGGTTTTAACATGTCTCACGGTTTATTTTACGCAACACCAGCTGCGGGTCTTGCATTAACATTCTGTTTTATTCCTCCAACTCCTTTTGGTTTAGCGTATTATTTATTAGGATGTTGGTATGACGATTTTATTGATGATACATCAAATAATGAAACAGTAAATACAACTAATGCAATTAACTTTTTAAATGTAAAATCTAACTACAAAGCAGATTCTTGTAATATTGCTAGAATGGCAAAAAAAGCACTAAAACCAAAGATCGAATTGACAGAAGAACAAATGATAGATCTACAATATTCTTAAAATATGAGGAAAATAGATGAAAGGGTATTCCGTTCAAGTTCCATTAAAATATGATGCTGGTGATGGTTTTTATAAGATGAATAAAGATCTACGAGAGGTTATAAAGCAAAATTTAAAAATGCTTATCTTAACTAATCCCGGTGAGAGAATTATGAATACTGATTATGGAGTCGGTGCTAAAAGATTGCTATTTTTTAACAGAAAAGAATCAGTATCTGAAATAGATATGGAAAGAATAATAAGGAATCAAATACAAAAATATATGCCATATATTATAATTCAAGATATAGATATAACGGATATTTTGCCACAAGAACAAAATGCTGTTTTTATTTCAATTTCTTATTCTGTTCCTTCTCTAAAAGAAAGAGATAGTATCGAATTAATTCTTAACCCAGACTAATTATATTTCTGAGAGGGAAAAAAATGTCTAAAAGAACGCCAATTATTAGGTATACATCAAGGGATTTTGATAGTATAAAAACTGATTTAGTTAATTACGCCAAGAAATATTATCCAGATGTTCATCAAGATTTTAATGAGGGATCTTTTGGATCTCTTGTTACTGATATGGTTGCTTATGTTGGAGATGTTTTATCGTACTACCTAGATTACCAGGCAAATGAATCATTTTTGGCAACAGCGATAGAGTATGGAAATATTTTAAAACTAGGAAAAGCATTAGGATACAGGCCAAAATTAGCAACTGCAGCATCTGGAATTGTAACAATTTATGTTCCAATTCCAGCCAACTCTTTCGGTACTTCTTATGATAGCAACTATCTCCCAGTTATAAAAAAAGGTACTTCTTTTTCTTCCAATAACGGAAATAATTATACATTAATAGATGATGTTGTGATGACAACATCTAATACAGAAATTAGAAAATCAAAAATTAATGAAAATAGCCCTTTTCAATTTGTTGCTAAAACATATGGAAAAGTAATTTCTGGTCTAGAGGAAGAAACTACTATTTCAATAGGAGATTTTGAAAAATTTAAAAAAGTAAAAGTAGGCTTTAATAATATAAGTGAGATATTATCAGTAGTAGATACAAACGGAAATGAGTATTATGAAGTCGATTATCTAACGCAAAATGTAATTTATAGATCTACTTTAAATCCAGACGCTTCGCAAAGATCTCAGACTCCTTCTCTTTTAAAACCTTATGGAGTTGCAAGAAGGTTTATTGTTGTACGAGAAGATGATGGTGTTTATATACAATTTGGAGGTGCTAGTGATTCCTCTACAATATTTAATAATAATAAAAAATTAGATCCATCCAATGTTGTAATTAATTCTTATGGAAAAGACTACATAACGGATGAAAGTTTTGATCCTTCTATTTTAGTATCAAATGATAAACTAGGAATAGCACCATCGAATACAATAATTACCATTAAATATCGAGCAGACGAAACAATTATGATGGCAACCCCATCAAATTCTATAACAAGAGTTGCAAATCCAGTACTGGAATTTCAAGACCAGCAAAATCTAGATATAGGAATGTTAGCTATAGTAAGAAATGGAATAAGAGTTACAAATGAGTTCCCTATAGTTGGATTTCAAGATGAATTTACATCCGAAGAAATAAAAAATAAAATCTATGGTACTTTTTCAGCACAAAACAGAGCAGTAACAACAAGTGATTATGAAGCTTTATGTTATAATATGCCTGGAAAATATGGTGCAATAAGAAGAGTAAGAGCAATGCAGGGTTATCACGCTGGACAAAAGAAAATTAACCTCTATGTTCTTTCAGAGGATGATGATGGAAATTTAGTGTCTGCTAATAATTCTACAAAAAATAATTTAAAGAATTGGCTAAATAAGAGTAAAATGATAAATGATAATATAGAAATTTTAGATCCATATGTAGTTAACTTTGGAATATATTTTACTGCTATGATAGACAGAAATTATAATAAATACGATGTTTTAGCTAATGGAATTCAAGCTGTTATAAATGAATTTTCTATAAAAATGGACATAGGAGAACATTTACATATTGCTAGAGTGTACAATGCATTAAGAAAGGTTGATGGATTAATAGACGTAAGATCTGTAATGATCACAAATAAATTAGATTCATCAACCGTATCTTATTCAAACTATTCATTTAATTTTGATGAAAATATGACTAAAGACGGTACATTTATTAGAGTTCCAAAAAATGTTGTAATGGAATTAAAATACCCAACATCTGACGTTGAAGGAAGAATAATTTAATGTCTATCAAAAGATATAATGCGGAAGCAGATACTACCATAACAAATGCTTATAAAGAAAATCTTGTCTATAGGGCAACTGGCTCAAATATGGGGGCTTCTGATTCTATGGAGGTATTTTCTTTATATGCTCAAGTTACAACCTCTTCTTTAGAATTATCAAGAGCACTAGTAAGATTCCCAGTATCAGATATTATATCCGATAGAGCTTCTGGAAAAATTCCAGCCTCTGGTAGCGTAAGTTTCTTTTTTAAATTATATAACGCACAACATCCATTCAGCCTTCCAAAAGATTATTATCTTTCTGTTTATCCGCTATCTCAATCGTGGGATGAAGGATATGGATTAGATATGGAAAATTATTCAGATCCAGGGTTTGGAGTTTATAATGGGTACGGGACTAACTGGATATATGCAAAATCTGGATCTGCATGGGAAGGAACTGGTAGTTCTTTTATAACCCAAAGTTATGATATAAAACAACACTTTTTAAAAGGAAATGAAGATTTAGAAGTAGATGTAACAAACTTAGTAGAAAATTGGATAAGTGGTACATTAAATAATAATGGATTTTTAGTAAAATTATCTGGTTCTTACGAAGATGGAAGTAAGCGAAATAGTTATTATACAAAAAAATTCTTCTCAAGAGGAACTCAATATTTCTTTAAAAAACCAATAATAGAATGTAGATGGGAAGATGTAGTTAAAGACGATAGGGGATCCTTTTATTCTACAAGCAGTCTTTTAAGTGATTCTGATAATACATATAATTTATATTTTTACAATAGATTTAATGGAAAATTAAAAAATATAAATTCCAATCCTAATCTACAAATTAAATTATATTCAGACAGTAATTATACAAATCAAGTATCTGTTGTTTCTTCTTCTGTAAGTAATCCTTCTATTGGGGTTTATAAAGCAAGTATTAGAGTGTCTACTACTGCAAGTGCTTTATATGATAAATGGCATTTATCTGGTAACCAATCAGTAATATACTTTTCTAGTTCTTTTGATGTTAATCAATATAATGCACAAGATTTTTATTCAAATGAACAATATGTTTTTTCAATTACCAATATGAAAACTAAATACTCAAGTGGAGAAAATGTTATATTTAGAATATTTAGTAGACTGAAAGATTGGGATCCAAACGTCTATAGTGTCTCAACAAGAAATATAGAAAATTCTGTTGTTAAAAATCTATTCTATAGAATATATAGAATAGATGATGGACTTGAAATAGTACCATACTCAACTGGCTCATTAGAATATACAAAAACCTCATATGACACAAATGGAAATTATTTTAATTTTGACATGAATATTTTAGAGCCTGATTATTCTTATGGTTTACAATTAGCTAGGTGGGATGGAAACGTTTTAGAAGAATATAAGCAAGTATATAAATTTAGGGTTGAATAAAAATGAATCTAAAAGACTTATTAGAATTAAATAACAGCACTCAAAAAGAATCATTAGATAGTATAAATGAAAAACTCGGCTCTAAGGAATACATGGAGCAAGCAGTTACTGAGAGGGAAAGAACCTACTATCCAGTAGACTACTCAACTGCTAGTTATTTTGCAAGGTATGGATCTGCAGAAAAATATTATACAGATTCTATTAATAATATTTATTTAACTTATCCATATGATGGATCTAAAAAAGAAAGACAAGAGTGGAGAAATAATGCAACTGATCTAGATTTGCATATTTTAGACAATTCTTATCCAAAAACAACTGGCTTTATTAATTTAGGTTCTTCATCTTGGAATTCTTACTATGTTTCTTCCACCACAACATCAAGACCTCAATATATAATATTTTATGGAAACTATAACTCTAGTTCTATTTTTACAAAAGCCGATAAAACGGAATCAGACATTAATTATAATCTTAATTTAGATGGTAGAAGAGGCAATACTATTGAATTTTGGTTTAAAAGAAATGGATCCCCAAGCAATATTCAAAGAGTATTTGATTTTTGGAATAATGTAACCGCTTCTAGTAGTGATTATGGAAGATTTGCTGGCTACTTTCAGGACAGTAATTTAGTTCTTACTTATAGATCTGGTTCATATGGATATGTTAATAGTGTTAAAACAATTTCTTCCGTAACTACACAGATAGATAGTTGGCATCATTACGCTATTTCAGTTATAAATAGCGGATCCAACTTAGTTACAAAAGTTTACTTAGATGGAGTATTAGTATCAACAAGTGCTTCAGCAGGACAAACTACAAATGGATTTTTATCATCTTCTTATAATATTACAGGTGTTCTGGGAAGTGGTATGTTATCTACACTTGGACTAACACAGGGTCCAACTTTATATTCTGTATATGGCTCATTTGATGAATTTAGATTCTGGAATGAGGAAAGAGATGAATCTGACATTAGATTAAACATGTATTCTCATGTCGGAGGCGGTGTTAACAATGATGAAAATAATCAAAACTTAGGAGTTTACTATAAATTTAATGAAGGCACTACAGGAACTTCTAGTATAGATTCAATATGTTTGGATTACTCAGGACATATCTGCAATGGAACAATAGTAAATTATTTTAATTCTTCTGATAGATCAACTGGTTCAGCTATGGAATTAGCTAATCCAAGCATTACTGAACCAAAAGATCCAATTATTTATGCAAATCACTCTGATGTTGTAAACTTATACTCTCTATATGAAACCACTGGTAGTGAGTATGATGAAAATAATCCAAATATGCTTATAAATACAATTCCTTCTTGGATTGTTGAAGAAGAGCAAAGAGAAGGACGAGATGAAATTAAAAATTTGATGCAAATTATTGGAAGTTATTTTGATAATTTGCATGTACAAATAGATAAATTAAAAACTCTTGGATATTCAGAATATCCTTCATTTGGAAGTGAAAAAGCACTACCTTTCTACGATAAAATTTTAACTTCATATGATTTCGATGTGTCGGATATTCTTTCAGACACCTCTTTATATGAATTATTGGATTCAAAAAATAAAAACTTAAATTTTGATGAAAAAGTACATGAAGTAAAAAATCAAATACTAAGAAATATATACAATAATTTAATTTATTTATATAAATCTAAGGGAACATCAAAATCAATAAGAAATCTTCTAAGAACTTTTGGAATCGATGAAAAAATAGTAAAACCTAATATATATGCAAATAATTCAGAGTATTTGATAGAAGATAATTTGGAGCAAGAAACATATACAAGAAGATATGTTAATTTTAATAATACTTCAAGTTTCTCAGCTACTGTATTTCAATCAGCTTCTGTGTTTGGACAATCAGATGAAAGAGGATATCTAAGAATTTCTTCTTCTTTAAATAATTTTGAATTAGTGCCAAATACAATAGAAGCAGAAATATTTCTTCCTAAAAAATTTGAAGATGACTCACCTCAATATTTTGAGTTTGGATACCTAACATCTTCTATATATGGTGTGTATCAAGCAGCTTCAGATGAAAGAGATCTTTCATTTCAATCCCCAGACAATTTTAATTTTCAAGTCTATGCTGTAAAAACTTCATATGAGAGTCCTCATATAAGATTTGTTTTAAGTTCTTCTGCTTTTGGAGGAAAATACTTAGAATCGCCAATCATATATAATGCCTATAATGATGAAAGATGGAATTTAGCTGTTAGAATATTGCATCCAAAATATGAATTAGCTGACATTTCTTTTGCTTCAGCCAGTGAAGATTATAGATTAGAATTTTATGGCGTAAATACGGTTGCCGGCGATATAGTAAATTCTTTCTCTAGCTCCACAACAATAACTAACGCGACAGCAGTTTCTGCATTAAAAAACTTTAGAAGGTTATATGTTGGAGCAAATAGACAAAACTTTACAGGATCAGTTATAAATTATTCTGATGTTGGAGTGTTTTCTGTTAAGTATTGGCTAAATTACTTAGATAACACACAGATAAATAACCATGCATTAAACCCTGATCTTTATGGAATAAAAGATCCTGATGCCATAGCTTATAAAGGAATCAATTCCCTAAGAACATTGAATATTACTAATTTGGATACATTAGTTCTTCATTGGAATTTTGATAATATTACAGGATCTAATTCTGGTGGTAATTTCTACTCATACGATTTATCTTCTGGTAGTTTAAACGATAGAAGATATGGTGATTATAGTCAAAACTTATTTAAAAAACATAGTGCGAGGGGATACGGATTCCCATCTAGTAATTCAGAAGTCGGTAAATCATATTATCTTTCATCAAATAAAAGTAAGCTACCAGAAATAATTTCTGGTGATGATATGATTCAAATAGTAAGCAATGAAACTATTAGAACAAATAAAGATGTTAAGACAACTGATTATCAGATGATTTTTGAAAAAAGCATGTATCAAACAATTTCAGAAGATGCTATAAAATTATTCTCTTCTGTAAATGATTTAAATACAATAATTGGTCACAAAATAAATAACTATTCAGATAACTATAAACAATTAGAATATTTTAGAACTCTATATTTTAACAAACTAGGTTCTACACCAGATCTAGAAAAATATATAGAATTCTATAAATGGATAGATTCTTCTATAATAGAAATGCTATCAAGACTAGTTCCAGCTTCAGCACAATCTAATAACTTTATATCAAATACAATAGAAAGCCATGTGATGGAAAGAAATAAAATCCGTCAATCTAGAGCTTTTTCTATGATAAGCAATCCTCCACAAAAAAGCATATTTATTTCTAGTCCAACATCTATCACAACAACAAATATTAATTATAGCGATATTAAACCACCTTCTTCTCCTTCTGGAAAAACATGGGCAAAACAAAGAGCGAATAGAGTGACCGATGTTTCCTCTTCGAGTGGAGTTTTAGAAGTTGATGCAGATAGAGAACAGATCAGAAAGGCTTCATATCATAAGAATATAAATACAATTTATAACGCATTTGATAAAAATTTAAATATAGCTTATAACAATTATGAAGATAAAGTTAGATTATTTTCAAATGCATTATCAGTGGTTTCAAGTGTTCATGACTTAAAACCAATGAATAAGTATAAATTTATAAAGAGTCTATATGCACAGGGAAATAATTTTAATATAATCTTCTCAGCCAGTGTCAATGAATCAACTGAAGATTTATCGCTATTGAAGCAAAAATTGTATACTTCAATAAGTGGGAATCTGGATGATCTATTTTCTTTAAACTCTGAAGGCATTTTACCTTTCAGTGTATTTAAAAATACATCAAATAATACAAATTATATTACTAATAACTTTTCTGATGCCTATACAGAAACAAGAGAAATTGGTTTACAAGGACCATTTACCGATGCACATGTAGGCGGGAACTCTCATAGACATAATTCTATTAATCAAACTTTAGATAGAAAAGAATTATATCTGACAGATGGATCTTCTTCTGTAGCACCAGCTGCATCGATTAATGGATTGTTATACAGAAATACAAGAATTAAAAGTCCGGTGAATATAAGAAATATTCAACATAATATTTCTAAAGAAGAACTTGGTAATTATAGTAAAGGATATGAAGTATTATCTTTAAATAGCAGATATGATACAAACACTGAATTGATTAACAGTGGAGCCATGAACTATTCTTCTACTGCAAGTTCTAATAGTATATTTAGAGAAAAACAATTAAGAGAAAGAAAAGCAAATTCAACAGTTATAGTTAATAGATTCTCAACCCCTGGTGCAGAAACAAATGCAAGAGGAGCATTAGACGAAGATAGTGAAGAGTATAGTGTATATAACTCAATAAATAATAGAAACCAAAAAGTAAGAAAATATTTAAATGCTTGGCATTCAAATACTTCTAGTATTGATTCAAATTTTCCTTCTTTACACAAGGTAAATAAAAATGCTCTTTATCAAGCAGTTTTATCAGGTACTTCAACAACCATAACCACTCAAGGAGTAGAATACGATAATCAATTTGTCCAGCACCAAATTCCTAGATCTGATAGAAATTATAGCTGGATTACAGCTTCTGTAACTGGTAATTTAGGGATTGGTGGTTATATAAACAGCCAAGCATCATCTAGTTTAGCCAACTATATAACTTTCTTAACAGGTGTCAATGAAACAATAGAGTCTATTTATGTAAAAAATAGAGATTCAATAGTTCAATATGGCCTAGAGATATATTTTAAACCAGATGGAAAAAGACTTTATGCTACTGCTGGCGGTGTGGCTGCAAATTCTACATTATGGCAATATGATCTTCAATATGCTTGGGATATAACAAGTATTATATCTACTGGGTCTATTAACATTGGAACTCTTTTAGGTGGAAGTGCTGCTGGTATATATCCTCAAGGAATTTGGATTAATCCCAATGGAAGAGAAATTTTTATACTAGATGAATACAACTCAAGAATAACAAAATCTTCTACTTTAGCAGCTGCAGATGCTTGGAACTTTTTAAAATTATCTACAGTTGCAGCACAAACGCTAGTTACTGGTTCTAACATGGGTAAGGGATTAGAGTTTAAACCAGATGGTACAAAGATGTACATAGCTAACAATGTAGATAAAAAAATATATCAATTTTCTTTAGCTACTCCGTTTACAATTAATGCTGGTGTTACTCGCGATAGCGCAGAAATTCATACATCTAGTAGTTTTGCAACAAGTCTTACTGGATGTGCTGTTTTAATGGGAAATCCTGACTCAATTAGATTTTCTTCTGATGGAACAAAATTATATGTCAGTTCTGACGTTCAAGACGACGATCCATTGTTGTTACCAGACGGATTATATGAATTTACTCTTTCAACTGCTTGGGATATATCATCCGCAAGACTTACAAATAGAATAATTCAATATTCCAGCTTCACTAATTATGATATGACAGCAGCTGGTTTATATGTTAGAGATACAAGCGGTACATTAGAAAATATCAGTTTCTATGTATATGATTTCCTTAATTCTCCGCCGAACATTTATAATGTAATCAAAAAAGTAGAACCAGTATCAGTAAGCAATATCTTTATGGGAAATACTAAAACATATGATAGATCATCTAATCTTGTATATTTAAATAATGAAGCATTAACTGATTTAAGCGGACCTAATAGAAATCCATATAGAGAATTTTTGTTAAATAATAACTCAGTTTATAGATATCCTTCTTGGAAACAGATAAGAAATAACGATAACAATTTAGTTAGATTAAACAAAAAAGAAAATATTATAACAGTTCAAGATAATGAAATATCTACACAGGATAGACAATCAAGTGGGTTTTTGAATACATTTAGCTCGTACAAAGAACCGCCTGTGCAGTATAACTATCCTATTAAGCAAGTGATCCTAGATAAAACAAAAAACTCTATTTTAACAAATCAATATAAATTAGAAGAAAATAAAATATTTTATGAGCCATACATGCTAAATGAATATGATAATATTTCTTCTTCATTCGCAAATGAAGGTCTTCAATTAAAACTAGACATTAAAGATGTGGAAATAAATAAACTAGACTATTCTAAATATAGATTTTTATATGAGAACAATTCTTCGTTTGAGCTAAAAAGAGCGGAACATAAGAAAAAAATATTCCCTTCTAAATTATATTCAACTCTTAGTAGAATAAGAAGTAAACCAAACTATGAATCAGATGGAACTACGGGATCAAATGGAAGAAATGGAAATATTGCTAATGTGAGAACTTTTTGGAAAGATAATATATTAAATAGAATAAGATCAACACATATTTCAACCAGTTCTTTTGGTGCTCTTGAATCAAGTTCTTATTCATCTTATTTTTCAGGATCTAACACTCTAAGAGGAAAAACTGTAAGATCAGATATAATTACAGCTTGTCATTATAATGATAATTGGTTAGCACATCCTAACCATTTATACTTAGTACACCCTCTAACTTCTTCTTTTGATACTTTCCACACTTCTAGTATTTTTGAATTAGATAAATCATTTAGTCCATTAATTACAAGAAGTGTTACGATAGGATCAAGATTAAGTCATATTATGACTGGAAGTAATTATATATATGGAGAGTTGGTTCCATATACGGAATATGAGACATTATTTTCTGTATTATCAATGTCAAATAGTGAATTTATCCCAAGACCACAATTGTTCTTTATGAATCCAGGCCCAAAGTTTGTTACTGGAGGGGTTGAGTTTGTTTCATTTAATACAGGAACAACATATACAATGACTTCTAGTGGTAAAAAACCATTTTTTGATTCTTATCAAGATTTTTATGAAGATATTAAATATTCAGCATATGAATATTCTTACGTACCAGAATATAAATTTCATGATGTTTCTGACTTTTATATAAAAGATAACAATGGTGATTTTAATGCTATATATACTTCTTCTTATTTATCTTTAGATGGAGCAGACGAAGAATTTATAAATGTTACAGGCAATCTAAATTTAACCAACAACTTCCATTCTGATATTTTTGAAGAAATAGGTAATAAGAAATTAGAAATAACTATTGATGGTATCAAAAAGCTGTTGCCATATAAAGGATTTTATCCTTCAGAGAGATCTGTACAATTATTTTACCATTTTTGTAATTCATGGGTTGGGGATTCAACAGAAAGGGGAAGACATACTGTATCATATGGAGCAACTGATTATCTCGGTCCAACATATAATCAACAGATGCTTTCCTTAACTCAACCTTTATTTTCACCTGGTATATTATTTAATAGTATTAAAGCTGGTATAGCCTGTGATTGGCCTGCTTATATAAATACTGGATCTTTTGGGGATAGTGAGATAAATAATAATTATAGAAGATTACCTCATTTTTATACAACCGGTGCCTTAGTTAGAGGCTGGGAACGAACTGGTGGACCGTTTGGGTCGCCATATCTTACAGTTATTACTGGCGCTGTAGAAAGAGAATTTCAACTTAGAAGTAGAGCTAACTATAGAATGCCATTTGAATCTTTATTAGAGTTTGATACAATTATACCAGCTAACATAGCTCAAAGCGCATCTCTCTACTACATAAATCCAGCATATTATAGTTATAGTATGATATCAGCATCAACTCCAGAATCGGAAGATAGGTCTAACTATATTGTTCCTTTTTATAACTTAAGCACTAATCTCACTGGCGTTGCAAACAATACATTTAATTTTAAAGATAATAGATATAAAATGGCTATGCACAATTTCTTATCCGAGATTCCTAACTTTTTTTTAAAAAATAAAGGACTTACATCATTTGTATCTTCACCTCAGAAAGATTTTAAAGTTGCTGTATCTGGAGTTGCCTATACTTTAGACATAGTGCTATCTAAAGAAGAAAACCTTAATAAAGATTATTCAGCGAGTGGAAGTAGAAATCACTATGGACCTGGATTTTGCAGTTATGCATCAACCTTACCAGGTAATACTGTTTATATAGAAGGAATGATAGACTCAGCTGTAAATTCGTGGACACATGGAGCTTATAGTCCACCATATCACTATGGAGAAAGTTATATGACTTTAGCATTTACTCCTACTGATACAAGAAAATATTCTTTAGATGAAATTTTAAGTAATTTAGTTGTTTATTCCGCTGGAACTCCTTCTGCCACTTATTCGTATGTAAGTGCAAGCAATATTGTGAATAATATTTTGCAAAAAAGAAGTAACTTCTGGAAAGAAAATTATACAATATCAACTATGGTTAATTACTATGGTTTAGGACTACCTGCTAACACAGAAATAATGTCCCTAACATCCAGTTTAAATTATTTACAAAAATCTAGTGAAAGGATAGTTCAATTTGATCAGGCAGGAAATCCATTAAATATTTCAGATAATCCCGATAATAGTCTTGATAGATGGGTAATTCAAACAAAGTTTGAGTGTCCTGTTGTTTCAACTACTGACACTAATGATTATTGGATGGCTTATGGAAACATTCCAAGTGAAAAAGAAAAATTACGTTTAGAGATAAAAGAGAGATCAGGCATTAAAACTGATATTTATTCAGACTCTTTAATAGATTTATGTGGTTTTAATCAGGAAGTAAAAAACATAGGAACTATTGCGGAAGAAAAAAATATATCAGAAGCTATAGTTATGATCCCATATACATTAGAAAAAAATCATGTAGGAGATAAATCTACAGCGAGAACAATACTTCCTTTAAGCGGAGAGTTTGGATTTTATGGTAGCGATAGAAAATCAGCAGATACACAAAATAAACCAAGTTATTTTTATGTAGATACCAATAAAATTAATTCTATTATCGGTTTAGACATAAAATCTTCTAAATTAACATTAGAACAATTAAATAATAGATTAAATGATATTACCGTAGAGCAAAATAACTCTATAGTTAAAACAATGAAAAATATGTTTAATTATAATCTACCTCCAAATTTGGATTGGATATCAAATAAAAATATAGATCCATTTGTTATGTATATTATTGAATTTAATCATATATTAGATAAAGAAGATTTATTAGATATGTGGCAAGGTCTGATGCCAAAAATTTCTAGAATTGCAGAAAAAGACTCTGTTACTTTATCTCATGATTTAACAGAAAATGAATTTTTTCATGGAAAAACTTTACCAAAAGATATAAGATGGAAAGTATTTAAAGTAAAGAAAAGAGCTAATACGAATTATTATAAATTAACAGCAGATTCTAAGGATGATCAAAGATTTAAATTCTCATTTATTTCTGGGGATAGGAGACCTGAATATTCATATAATTGGCCTTATGATTATTTCTCATTAGTCGAAATGATTAATATTGATGCATCATTAAAAATTTCTGATGAAACTCCTGAACCTACTAGATTAATTCCACAAGATAAATGGTGGAAAGTCGATGAACGTGAGGCGCAAAAAACTGCTTATTATGAAGAACTAGAAAGACGAAGAATAGAAGAAGAGAATAGAAAAAGAATAGAAGAAGAAGAGCGTAAAAGAAGAGAAGAAGATCAGAGAAGATTAACTGACTTAAGAAATAAAGAAAAAGTTGAAGTAACTACTGTAGTAGATACATCAAAACCTGGATATGGAACTAATGTTGTTAGTGGAGTTAGTGGTAATGCATTAACGGGGGTTGGAAGTGGTACTACGTTATCTGATAGAATGAATAGAACTGGTAATGTAGGAGATGTAGCATCTACTGTTCTAAGAAAGAAAACTAGAAAAAAATAAATATTGATTATATTTATGTAAAAGGAAAATAAAATGTCTTTTTTCAACAGTAAAGAGGAGGTAATGTCTGTTGAGTTAACTCCATATGGTAGACAGAAATATTTTAATGGACTATTTAACCCTTATTATTATGCATTTTATGACGATGATATAATCTATGATTCGGAAAAAATAGGATTCACAGAAACACAAAATAATACACAAACAAGAATATTGACAGAAACACCGTATTTAAAGCCAATTCCAAGATTTACAAGTGCATCTACAAATATGCTTCAAGAGCAATTAGATTATTCTAGATATTTAGGAGTGCCATTAGTCAGTTCAGAGGATGTTGGTCAAGAAGTAGCTTCTTTTAATATATCATTTAAAAATGTTCAACTAGAATCGGTAGTTTTAACAAGTAGTTATGAATATGATAAATTTTCTTCTGATAAAATAACTCAAATAAATTTAAAAGAATCATATGTAGACATTACAATAGATAGCGAATTTTCTAATAAAGAAATTTTACAAAATGAAATATTAATATTTGAACCAAATTTAGACAATACTTATATAAAAATGAAAGCTGACAGTATCTTTATCAACATATTTGAAGAAAATACTGATTTTTTCAATAAAAATTTTGATATAGAAATCTATAAAATAGAAAATGATAAGGGAGAGTTGTTGTCTTTTGAAGATACAAATAATCCAAGATTATTAAAAGTTGTAGATGATATGCTAGGTGGTGCAGGTTCTACATATGATATAGATATTTCCGATCCAGACGCAGAAGCTGAGGATTGGTCTGAAGAAAAAATAAAATTAGTTAGTTCTTATTTTGATGTACAATTTGATATTGAACAAGAAAGTTTGGAAGAACCTGATAGAATTTATATCTATGGATCTTCTAAAATTGTACCTTCTGGAGATGATTGCTAGTGTCAAATATAAATATACAATCAATATTGGATAGTGGATTTCCTAATGTTTTTTTTGAAAGTTTCAGTGTTTCAAAAATAAATGATGAATTGATTATTAACACAAAATTATGTACCAGAGATTTTATAAAATCTTCTGGTGAGGATGGCTGGTTTTATAACAATAATTTGAATAAGTATTGTAGTATAAAATTAGCAGTAGTTTATGACGAAAATTTATTCAATTCTGTTAATAAAAATAACTATATTAGTTTAATAGAAGCTGGTCAAGTTGAAAAAAAAACAATCCCAATACTAAATATCTCTTCTGATAGTAAAGAACTTGAAAAGCAATTTATAGAATATTCAGATGATGAATCTACGATATATAAATTAATGTATGATTGTAGATATGAAATCCAACTAGAACAAAAAAAATTCATAGGCATGATTGCATATGTTTATTTTGATTATCAGCAATATTCTAAAGATTATTCGATACAAATAAAACAATCCTCTTCAAATCTAAAATTTATTTTAGATAAGCATATTATATTTAAAGATGGATTAATAAATAAAAATATTTCTAGATGGTTTATAAATAATGATAGCGTAAAAGAGTTATGGTGTTCTGAGTATTCACTAAAAAATGGCGATGCCTATGCTTTTGTAAATCAAAAAGAGATAAAATTAGAAAATTTATCACAAGAAATTTTTGTTAGATATAGAAATATTTTAAGACCAGAGAACAGATTACGACAAATTAATATTAAGCAGCCTCTTAAACAAAATAAAGATTTAGGAAGTGCTTTTACAAATTTTTATACTTCTCGTAACGACAGTGGTAGTTTAATTGTGCATTTTGCAATTGACATATTAAACTTCTTAAGGAATAGATCTTCTATTTTTCCATTTTTAAAAACAAAATTTATAGAAAATAATATAGAAACCATTAAAAGGTTCTCCAATGTAATAAACACAGAAATACGTGGAGAAGATAATAATTCCTATATGCATTCTACAAATGAATTTAATTTTTTGTCTAATTCTAACTCTAATTCTCTTATAAAAGGATATGAAGTTCGTCCATCATTTATTGTAAATAAAAAATTTAACTATGATTTATCTATATTGATCTCAGACGGTTATAAAGTTGTTTTAAGCAATTTAATAACAAGTTGTAACTCTGATTTTGCTTATTTAAAACAATATTATAGTTTATGTCAAAGCATGAGTAGTAAAAAAGATAGTCTTGGAAGAAATATCTATTATGATTTCTCTTCTGATTATTTTACAGATGAATTTATTTTATTGCAGAATTCTAAAAGATCCGCTTGGGATCTCTCTAAAAAATCTGCAAATACATACGTAGAACTATATAACGCTATTTCTGAATATGATTTACTGATGAAAGAAACAGAAATTTTAAATTTGATATCACCAGAAAATGGTAATTTAGAATCCATTGGTGCTTTCTTAGATTTTTATAAAGATTTATTGTTTAAAGCTTCTAAAATATTAGAACTTCAAAAAAATGATCACTTACAAGATAAATATAGACTCTTAAATGATACACAGCAAACTATAGATAATGATTTTAGTTTTAGTTACTTTAATGATGAAGGATATCTTTTTGATAGACTCAATGAGAACCAAGGTAAAAGTTTTTCATCTCCCAAATTTTTAATTTCTAAAATTAATAGTGCAATATATAAGGAGAGTTTTCCAGCTTTAAACAATATTTTTTCGCAAAACAATCAAAATTTTAAAAGTTCTATTTTTAAAAATGCCGTAAAAAAAGGGATCAACGAAAACTGTTTTGATGAAACACAATATTTATATAAAATGCTAGCAGAAAATTATCCAGAAATGTCTTTTATTGACACTGGGGATTTTAAATTTTCTACTCTTAATGATTACAGAACATTTTTACTCAGTATTGATATGCAACAGATTAAATCTATACTAAGTCAGGTATTTAAAGTTTCAGTAGACGAAACTTTAGAAAATACAAATCAAACAAAAGAGGAATATGTAGATACAATTATGGCATTAATGTCAAAAAATAAATTGTTTATCTATGAAATCGCTGCAAGTACAGATGCAAGAAAAAATAATATTGTAAAAGACTTAGATAGTTTTTTACTTTATTCAATTTTATCTCAAAGAATTGTAAGGATAGAATATTTAAAAAATGCAGAAGATGAAGTATTAGATGGTTCTAGTGTTAAAAAAATGAAAAAACTTACATGGGAAATATTTGATATAAGTAATCAAGAAATTAAAAACTCCCTTAAGGTTGGAAAAAAAATATTAATTAGATGTATACCAATTTCATCAGATATTTTAGGTGCTAATTTAAAAGAATTTACGAATCTTCCTATCAGTAATCAATATAAAGTAATAAGTTATCAAAATATTGTTGTGAGGTAAAAAGGTGTCAAATACAATTAAAAAACAAATGTTCGTTTCTAGAGAAATGTCAAAAAACGAATCAGATAAACAAACTAAAAATATTTTTATGGGTATCGTTAGAGACTACATAGATAACGATTTTTTAGACGCCAATAATCTTGATAATGAATCTACTCCAATAGAGATTAGTTTATCTGATGGAATAAAAAAAATTATAGATAATAAAGAAAAAAAGATCATTTTTAGATTTGATGTAAAAAAACAAAAAAATAATATTTCTAGAATAAATTCGGTTTATAGAGAAAAATTTAGTATTGACTATCACAAGTTCTCTTATAATTCCCCTCAGAATTCAATAAATTCAAATTACTCATATGATTGTATCATGCACTATAATGAGTCAACGCAAGAAAGTTATGATAGCAAAAGAGGAGCTTTTTATAAAAAGGGTTCTTTTAGAGAGTTTTCTAATAAGGTTGAAGCAGAAAAGATAACAGATTTTAAAAAAATAAAAAACTACTATCTGTTGGATAAAAAGAAAAAATCTGATGTTACTCAAACAAATTATGTCAGCAAAACTCCAGAAGTGGAAGAATACTATAATGGAATCTTATCTCCTACCACCGCAGAAACATGGGATAACTATAGAACTTATTTATTTGCTCACCAACAGATAACCGATATAGATAAGTCTAATAATCACATTAGTTATCTACCACAATACGTTAATTTAAGAATGCCTTCTATTCAAGGAGTATCAAAAGACACTGAGGATTATTCTAGCACTGTTAATTACTTATTTTTTTCGGAAACAAAAATAGGAATTATTCCTAACCATGATCTTTATATAATTTCTTTTATAAATTATCTTTATAATTCAAATAAACTAGTAAATGATTTTGAACACTATTATAATAACAAAAGACAGGTTGTTAAGTTTTATCCACTACCACTACTTTTAGATCATACAATTTCTTATTTTGACTACACATCAGTTAAAGAAGAAGAAACAAATTATATAAATACAGAAAATTATTCAAATAATTTTTTTCCAACCAAAGAAATGTTTCTTGATTTATTTAATATGAGTACTGAAAAGAAATTTGATATTTTGAAAAAAAAGAAAGATACTGATTTTATACCTTTATATTATAAAGTTCAAAAATACTATAATAACTTTACTTCTCCTTCACAAATATTTTTTATTCCATATAAAGCTGGGTCTGGTATGAACTTTATTGATAACCAGGTCTTACCAAGTGAAAAATTTGAATATTCAGTATCTCTAGTGGGCGTTAGCTTAGGCATAAATTGTGTGTTTTCTATGCAATCTACTCAACCAACAGTATTTCAAGATTTTGTTTTAGATCCTGAAAAGTGTTTTTCACAGCCAATTGTTATAGAAATTCCATTTATAGAAAAAACCATAGCGTCTGAAAGAAGAACCTTCCCAGCAATACCAGAAATCAATATATACTCTAATGAAAAAGAACCAAATCTTTTAAAAGTATTTTTAAGCAATAGAAGATCTTCAGAAAGACCAATATTTTTATCTGGTCAGGAAGAAAGAAGAGTATTAAATTCAGAGGATAATCTTGAAAACGGAAATGCAAATTTTTTAAGCGAAGACTTTAAACAATATTTTATTTACAGAATTGAAAAAGAAGCACCAGTCACATTTACAAATTTTGTAGATGAAAATGCTAAAATAAACTCTTTGGATTTGCCTAGTAGAGAATTTTATGATATAATTGAATATAATAAAAAATACTATTATATGGTTAGATCATTTAATGGAAGTTTCTTTTCTAACCCTAGTAATATAATGGAGGTTGAGATTAAAAACGAAGAAGGGGTTATTACGCCAATAATAAAGACTTTTAGCTTTCCAGATAGAATAAAAGAAGAGAATAAGTTTTTGATGAGTTCAAAGAGTTTTAAACAGACAATATCACTTAGTCCAGCTTGGAAACAATTAGTTTTTAAGGCTATATCAGATGACTTAGAAGATACATATAAAAATGCAAGTATAGAAATTGATTCTGAAAGATATCCTGGTCTACAAAGTATATATCAGTTAAACCCTAAGTTTAAAATTAGATTAATCTCAAAACAATCAGGAAAAATGATAGATATCAACGTTAAGTATAGATTAAGAATTAATAATCTTTTAAAGCAAAAGTAAATTTTAAAAATAAGATATAATTAGTCTATGAAACTAATTACATTTCAGGGAGACACAAATGGGCTTTTTAAACAATTCAGGTGATATTATTTTAGATGCTGTTCTTACCGACACAGGTAGAATGAAGTTAGCTAGAGGAGATGGATCTTTTAAGATCTCAAAATTTGCTTTAGCAGACGATGAAATAGATTATGGATTATATGTTTCTAATACAGGTAGTGCTTACACTGATTTACAAATTTTACAAACACCTGTTTTAGAAGCATTTACAAATAATGCATCTTCTATGAAAAGCAAATTAGTTTCTATTAACTTAAAAAATCTTTTATATCTTCCAACTGTAAAAGTAAATAATAAAAATAATAGAGATTATACAAATAAAATGATTGTAAATGGTTATTTAGTGGCTGTCGATTCAGCTACTGAAACTTATCTTACCGCAACTACTACAACATTTGCAAGTGCTAGATTAACTGGCGTCCTTAGAGGATTTACCACAGCTGGGAGTCCAATTATTAGAGTAGATCAAGGATTAGATACTAACGCTGTAAATGTTTTGCCTCCTGAACTTAAGGAAACTCAATATATTATTGAAATTGATAATAGATTTGGAACTATAACTGATTCAAACAATAAAGCAATTTCTCCTTCTTATATAGATGATGATGATATTGCTAGTTATTTTGTTTCTCTTGGAACTGATCCTTCAATGGTTTCTGATAATCCAAACAGCTTTTTAAATACATCAAATTCTTCTACTGGTGAAGTTATAAACGGACCTAGAGGGACTATGCTTCATTTTGGAATCGAAGCAAGCACATCAACAAAAGCTAGCACATATTTTTTTGATTCGCTAGGAAGATTATATACAGGAACAAGATCACCTTCTACTGGTACTTTACGTTATATTCCTTCACAAGTTACAATCACTGGTGCTACAACCGGATATTCTGTTGTAATTCCTATTGCTTTTGTTAAATATACAACCTAATTTAAAGGACTAAAAAATGGCGACAACTTTTAAAACTCTAACACCGGAAGATATAGCAAATAGTAGAACCTTACTATATGAACAAATTCCTTTAACCGGAACAATATTATCCGGCACTTATTCTTCTAGTGCTGGCGAAGGAAACGTGCAATATTATTCCCACGGAATGTTTTCCACTGTCTATGATTATCCTTATTTAAGCTCCTCTGCAAATCAATTATTTGATATAACATTCGGAATTTCTAGTGGATCTTTTTTAAACCGCTATTCTACAACGAATCAAAGATCTAAAAAATTAAGTATATATAATCAGATGGCTAAAGTACTTGTAGGATACGATATAACTGGTTCTATCAATTATTTTGATGAAGAAGGCATTTCTGAATCTGGGGCTGCTAGAACACACAATGGTTACTTTTTAACCTTTTCTAGACTCTTAGTTAAAGATGAGATTAAAAAAGGTAGCTTTAGAATGACGCTTATGTTAAGTTCATCTGATGCCTCTAGACAAAGCTTAACTGGTACTATTACTGATATCAGCGGTGCATTTAATCCGCCTGGATATCTAACGAACTCACCAGCCGGTGATTATGGAATACTTTTCCTATCTGAATCCGCTGCTGGTGGAAGAGTCGCCTATAATAATAGCCAGCTGGATCCTAAAGTTGGTTTGATATTTTATCAAGCAGGCGTTGTTTACTTGAATAGTGATATTTTTGCAGCTTATTTAACTTCTAATACTTCAAACATGAATATGTCAGGCAACACAAATGGACAATTAACTACTGCAACTACTATGGTTGCAAATGGAACAAGTTATACAAACATTCAAACATTAGCTGGTACAGGATCTTTAGATGAAATGTCGCAAGCACTCAGAAGAAGAATTCATAATATTCAGTTTCAAAATACAACTGAGTTAAACTCAACGATATATTTTGCAAGAATAAATAATAATGAATTTAATTACAGCACAAATCCAACTTATACCTCGGGAAGCAGTATTTTGGTGAAGGGAGGAGTGGCAAGTAACCCTCCAGTAAGTTATATAACTTCTGTTGGATTATATTCTCCTGAAAATGAACTTATGGCAGTAGCAAAATTATCTCAACCTTTGAAGAAGACTGAAGAACAATCTATGATATTGAGAGTTAGATTGGATTATTAATATGAATTATAAAAAATTTGGACCAGGTGAAATATTAAGGAATACAATAAAAGCATATCCAGAGAATTTATTATTTATTAATTCTTCTGGTACTGTTTATATTCAAAATATAGCACAAATAGATCCAAATAATTCTAATAATTCTAACTTAGTTGCTTCTACAAATTTTAATTTAAGTGGGGCTAGTTCATATAGAAGAATATATGAATTTAGCCCCGTTAATGATTCTGTTTCTCCTCTTGTTCCTAAGAATTTATCAAGTTTAGAGAGATACGGAGTAAATACGGTTACAACAAAAAATTCTTCTGGTCTTCTTACCTCTTCAATAAATGTAATTTGTATTACATCTAGCAATGATTTATATTACAATGATCTAACATCTAAAACCGGTAAAGCTTCTAGTTTTTATTTAAATTCCTTAAGAAATTCATTAAATTGGTATGAATCAGTTTCTCCATTTTATGATTACTCAAATTATGAAAACAAGGATGTTACAATTATAAATATCCCATCTGTTTTTTATTCTTCGACAATAAAAAGAGGAAGTGTTAGTTTAGATTTTTATATAACTGGTAATTTAGTAGGAAGATTAGAGGATTTAAGATACAACGGGGAATTGATACAAACATTTCCTTCTGGAACGGATGAAACTGTTAGTGGTTCTTCTGCTGGTGTTGTTCTTTATGACGAGGGTCTTATATTGTTAAGTGGAAGTTGGAATATTTCTTCTTCTTGTGTTGATAGATATTCCTATATTTCCAGAAGTGCTGGTGAAATAATATCTCTTGATTCTCCTAGATGGGTACACTGGGGTAAATCGCTTTTAACTGGTTCTTTAATACAAAGCTCTAGTTATAGACTAAATTTTAAGGGAACTAACTATATTTCAAATATAACAATGTTTGCAACGGCCAAAAAAAATGAATTTAATACAAGTATAAATAAGACTGCAGTTCAAAGAATAGAGAGTTTAGATAAATATATAACTACAAGTTCTGATAGTTATATTGAAGATAAATCTATATTATACAAAAATACAGTTAAAACACCTTTTTCTTCTGTTAGTGGATCTTACACTAGACAATCTTTTATATCAAAAATGGCTATATTTGATGAGAATAAAAAATTATTAGGCGTTGTAAAATTTGCTACACCAATAAAGAAAAATTCTGATAGAGAATATACGTTTAAAGTTAAACTTGATATCTAATTAATATGCTATGGAAAATAATAACGAATCCAAACAAGAGATTAAAGCACTACCTCGTTCTAGTATAGAAACGATAGACGAAGCTTTTTTTAGATATATTGATGAAAAATTAAATATATCTTGCACCACATCCGATGGATTTAAAAAAGTACCAGTAATTTGGGCAAATTCCGAAAGAGCATTCCAGATAAAAAATAATGTTAAAATTAGAGATTCTTATGGATCTTTGATACCACCCATTATTTCAATTGATAGAAAGAATATATCAAAAGATCCAAGCAAAAAAGGAACTTATCAGGCAAATTTAGCACCTAAAGATAATAGAATTGTTTACACACAGGAAATAAATCAAGAAAAAACATCTAACTTTGCAAATTCTGATACTCAAAAAAAAGTAGGACAGCTTAGTTTTATAACTTCTAAAAAAAATAAAAAAAAGGTTTTTACATACAAATCAGTTCTTTTACCTGTGTATGTGATGATAGATTATGAGATAAATGTTTTAACAAATTACCTACAGCAGATGAATGAAATAATACAGCCATTCATAACAAATACAGCTGGCACTAACTACTTCGTTATTACACATGAATCTTTTAGATATGAATGTTTTATACAGCAAGATTTTAACCAAGAATCTGAGATAAGTGCCGAGGAAGAGAGAAAATATAAAACAACCATTTTAGTTAAAGTCTTAGGTCAATTAATTGGCGATGATGTAAACCAAGATATTCCAACGTCAACTTCAGCAGAAAATATAGTAGAATTTAAATTTCCAAAAGAATCAAATCTTATAATAGAGGATGAATCAAAAAAGAAGAGAAAAACGGTATCTAACCCAGGAAGTCTAGGTCCAGAATTGGTTTCGGTTGGAAATGTAATTAAAAAGACATTTTTAATAGGGGATGGAATAAATTCTACGTATACAGTAACACACGATTTAAACAGTCGAGACATGTATGTAAATGTTAGAGAAACTGCTGGTGATTATAATATGGTTTTTGCTGGTGTTAGTTTTGTTAGTTTAAACAGTATAAGTATTAACTTCGGTTCTTCTATAGGTGTAAATTCTCATTTGGTAACAATAATTTCTTAATATGACTAAAAAAGAAGAAATATTAAAATTGTACAACGATTTGTTAAATGAATTAATGTCTGCTGATAAGGAAAAAATTAGATTTTTATGGAAAAATAAGAATATATTAATAGATAAAATTATTCATATTAGTAAAAAATACGAAGAGTATATAAATGAAATACAACATTAACTTTATTCAAATTTCTAATTGGATCTATCTATTAAAAGAGAAATTAGAAAATATTAAAGATGATGATAACACAGTCAAAGAGCTTCTTAAACAAAAAGAAATACTTCTAAAAACAATAGATATTATAAATAAAAAAACAAGACTTATCGGAATTCAGAAAAAATTTTTAGAAAATTATAAAGATCTAAAGAGGAAATTAGATGCCAACAGCACCGTTTAAAATATTACCTAATCTTATAGTAAACGGTAGTGTATTAAAATACGACGATACAAATAATTTAATATTCGAAGTAACAAGCGGTGTTAATGGTCATGTAAGTTCTTCTGTTCCTTATAAGGGCGTCTTTTTAGGTACAGCTTCTTATGCAAATTTTGCTCTTACAGCTTCATATTTACAAGGCTCAGTAGAAACTGCCTTAACAGCAACTTTTGCTTATACAGCTTCAAGCCTAGAGCAATCATTAAATACAAAATTAATTAATGCTTATAAGCGATTAAGATATAAGACTACTGGTAATTTTGATAATAATGGAAATGCAATAATTACTTTACCAACTTCTTCTCTAGGATCTAGTGCTTTTACAATTCCATACTTTAACGATATATCAGTAGATGTATTAGTACTCTCTGGGAGTTCTTGGGTTAACGAAATTATAGCATATGAATTAAAAATTACTGGTTCTGGAAATGATGAGCTTTGTGTGATTTTAGAGGCACCAGAACTTAATTCCTCTTATAAGTATAAATTAGTAGCAGTAAATGAAAATGGAGAACTATTTAATATAGTATAAAATTGGAGAAAAATAAATGGCCCGTCAAATAAAATCGCTAACAGACTTATCAGCGCAAAAGTTACTACAAAAAAAAGTAGGATCAAATATTGTATTTGAAGTTAGTGATTCAAACATTAGCTCATCTTTACCATTAACAGCATCTGCGCTTGTTTCTAATAGCACAATTTCAGGAAGCGGCCATCTGTCAGCAGGTTCCGGCTATATCAATGGTAGTCTAGAAGTAAAGGGTAATTTACTAGTCAGTGGTGCTTTAGCAATTATAAATACAGATGTTATTGAAGTAAAAGATAATATTGTAGTTATAAACAAATTAAGTGGATCTGAATTACCTTATAGTTCAGTAGAAGCCGGTCTCTATATTAACCGTGGAAATTTTGAAACAGCTTCCTTTTTATGGAATAGTGCAAGCAACGATTATCAGTTTAAATACACAACTGCAAATGGTGCTTCAAGCACTTTCGCAGACCTACAATTTAATAAAGCAAAAATTAATAATATCTCTGGGTCTGGTGGAGTTACTGTTTCTTCTGATATTATTTTAGATAAAACAGCATCACTACATACTTCAGCAAGTTTTACTAATTTAACTAGTTTACAGATAGTAGGAGAAAGATTTAACTTAGATGAAGCATTTCATGCAATTGATCACGCGTTAGGTGCTGGTATTAATAATCAAGTAATTATTAATGGATATAGTAGATTACGTCATCAAATAACTGGTTCTTTTGACGCGAATGGAAGCGCAATTGTTGTATTACCTAAGACAAAACTTTCTCAAAATGCATTCCCGGCTACAGACATAGATTACGTTATGGTTGATGTATCAGTATTAGAGTCAGGGGTGTGGGTTAACGATTTATTATCTGTTCAATTAAAAGTATCTGGGGCTGTAAATGATGAATTACACGTTGTACTAGACGCACCAGCAATGGGAACTTCTGATAAATATAAACTATTAGCAGAAAACTACAACACAGCTTCTTATCAATTAGTATAAGGAATTTTTTATGGCAGTTGAAGAATCAGAGTTTGCTAGGATAAGAAACAAAACTCTTACAACCGAAAAAAAAACTCAAAATATTAATTCTGGGTATGGCGATACGTATGTAAGTGGTAATTTACTTATTACCGGCAGTAATTCTAATTTAATTTTAACTAGCAGTACTGGAATAAAATTAAACGCATATGATGGTCCCCTTATAACTAGAAATTGGAATCCAATTGATTCAGGGGATAAACAAGGTGTTGGCACCTGGGGTCTGTTTATGGAGCCAGCTGCATTAAATACTGGAATTCCTTCCTTTGATTATGTTGGCGCTGGGGAGTATAATGTAGCATGTTATAATCAAGATGGTACAATTGAATCAACGCCTTTAAAAGTTACTAATCAGGGACTAGTTACAACTGAGTTTTTACAAGTTGCCTATACGGTTAGAAGTAGTTTATTACCAGATGGAGACCATACGCGTGATTTGGGAATGAATGATCCATTTGATTCTACTATAAGATGGAGAAATATATATGGAAAATATTTTGTAGTTTCTGACGGAGGAGGAATTGATTTTTCAAATTTCTCAAATGCTACCGGCAAGACATCAGAAGTTTTAGATGACTATGAAGAAGGAAAATGGACGCCTGGTTTTTGGGGTTCTACAGTTTCTGGTAGTGTAACCTATACTGATACAGGTTACGCATTAGGAAGTTACACTAAAATTGGTCGTACTGTTACTTGTCATGGTTCTATAAGAATTTGGAGTTGGGGTACTAAACCAACAGGAAATTTGCGAATAGGAGGATTTCCTTTTACGTCAAGAGCCGCTACTGAAGTAATATTTTATACCGGACTTGTTGGTTATTATGGTTTTATAGGACCAGCAGGACGTGGCCCTTATACTCTTTTGATGGCCGAGAACGCAACTTCTGTAGATATTTTATATGACTTTGGCTCTAACGTACCAGCTTCCGAGCTAAGTAGTACTCTCAATGATGAGTCAAGATTAGCTTTTACAATAACATATGAGGTTTAAATGAGTTTAACTGAAGAAAAAATAATAGATTTAATTGAAATTGTAAACTATAACAATATTCAGGTAAGAGAGAGTAATATTATTAAAAAAGATGGAAAAGAAATAGCTAGAACTTTATCTAGATATGTTTTGACTTCTGGTAGTAATTTTATCTCTCAAGATGAAAAGGTAAAAAATATAGCTAAAGCACTTTGGGGTTCTATATTAGAAGAAGAAGTTAATATGTTAGAGGCAATAAAACCACAACTCAGCTCCAGCTTAACAAACACAGAAACTTCAGGTAGTATTGTTTAATGATACTTGGATTAGATATAAGCACTTCAATAACCGGGCTTACCGTACTTACTGATGAAGGCATTGTTATATACAACGAAATGCTAGACCTTACTAGTAAAAAAAATGATACACTTTTTAAAAAAGCAGCGCAAGTAAAACAGAAATTAACAGAACTAAAACACTTATTTTACATAACAAATGTTTATATTGAGCAAAGTCTCAACGCCTTCCGACCAGGATTATCTAGCGCGCAAGTTATCTTGACACTCGGAAAATTTAATGGTATAGTGTCTTGGATTTGTTGCGAAGTTTTTGGATTTGAGCCAGAATATATCGGCGCTTCGACAGCAAGAAAAGCTTTAGGCATTAAAATTGAGAAGGGTGCCAACGCAAAAGAAATTGTTTTAGCGCATATTTTAGGGCTTGAGCCGACGTTTAAAGTCGAGTATACTGCTCACAACAACCCAAAAAAGGGAACATACGATAGAGCAGATTCGTATGTAATAGCGAAAGCAGGGTACTTGTTGTGTCAGAAGCAAAAAAAATCCAAATCCTAACAGATATTTTAGGAGATTATTATCATTCTGGTAATGAACTCCTTTTTAAATGTCCTTTTTGTAGTCATCACAAGAAAAAATTAAGTGTTAATATCGCAAAAGGAGCAGCTAAATGCTGGGTTTGTGATTGGTCTACGCCTAATTTATCTAGAATTGTAAAAAGGCTAGGAAATTATAGTCAAGTTCAGTTGTGGAATGAGCTTTGCGGTATAATAGAAATTTCTGATTATGAAAAAATATTTGCAGAACAAACAGAAGTTCAAGAAGAAACAGAAATAATTTTAGATCTACCACCAGAATTTCAATCTCTTTGCAATAAAGATCATAGTTTATCTTCTTTACCTGCTCGTAGGTATTTAAGAGAGCGTGGCCTGACAAAAGAAGATATTCTATATTGGAAAATAGGATATGCCGTGTCCGGTGAATATGCTGGTCGTGTAATTATTCCATCCTTTAATATGGATGGTAAAGTAAATTACTATATTGGAAGAACATACGAAGATAACTGGAAGAAATACATTAATCCAGATGTCAGAAAAGATCTTATTTTTAACGAACTATATGTAGATTGGAGTCAGGATGTTACAATCGTTGAAGGAGTTTTTGACGCAATCAAAGCTAAAAATGCTATCCCTATTCTTGGTAGCACCTTGCGCGAAGGTTCCCGTACTTTTCGTGAACTCATTAAAAACGATTCAGCAGTATTCATTGCCCTTGATCCCGATGCAGAGAAAAAAGCTGACAGATTAATCAAAGATCTTCTACATTATGATGCAGAGGTTTATAAAATTCCAATCCCAGAAAATATTGATGTTGGAGAGATGTCTCATGAACAATTTTTGGAGTGTAAAAAGAAAGCCAAACTAATTAAAAATACAGATTATTTTCTTATCAATAAAATAATGAGTATATAAAATGGTATTAGATAAATCATATATTAAAAAAATAATAAAAGAAGAGATAGCAAACGCTTTGAATATGACTAAAAAATTAAAAAAGAGTTCAAAATCTTCTAAATTAGAAGTCTTAAGAAAAGAATTAATTGATTTGTTTATAAATTACAGACACTCTGTTACTAGTATGTCTGTAACGTCTAAAGAGCAAGTAAGAGATAACTTAGAGAAAGATTTATCATCAATTAGAGAAAAGTTTGGATTAGATAATCTAAATTATCCTAAATTTTTTGTATTCTGTATACATATTTTAAATGGCAAAGCTGATCCGCAGCTAGTTACGTTTATTAGAACAATAGCTAGAGGAGATAGAAGGTTTAAAAATTATCTAGATAAACTAGATTCCTACGACCACTCTATAACCCCAGAAGAGGAAAAATACCAACCAGCTATAAAAAAAGATCCAGATCCGGGATTTATGAGAGTTCCAAAAACTGATAATGCTATAGACGACCAAGAAGATCTTCGTCGCGATAGAAAAACACTAACACAGTCATAGGAGAGACAGTATTATGAAAATAACAAAAAATTACTTAAGAAAAGTAATCAAAGAGCAATTAGATGATGAATCAAAAAACTCTGATGTTGAATTTTATTTAGTATATGATGATTCCGGAATGATGTTTCCACCAAAAATTCTTACTAGCAGAGAAGAAGTAAAAAGTTTTATGGAAAATTCTGATTATGATACTCATGATTTTGTTGTAGTACCGATGGACCGCGACTCTATTTTAAGTATTAAAAGAGCTAAATAAACACTAGACACAAAAAATTTAGTGTAGTATGATTAATCCTGCTGACAAAAATCGGCAGGATTAATTTATTGGAGAATAAATGAAATTTGCACACTTAGCAGACACACATATTAAAAATTTAAAATATCATGACGAATACAATGAAATTTTTGATAAAATCTATCAGGTTTTACAGCAGGAACAAGTAGATTGTATTGTACATTGTGGTGATATTGCACATACAAAAACTCAAATTAGTCCTGAATTTGTAGAAATGGCAAGTAACTTTTTTAGAAATCTTGCTTCAATTGCTCCAACTTTTGTTATTTTAGGAAATCATGATGGTAATCTACGAAACGGCAGTCGTCAAGATGCAATTACCCCTATCATCAATGCTCTAAATTTAGATAATCTTTTCTTATTGAAAGAATCCGGCGAAGTAAATGTCGGAGAAAATTTTTCTTTTAATGTTATGAGTATATTCGATGAAACTAATTGGAAAAAGCCTTCAAATCCTGACAAAATTAATATTGCACTGTTTCACGGTTCCGTTGCAGGTGTTGCTACTGATACTGGTTATATTATGGACCACGGCGACTATAGTGTTGATATCTTTAGTGGGCATGATTTTGCTTTTCTTGGCGATATTCACAAGACTAATCAATCACTAGACTCAAAAGGACGAGTAAGATACCCCGGTTCTACAGTTCAACAAAATTTTGGAGAAACTGATGATAAGGGATTTTTGATATGGAATATCCAAGACAAGGATAATTTTACTTGTCAACATATTTCTATTCCAAATCCTAATCCTTTTGTTACTATCTCTCTTGATTTTGACGGTAATCTACCAAAATTAGATCTGAAAAAAGGTTCAAGGGTCAGGATTGTAGCAGATAGTAATATCACACTAGATAAAATCAAGAAAGCTACTGAGTTTGTAAAAACAAAATATGAACCAGAATCAGTTACATTTTTAAATAAAGCAAATTTAAGAGGGTCTGATGAAGAAATTGTATCTGATATCGTATCAGAAGATCAAAATCTTCGTGATTTATCTGTACAAGAAAAACTTATTCGTGATTATTTAAAAGATTTTAAAGTTGAAGATGATGTTATGGATAAGGTTTTATCATTAAATAAACGTTATTCCTCTCAATTGGAAGAAGGAGAAGAGGTATACCGAGGTATTAATTGGAAATTAAAGAGTCTTGAGTGGGATAATCTATTTAACTATGGCGAAGGTAACAAAATTGACTTTGAAAAACTAGAAGGAATCATTGGAATCTTTGGTAAAAACTATAGTGGTAAAAGTTCTGTTGTGGATTCTATGTTATACACAGTATATAATACGACATCTAAGAACAATCGCAAAAACCTTAATGTAATTAACCAAAATAAGGCGGCTGGCACGGGGAGAATTTCTGTCGAAATCGACGGAGAGACATATGAGATAGCCAGAACTTCCGAGAAATATACTAAAAAATTAAAAGGAGTAACTTCCATAGAGGCTAAAACGGATGTAGAATTCAAATCTTCTGGTGATTCTCTTAATGGTTTAGCTAGAAATGATACGGATAAAAGTATCCGTAAATATTTTGGGACTGTAGACGATTTCTTTTTGACTTCTATGGCAAGTCAATTTGGTTATCTTTCATTTATTGGTGAAGGTTCTACTAATCGTAAATCTATTCTTGCAAAATTTCTAGATCTTGAAATGTTTGAGAAGAAATTTAAGATGGCGAAAGAAGAAAGCGCACAGTTAAAGGCACTTCTAAAGAAATTAGAAGGATCTGATTATGATAGAGAGATTGCGGTTGTTGAACTACAGGAAAAAAATAATTCTATTCAGATAGAGAATACAAAAAATGAACTAGAGTATTGCAAAAAATATGTTGAAGACTCCAAGGAAGAATTAGAAAAAGTCAAAGAGGCATTAAAAAACATGCCCGCAGAAATTATTGACTATGATAAAACCGTAAAGAATCTAAATATATTAATAGGTAATAAAGATGCTTTGCAGAAAAAAAACGTATCTCTTGAAGAAGATTGTAAGAAATTATCCGAACTTATTTCTAAAGTAGAAAAATTTCTATCTTTAATTGATAAAGATAAATTAAAGTTGGATGAAAAGGAATCAGAGCTGCTAAATGAGCAAATGATCTCTCTAGAAAAAGAGATAACTCATCTTCAAACAAATATTAGTGGATATAAAACAAAACTAAAACTCCTAGAGGATATTCCCTGTGGCAATCAATTCACCAGTTGCAAGTTCATTAAGGACGCCTTCCAAGCTAAAGAAAAAATGGCTACAGATGAAGGAATATTGTTGGATCGTAAGAGCTATTATAGCGGCATTGACGCTCGCTATAATGAGCTTGATGCTAAAACAGCTGATTTACACAATAAAATGTCTGAAGCAACTCGTAAAAAGAACGATGCTGTCTCTAAAAAGATGGGTTATGAGATTGAAATAGAGAAAAATAAGGTGCAAATTGAAAAAGCGATCAAAATTATCTCTGATTTAGAAAGAAGTATCTCAATTTATGATCAAAATCGTGAAGTAATTGAAAATTACACGCAAAAATTACTTAAAAAGGAGCAATTAGAGAGCACAATTAGTCTTACTTGTTCAAATATTGATAATCATAATAGAGAGTTAATCAACCTTTACAAGTATCAAGGATCATACTCAGAAAAAATTGAAAACTTGAAGAAATTAAAGGAAGATCTTTCTAATACCCAGAAAGAATATGCAGCATATGATCTATATCAAGTGTGTATGCATTCAAACGGTATCTCTTATGAGATTATTAAGAAAAAACTACCAATAATTAACCAAGAAATTGCAAAAATTCTTTCAAATGTTGTTGACTTCTCTATTTATTTAGTAAATGATGATGATAAATTAGATATCATGATTAAACATCCAAAATATGATGCAAGACCGCTTGAAATGGGAAGTGGTGCTGAAAAAACACTAGCCTCAACAGCAATTAGATTGGCACTTTTAAATGTTACAACACTACCAAGAGGCGATATTTTCATCATGGATGAACCAGGAACGGCACTTGATGAAGAAAATCTTGATGGTTTTGTGCGTATCTTGGAACTAATTAAGTCATACTTCAAGACTGTCTTACTTATCTCTCACTTAGACAGCCTAAAAGACTGTGTGGATATGCAAATCAGTATCGAAAGAAAGGACGATTATGCATATGTAAATCAGTAGGAGGAAAAATGGGTGGGAATAATTGAAGACGTAAAAAAAGAAGTAAAAGAAGAAATAAAAGAACGCAATAATGATAAAGGGGTGCTGGATATCATCACCGAGAAAGCGATTAGTCGCAAATTTCTCGTTTGGGTGGTTTCTAGCACCCTTTTGTTTTTGGGAAAAATTGGACCAGATGAATGGGTAGCAATAACTCTTGGATATGTTGGTATAGAAGGTTTTGCCGACATAGCTATTAAATGGAGAGGCGCAGGAAAATGATTACTATTAATTGGAAACTATTCTTAAAAGCTTCTGGGGTATTTTTACTATGTGTAATATTAATTACATCTGTTCAAAAGTATATAAATAATCAAACATCAAAAAAAATGCAAGAAGTTTACGAAAGAAATGCAAAAACTGTAGCAGAAATACAATTAAAGTGTGAAACAGAAAAATTAGATCAAGAAACGGAATTAAAAAAAAGAATAGTAGATTTAGAGATAGAATTAGAAAAAAGTAAGATATTGATAGATAAAATACAGAAACAAACTAAAGTAACAGAACAAATAAAAAAAGATGTTAGAGCATTTATTAAAGAATTTGATGCCTTAGTTGGCACTAAAGGAAAATCAAATGAAAAATAAAATATTATCAGTACTTATATTGTTGATTTTTACTTTTGTATCAACCAATAAAGCTTATGCAGAAGATAAACCATCTGATTACGAATACCTACCAGCAGGTGAGTGCGTAAAAACTGATGGTTTTTTCTTCTCTGAACCTGGTATGGCAAATTTATACCTTGCCATAGATGAAAAAATTAAATTAGCTATATTAGATAAACAAAGAGAACTTTCTATAATAAAATTAGATCTTCAAAAGTGTAACGAGTCAAAACAAATAGAATTAAAAATACAAAGAGAAATGTTTGAAGAACAGTTATTAGCTAAACAAAGAGTCATTGATTCTTATAAATCAGAGGCTTTTTGGAATAATATCAAAACAGTTGGATATGTAGCTGCTGGTGTTGGAGCCGGAATAATTTTTGGATTTATTATTGCTAATAAATAATATGCCATTGAATTAGCAAAAGACTATTTATAAAATAAATACCTAGGAGAAATTTTATGAGAGTTATAATCAGACGTAGAGTTTTACAGGAAAGAAAAAATTCCCCAATTAAGAAAAAACATTTAAAGCCACTTAGAGAATTTTTAGATCCTCTTTCTGTTGGTATTGGCGCTCTAATTATGGGTGTTCTGTTGAAATTATTCCCAAAATTAAGAGAATGGCTTGGAATGACTAGTGAAGTTTTTGAAAGAGCTGATGAAGGTCTACGCGCCGCTGCTGGCGTTACCGAAGCACCTGCCACCCCAGCAGCCGCAGCACCTGCCGGTGCTGATGGAGCCACCCCAGACGCCGGTTCTGAAGGAGAACCAGAAGTTGGAGATCCCGCAGCTGCTCTAGCTGGTAGAGAAGACGGCCCAGCGGCAGATGGTGAAGTTAGTGGAGAACTTGATGGTGATTTATCTGGTAGTGGCGACGAATCTGGTACACCAGCTGGAGAAGCGGAAGCTGTACCCGGTACTTCTTTAGTTCTTGAAGGCGATCCTCCTTTAGAAATCTCAGAAGATGATTTTGAAAAATATTTAGAAGACGTTTCAGAGGCTAGAAATGAATTTAGAAGAGTTGTATCTGATCTAACTGAAAAAGTAAAAGACCCAGAAGCCGCAGCTGCAATGGATCCAAAACCTTCAGAAATTATTGCAGATAAGTTACAAGCTATTATAGATGCCTACGCTAGCATTAGAGAAACTCATGCAGAAGAGGTAGAAAGAAGTCCTAAATTTGCAGAAGCTTTAGAAACACATCTAGCAGAAATGTCTAGTGTTGTTGATGGAATTAAAAATATTGATATGATGTCAATTATTGCAAGCAAAGAAGGATCTGGAAGTTTATATGCACAACTACCAGAATTAAAAGACTTATTTGATAAAGATGGAAATTGGTTTAAATTTGCTAGTATTATTGCTGGCTCTGCTGATGAAAAAGCAACAGACGTAAGAAGTGATAAATTAAGATCTGTTACTGGTGTTTCTGAAAGCAAAAAATTTACTAACCGCAGAAGAATTGGGAAAAAATAAAATGCCAAATAATATTTTTAAATTCGTAAATGGAAAATTTGTTATGACAGAAGGATATGGATCTGTCAAAAAAAGCAAACATGTTGAAGAAGGTGAATTACAAGACGTAGCAGACGATATTAAAAATACGGAAGCTGGTTTAGATGCACAAAGAAGAGGAGGAAAACCAGCGGCTGCAGCCCCAACATCTTCTGCCGCTCCTGCTGCTCCTGCGGCACCGGGCGCATCTATGGCTCAACCACAATATTCAGAGCCAGAAGCAGATGCTGCTCAAGGTGCAGCCCCGCAAAGAAGACCAAGTTCTGCTTCACTAGGTGGAACAATAGAAGACGATGAAGAGGAAGCCCCAAAAGCTGAACCAACCGCTCCAACCGCCCCAGCTACAGAAGAACCAAAAGAGGAAGAAGAAGTAGATTTAAGTAATTTTGTTGGATTTGCAAAAGCATCTGGTCTAAAATCTAGGGAACAGGTAGAAGCATTAGCACAAAAAGTTGCTTCTTGGGCTTCTTCCAAAAATATACAAATGGATATGTCTAAACTATTAACAGGTTTAGATGATTTAGGCGAAGAACCTTCTGCTGCTCCAAAACAACCAGCATATTCTGACGATGATGAAGACAGAAATCCATACGCCAGAAATGATTCCAGAGATGAAGAATTACAGGAATCTAAAAAATATATAAACCCTAGAAGACAACAAAAAATTATTCGTCATCCTTCGCTATTACCTTATGGTTATCGTAGATAATGGATATAAAATATATTCAAGCTTTAGAAAAAGCTATAAAAGAAAAATATGGCGAAGTTGCCACTATGAATCCTAAGCATTTTTGGGATGAAGAAAAAGAAAAAACTTATATAGAAGATACAAAAGCAGTAATAAAAAAAGAATATGTATCTCAAGACTCTAAAGAAAGAATAGAAGTAGACGGAATAATGGTATCAAAAAATGTTTTAATGAACAAAGAAGATAGAAATTGTAAAATCTGTAAAAAATATTCATTCGATAGAAGAGATGATATTTACATAAAAAAATTTAATGCTTGTTATAAGTGTTACTTATGTAAAATAGAGGATAAATAAATGGCAACAGTCATGGAAGTAGTAAATGGAATTTCTCAAGCTGTCCACGCTAAACATCATGGTGGAGCAAAAATTGGCCTAAGAAGAGAAATGGAAGATCTTGTACAGGGTGTTTCTCTTTACGACGGAAGAGTTATGGATGGTTTTGGAATTCAATTTATGAACGATAAATTAATCGTTAAATACAATAGCGAAGTTCCTCTTTGCGATATTCATGATAAAAATTTTGAAACAGATATTCGTCATATTATGAAAGAAATTTCAAATTTTATCAAGACAGAATATAAAAAAGTTACAAAAGGTTCTCTATCCTTAACAGAGTATGGAGATGTTAATATTCTTGTTCAGACAGTAAATCGTAGAACAGCTGTTGTAACGGCAAATCAAGCTTATGAAATTGGTAATCTAAAAGATTTAAAAATTCAAAAAAAGATTGAAGCAGACAATGCTTCTTTTGAAGACGTAGCAAAACGTTGGCTAATGAATATTAAAAAATAGGTGGTTAAATGTCTTATGAGTTATCTAAACAGGAGATTACAAGAGAGATAGTAAAGTGTGGAAAAGATCCAGCTTACTTCTTAGATAACTATGCAAGAATTGTTCATCAAGAAAGAGGAATAATACCTTTTAAGACATATAACTTTCAAAAAACTCTTTTAAAAGATTTTCACGATTATAGATACAACATCATCCTTAAGGGACGCCAACTTGGTATTTCTACCATTGTTTCTGGTTATATCTCTTGGATGATGTTGTTTTATAAAGAGAAAAATATTCTTGTTATGGCAACAAAACTACATACTGCCATAGAAATAGTTGATAAAGTTAGAGATATTATTCAATCTGTTCCTGATTGGTTAAAAATTGCAACCGTTAAAACAAATAATAAAACTAAATTTGAATTAAGTAATGGTTCAAAAATACAAGGAACTCCAACATCAAAAGATGCTGGTCGTGGTCAAGCATTGTCTTTGCTTGTAATAGACGAAGCTGCACACGTTGATGATATGGACGAACTTTGGACTGGTTTATATCCAACAGTATCCACTGGAGGTAGGTGTATTGCTTTATCTACACCAAATGGTGTAGGAAATTGGTTTCATAAAACTTACGTCGAAGCTGAAAGTCACGCAAATAATTTTAAATGTTCTAAATTACCATGGAACGTACATCCAGAATATGACGATGCATGGTTTAAAAACATGACTAAAAATATGTCTTCTAGAGACATAGCGCAAGAATATGAATGTAATTTTAATGCATCTGGAGAGACAGTAATAGCTCCTCATGATCTGGAGTCTCTTAAAAAATTAGTTAAGGAAGCAAAATATAAAACTTGGGTTGATAGAAATTATTACGTTTGGGAGGAGTTTAATAATGGAGGCTCTTATGTACTCTCTGCTGACGTTGCTAGGGGTGACGGGCGCGATTTTTCTGTATTCCACGTTATCAACACTAGGACAATGGAACAAGTTGCGGAATACCAAGGAAAAATAGATATTGATAGTTTTTCTAAATTATTATTTGACACAGGAAGAGAATACGGTAACTGTATGATAGTAGTGGAAAATAATAACGTTGGATTTGCTGTATTAACTAAATTAATAGAAATGTCATACCCAAATATATATTATTCAACAAAAGGTAGTGGTGATTTTCTAGATTCTACAGAAGCTTCCTACACTAGTAATTCTGTACCTGGGTTTTCTACGACCATGAAATCTAGACCTTTAATAATTGCTAAATTGGAAGAATTTGTAAGAAACAAGTTACTAAAAATCAATTCTCAAAGACTAATTAATGAATTAGATACTTTTATTTGGCACAATGGAAAACCAGAGGCACAAAAAGGGTATAATGATGATTTAGTTATGGCAATGGCAATAGCTTGTTGGGTAAGAGATACTGCTTTAATTAACAACGACAGAAATTTAGAGTATTCTAAGGTATTCTTGAATTCAATTTTTACTAGCAGAAACACTTTTAATTCTTCCATACAGGGTATGAGAGGATATGAAAAGTCTCAGGATATGTCAAAACAAGCAGAAGTCTATAAAAATTATTCATGGGTAATAAAAGGATAAATAAATGGCAGCAGATAACGGTAATAGAAATAAAATTCAAAAAACAGAAACAGAAAAAAATCCTAGAAATAGTGAATCACCTCTATATTTGGGATTAACTAGGCTTTTTTCCGGTCCTTTATCTAATTTTAGATCTACTTCACAATTAAGATTTAAAAGAAGAGATCTAGACCGTTTTAAATTTACATCTGCCAGCGGACAAAGTTTTAAAAAGAAAAGTTATAATCCCTTTGAAGCCATACAAAGTAATATTATGGCAAATCAAAGTCGCGCAGAAAGGTATTCCGACTTTGATCAAATGGAATTTATGCCAGAATTAGCATCTGCACTTGATATTTATGCTGATGAAATGACAACAAGTAATCATTTTAGAAAAGTTATTAACATTGATTGTCAAAATGACGAAATAAAACAAATATTAAATACACTATATTACAGCACTCTAAATCTTGAATCAAACTTATTTGGTTGGTGCAGGACTATGGTTAAATTTGGAGATTTTTTCCTTTATCTTGATATAGATGAACAACTTGGTGTTAAAAGCGTCTTAGGATTACCTTCCCCAGAGGTAGAAAGATTGGAAGGACAAGATGAAACAAACGCAAATTATGTTCAATTTCAATGGAATAGTGCTGGTATGACTTTTGAAAACTGGCAAATTGCTCACTTTAGAATTTTAGGGCAAGATAAATATAGTCCATATGGAACTTCTATCTTAGAGCCAGCACGTCGTATTTGGCGTCAATTAACTCTTATGGAAGATGCGATGATGGCATATCGTGTTGTAAGAAGTCCAGAACGCCGTGTATTTTATATTGATACTGGAAATATTCCTCCTCAAGAAATAGAGCAGTATATGCAAAAAATTATTACGCAAATGAAGCGTAATCAAATAGTTGATCCTTCAACTGGGCGTGTTGATCTTCGTTATAATCCGATGAGTATTGATGAAGACTTTTATATCCCTGTTCGCGGTCAACAGACTGGTACAAAGATAGAAAATTTACCAGGTGGTCAATTCACTAGCGCAATTGACGATATTAAATATCTAAGAGACAAGCTATTTTCTGCTATTAAAATCCCTCAAGCATACCTTGCCCGTGGCGAAGGTGCAACAGAAGATAAAAGCACTCTTGCACAAAAAGATATTCGTTTTGCTCGCACAATCCAAAGATTACAGAGAACCATTATTAGTGAATTAGAAAAAATTGGTATGATTCACTTATATACTCTAGGATTTAGAAACGAAGATCTTGTAAAATTTAAATTATCTTTAAACAATCCTTCAAGAATCGCAGAACTTCAAGAAATTGAACACTTTAAGGCTCAATTAGAGATTGCTGGTACTGCAAAAGAGCAAGGATTTAGTAAGAGATGGATTTTTGATAATGTATTTAAAATTAATAAAAGAGAGCTTGTTAGAATTCAAAGAGATTTATTGTATGATACTCAATTTGCAAAAAATCTTGAATCTGTTCAACCAGATGCAGCAGCAGCGCCAGCAGCGGGTGGTGGAGGTGGAATGGGTGACTTAGGTGCAGCACCAGCAGAAGGAGCGCCACCAGCTGAAGGAATGCCGCCAGAAGGCGGGGCAGCTCCAGAAGCCGCCCCAGAAGCCGCTCCTGAAGGGGGTGGCGAAGAATCTACGCTACTAGCAGCACCTGCTAAAAGAAAAGATGGATCACATTTAACGCCCGGCTCAAAAGGAAAATGGTATAAGCCAGTAGTTAGCGATATGAGAGGTAGAGGAGCTTTTACTAGACACACAAAAACTACTCATACTCCAGAATCAGTATCCGGCGCTACCGAAAGAAGTATTTTTGCAGGAAAAAGCGACTTAGACACATTTTCTATAGGTATAAGAGAAGAAGTTACTAATATTTATGATAGAGATGAAAAAATGTTATTAGAAGTAGATCAGAAACTAAGATCTTTAGAAACAGCTTTATTTAAAAAAGCTAAAAGCGAGGAATAAAAATGGCACATAATAAGAAAAGAAATACCGCTTTTCTTTTTGAGGTACTCTCTAGAGAAGCAACAGTAGCAATTTTAAACGAAAATTTAAAACATGCAGAGTACGTTAAAGCTGTTATCTTTGAATATTTTAATCCACAAACCGAAATGGGTAAAGAACTAAAACTATATAAAGCTTTAGAGAAAAAAATAGAAGAGAAATTGGCTGATAGATATTTACAAGAAGTAAAAAACAGACACGATAAATTAGATAAGAAAAATATATTTAATGAACAATCCACTCTTATAAATAAAATAAATAAAAAGATAGGTCATTCTGTTTATAATCATTTCGTTCCAAATTATAAAAATATAGCTACGATAGCACAAATTTTTAACCCAAGCACACCTATAAAAGAAAAAATTCTTCTAGAACAAACGATAGTCAATGAAATTAAAACTTCCAATATCAAAGAAGATCTAAGACCGGTAGATAATATTGTTTATAAGTCTTTTGTTGGAAAATTTAATGAAAAATATTCTGACTTATTAATAGAACAAAAGGAACTACTTACAAGATATGTCTCTTCTTTTTCAGATAACGGACTAGAACTTAAAATTTTTCTAAATGAAGAACTAGAGAGACTAAAAGAGGGAATAAGGAAAGCATTAAATTCCGAAGAGATTAAAAGTGATAAAAATATGGAATTTAAAGCTAAAGAAGTCAATAAATTCCTAAATGATTTTAAAGACGCCAGAGAAATAACAAAAGATATGCTAGAGAAGATTTTAAAAGTCCAACAACTTGTGCATGAGGTAAATAACTAATGTTGACAATTAAAATTAAAGATAAACAAACTGGTATTCAGAAAGAAATGCAAATCGCAAAAACTCTCTCTGGCGATTATATTATGAGGGAACACCCAGAAGTGGATATTGTTGTAATGCCACAAAAACAAAAAATTCTTCTTTTACCAAAAGAACAGCAAAATGATTATGTCTATCATACACAAGAAGAAATTTTTAAACAACTAGCATCAAAGGGTGTTATTTCTGCTGATGCGATTTCTGGTGGAAATGTTTTTGGATCACTTCAGGCAACATATCCAGCGCAGGCAGCTGGTGGAGAAGATCCATTACAGGTTGTTATATATAACTTAGCTGATTATATTGAACAACAACGTCCTACTATTGCCTATGAAAAAGCCTATGAAGAAGAAATGGAAAAATCTTTGCTAGATCCAGATACAGAAGAATCAACTGAACTTGGAGAAATTCCTCAAGAACCATTTAAAGGATCTATTCCAAAATACGGTTTTCCAACTCGCGGAATTTATCGTTACAATTACTAAGAGGATACATGAATTTATTAATTTTTATTCTAGCTTGTTACGGAATGACAATGACCCTTGTATATGGCAAGATATTTGAAAAAATAAGACCAAAACATCATTTTTTTCACTGTACTATGTGTACTGGTTTTTGGGTTGGAGTAGTTGTAAATTTTTTAATGTATTTATTAAATAAAAATATATTTGATAGTATAATTATTGGCAGTTTTTTAGCTGGTTGTGTCTCATCTGGTACTTCTTACTTTTTAAGTAAAATAGTTTTAGATGAAGGATTCAGAATAGTAAGAAAAAATGAATAATGAACACTATTTATAATTTAGCAAAGGAGAAAATCATGCGTCTTACAGAAGAAGTAACATTTGTACGTAGATATATGTTACAACCAGTTCGTAGATGTTGTGCAGGTAGCTAGATATAGCCCTCTAGAGAAAAAATCTAGAGGGCTGTAACTAATCGAGGTAAAAAAATGAATATTTCTAAATCTGAAATTTTAAAACTAATAAAAGAGGTAAAAGAAGAGATGAATGAGGTTGCCCCTGCTGCTCCTGCCGCTCCTGCTGCTCCTGCAGCTGCTCCGGCAACAGCTGCAGCACCAGTTGGCGCTCAACCAACTGCAGGTGGATTACCAGCAGCAGGTTTACCAGTGGTCCAATCTTTCGCTGATATGTTATTTACTTCAAAACACCCTCAATATGCGGCTCTAAAACCATGGTTACAATCTTTGGGAGTCAAGGTAAAATAAAATGTCAAAAGAGCTATTAAGAGAATTTTATGAATTATGTGAAGGTGGATACTGTCCCGATCTTTTAACAGAAGAAGAAAAAATATTTGTTAAATCTGGTGGTGTTATGCTTACTGGCATTATGCAAAAATGCGATCAGCAGAATGGAAATGGAAGAATATATCCAGAAAAAATCCTAAAAAGAGAAATAGATAATTATCAAAAAATGGTTGAAGATCATAGAGCGTTAGGAGAGTTAGATCACCCTGATGATTCTATAATTAATTTAAAAAATGTTTCTCATGTTGTAACAAAGTGCTGGTGGGAAGGAAATTCTGTTATGGGAAAAGTAAAGGTACTAGATACGCCATCTGGTAATATTCTTAAATCTCTTGTAAAGGGTGGAATTAAATTAGGAATCAGTTCTCGCGGTTTGGGATCTACTAGAAAAGATAATGGTAAAACAATAGTAGAAGATGATTTTCAATTAATATGCTTTGATTTCGTTCAAGAACCAAGTACTCCCGGTGCATTTATGATGAGTGAGAATAAAAAACGTAACATAAATGAAATATTTAGCAAAGCAGATAGGTTAAACAGATTATTAAATGATATAGTGGAGAAATAATAAATGAGTGGATATAATACTTTAAATGCGGGGTTACATAACGTTGGAAATTATACAATAAGTGGCATCCCATATGTTACTGCTTCAATGTCTGCACCTAGTGCATCAGCAGGCGCAGTTCCTTTAGAATTAATTTTTCCTTCCGTAACTCAAATGATTAAAGTTCATAACAACGATTCAAATTATGGATTAAGAGTAGGTTTTAGTGCCAACGGAGTAAAAGGAAGTAATTATTGGTTAGTTGAACCTCATACAAATTCTGGAAAAAACAACGACTATGTTGAATTAAGAGTTAGAACTGACAGAATTTTTCTATTAAGTCACGACGCTACTAATGTTTGCAGTGGATCATATGTTGCTGCAGAATTAACTGGTATATCTGGTTATAAATTAACAGATTCTTACTCTGGTAGTGCTGGAATCGGATAAATTTAATGAGAAATGTTAGAACTTTAAATAATTTAGATATATCTGGATCAATTAATGTTTCTGGTAGCGCAAATGTTACCGGAAGCATTAGTTCGTCTTTGGGAATTACTGGCTCTTTTAGCGGTAGTGGTCGCTTAATAAATAGTTTAACAGCTTCTAATATAGATAATTTTAATCAAGATGTAGGATCGGTATTTTTAGCTGGCACAAACATTACCATAAATCAAATTGGAGATCAATATGCTATAAGTTCTTCAGGTGGTGCTGGTACAATATATACTACTGGAAATATAACAGGTAGTGGAACATCTGGCGATCCATTAAATACAAAAGATGATGTAACATTTACAACAGTAACCGCCTCTTATTATACCGGCTCTGGAGCAAATCTTGATTATGTTGATTTTGTTCCTCTTACAACTGCTCCAACGCAAGATAGAGGAATTGTTTGGCAAGATTCAGCAAGTTATGAATTACGTCAATGGACAGAAGTTCCAAATGTTCACATTAAACTTGGACAACA